CAAACAGGCCGATAGTGTGTCCACGTCTCGTTTACCCTAAGCATCCTTAAGGCACCTGTTTCCAATGGGGCTGGTTAAGGCCATTTAACAGCGATCCCAACGAATTGCGCTTTGCACCCCTATGCTACTCTTTAAATCCTTCTGGATATTTTGCCATAAGTTCTTGGATGAAGTCAATGGAAATCGGTGTATAGTTCCAACAGTCTACTCCAACATCAATCATTTTTCTTTTCATTTTGCCGTTATTGCCGTGGCTATGGCCATGAAGCAACCAGGCTCCTCTGTCTTCGTACCTACGATCGAGATATCTTACGTCGTACTGATCAGAATTTTCTTCTGGTCTAGGCGGATATGGATAGTGGCTTAGTAACACTGAAGTGTCGCCGATTTTAGTAGAGGTGTTACCGGTAATCACCTCGTCAAATCCCCATAAATGACTCTTTTTATCATGGTTCCCCAAAACAAGCCTCTTGTAACCATTAAGTCTTTTTACGATCTCAGCAGTCTTATCTGGCTTGCCAAACGAAAAATCTCCCAGAACCCAGATCTCGTCTTCAGGCTTCACAACCGAATTCCAATTTTGGATTAGAGCTTCATTCATGTGCTCGATATCTTTAAACGGCCTATTAGTATAGGTAATGATGTTTCGGTGAAAATAATGAGAATCACTACTGAAGTAAATCACTCAACTATTACCCTTCTTATTGTAACACTTAAAACAATAGTACTCACTGTAAACCACTCCGTCTTTAACCCAATGAGTGCCAACGTCCGATTCTTCAGTGCACGCGCAATTTGAAACTTGAACTTCAATTTCCATATTAACTTCCATAACCTAGATATTCTCTCCACCCTTCGGTACCAAAGAAATCGTCCATAGCTAGTTCGTCTAACTTTTCCATAAGATCCTTAAGAAGAGCCCTTGCTTGAGCTGGTGTTAGTTGATCAACAACATCGGTTTCTGGACACATGATTTTCTTTTGTTTAGTTTTTGCCATATTAAAATTTATATCCATTTTGTATATTACTTACGATTTCGCCTGAATCTAGGATGCCCACCGCTCCTGCAAGACTGTCCACCAGATCCGTAAAATTATTGAAGTGTCTGCTTTTCCAGCCCGTAACATTGGTGTTATTGTTTACAAGTAGAAAACCATTGTTGGTCACTTCAACTGTAAAAATCCGCCCCTCATAGTCTTCGTCATGGTCTTTCATGTTCCTATCTTCTCCTCTAAAAGCAAATCTTGTAGTGATATTTCTTCGTTTGTATCTGAATCGAAGAATTTTACGGATACGCTTCTGTCCACATTGTTAGACTTAACCCTAACTACTGGCAATTTAGGATTGGAGACGATCCCCCTACTAATTAGGTCGTGAAGCTGCATTAGGATAACGTGTTCTATATCTACTAATGCTGCTGACGTAAGCTTTTCACCTATAAAACTCTCCATACTTTTTGCGAGAGCTTCCCTTACAATACTTAGCTCGTTCTCGTAGTCTTTCATTAGTGATTCCTCGATAGCGATTTAACGCCCCACATGACAGTCTGCTCCAAAGAAGTCTTGGCCAAACTAATCAAACGCATCCCTTCAGAATTACCAGGATAAACAGAAATGTTATCTAGTTCGTCCCAAAGTACTTCCGCAGCAGCTTTAATGCGAGCCATGTGCTCTTCCTGACCATCTAACCCACGACTTTCGAATACTTTCTTTGCACGTTCTGACATATTTACTCCTTTTTAACAAACTGTAGAGATGAAAGGTAATGTACCACTATCGAGAATATTTCCACAAGAGATAGTAGTGGTACCAGATGTAGGCCCACCATAACCAGGAAGGTAGGGAGAAGCTGGAGGTGTTGCAATAGTTACAGTGGTTGGAACATGGACTGTGTTAAATACATATCCAAGATGGTCTTTGATTTGTTTTACTTGTTTTTCGGTTAATGCTACCGTATCTGTCAGCTCAAATAGGCCTTGAAGCCAATAGCAAAAATTTTCCGGACTGAGCTTAGCTGGGGTAGTTGTCATTTGTGTATTGTTAGTGATCATATTACTTAAACTCCACACCTAGATTTTCGGTTTCTACTGCAAGTGCGTCTAAAGCCTTATTCTTAGACTTCTTGTTAGGCTTAGGCACCGTCCCTACCTTGGTTAGAAGCCTATTGTACTCCCTAGAACCAGGAGTAGCTTTAGCCAGCTTTTGTTCTGTAGTGAGCTTATCTGAGGCTTCTTGTCTAGTTTGTGCTGATGCTTTACGGGCTTCTTTACGATTTGGAAAGTTGTATCTGCGTGCCATTTTATTCTCCTTTAATGTTTCTTTGTTCATGTAAACTTACGAATGGATACTCTGGATCGGTTTCGTTATTTACGTAAGCTCTACCTACTTTAGCCATATGATAATCAAAAGTTCTAGCTTCAGTATCGAGCAGGACTTCCGCTTCACCATAACCATCATGTACTACTTGTTCTAAAAAGTCAAGAAGTTCTTTTGCGGTTGTTGTTTTGGCCATATCTATTTCCTATCCAACAGCGAATATACGCATGTCAGCACTGGATTTAGAATTATAATAGCTAGCCATAAGCGAGGATTTGACTCGAATAGACCCTGAATACCTACGCCTAACAAAATACCTTGTGTCGCAATTACTAGTGTTTTCATATATTATAAACATCCTTTAGCTGGCCTAAGATCCAAACTTATAAAACTTTCAATTGTGGAATGTCCTTTGCACTGCAACTCTACACTGTAGGTAACTTCACCCACATAGCGCCAACTTACCGTTTTGCCTTTACATCCTTCAAAAAATCCACTCACAACCTTAACACAGTCCATGTAGTGGTAGTATCGTTCTTCGGCAAGAACCGGCATAGACACTAAAATAATAAACAAAATTAGTTTATTCATTTCTTCCTCCCAAGACACTTCTTACACGTTACGTTGGTCCAATGAAGAGTAATCCAAATTGGCTTTGTTCCTAAGCCCAGCATACAATGAGTTATTCCAGAAGTCAAGTGTTTATGTACTTTCATTCCCATTCAATCACCATTTCTTTGGTTACCGGGTCTTGGTAGTACTCTATATACGTTTTCCAGTCAATCCCTAGCATATGCCAAAAACGAGTATTGATGGCGAACATTAAGTGTTCATATACTTCATGGTCCATCTTACCCAAGTCTTCTTGAGTATACACGAGTCTAGGCATTCTCTACCTTTTGAAGCCTTTTAACTTCTTCTACCAATTTCGGTAGGAACTCACGGGCGACAGCTATAAACACAGCGTCTTCTATACGCCAGTACGTAGGTCTTTCGTGGTCGTGCTTGGACATGCTAGGAGCAGGTTTGGTAACGTCCGCATAGAAAGGGTAATTAGACGTGTAAGGTCCAAATTTAGGAGATGCCTTGGAGATCACTTCTTCTAGAAACTTTAGGTCTTCTTGGGTCATTTTGAATCCTTCGGAGGAAAGTTTTCTTCTCTTGCGGCTGATATGAACTGAAATACTTTGTGCGCACGTCCCACATCAACCATCTGTTTTGGACTAACATTTCCAAAATTCGAATTAGGTAAAGTATACCAAAGCTCTGCATATCTCTTTGTCCAACCCATAAGCTCTCTAACTTCTAGAAGGATTTGGTCTTCTTCACTCATGTGTGTCTAGCCAGTTTAAGGTATCGTATAATCCAGCTAATTCCAAATCAATTTCTTCTTGGGTAGGCTCTCTGCCATTTATTGACTTAAAGTGACCATACCACAAAGAAGGTTGCTTGTCCATATTCTCTATATCTGCTATAGTTTGCATCAGATTAAGCTTCTGTAGTTGGTCTAAGATGCTGGTCATTTCTTAACCTTCCAGCTCCTGTTTTCAGTGAAACGTCGCTCGAACCAGTTCATGGTACAGAACTCCACGCGCACGCTAGCTGGAGCAAAACCTGTTAAATAGATAACGTCGTGGGCTAGCATAGGTCCATCCACTTTAACTGTAATAGTATTAGTCTTCTGATTCTCAGTTACGGACCATTTCTTGAAGATATTCCCTAAAAACATAGTAAAGTCATTTTTTGTCATATTAGAACCTCTTTGGCCAATTCTTCTTTTCTGGGTCATCCAAACTGTAAAATGTAGTTCCACCGTCCTCTGAGAAGAAGCCAGGATCTCTAGTGGATTGCCAAACTCCCGCTCTGCCCATTTGTTCAGCAGAAACTTCCATCCAATATTGAGGATCTGAATTGATGGGTTCAAGAACCTTATATCTTAGGACTCTTTCTAGAATGGAAGTTACAATAGAAGCAGACATGCCGGAATGTCCTTGAGCTGCGAATACCTTGACAATTTCTACGACAGCATCTGGAATCATGCCATCATAATCAGCGCCTTCATCATAAAGGCCAGCGATTCGCATTTCTTGTTCTGCATGTTTGACTAGATTAGACATACTACCTCCAAAAATTTACACAGCGGACACCCAAGGATGCGGGCCAAGGACATCCGCTGCTTTGTTGTGGTCTTCCATGATCACAAAACTACGATACCATACTATTTTTAAAAGTCAACTATTTTTATCTCTAACTTCCACGAATTCTTGTCTGTGGAGTCTGACGATTCCGCCTGTTCCGTAGATAGTGCCCGATATCGTAGGAGTCATATCAGAAGGAGTTCCAGGATTATAGATCATTATAGGACGCATACTGTGATTCCAGGCTTCCAAAACTGTTCCAGGTAAGAGAAGATCTAATTCTATTCGTTCAGAAGTGTTCAGGGCACAGTAATTTGTAAGCTCTTCCAAAATTTCTATTAGGGTCATGTTTCTTCCTTTAAAAGCGAGATGGGCTAGTCGCTACGCTAGCTTTGATAGGTATTCAGTAGGCGCCAATTATTCCCTATCGCCGACAATGGCCGGTGAGTATTTCCAGTGAGCTGTTTACGGCCGTCAAGTAATTACTCTTGAACCTGAGGGCTTTAACCTCTTTAACGCCGTCCCGCTCTCACATCTAACATTCCGCTCATCTCTAGTACAGGATATCCTTATATGTTGCATTTGTCAACCTTTATTTTAAGCTTGACTTTTTGGTTCACTTAGTGGAATATGGGGGTATGACTACTGAACAAATTGAACATTACTACCGTAATACATCCTTTAATGACTCGATGGAGTACAATATGATTGGAGATTTGCTAAAGGAAATTAAAGTACTTAACCAAAATAATGAGGAGCTGGAAACCCTTTGCATATCCTGGATGCGTGAGTATGACAAACTTAAAGAAAAGTACGAACCTCTCACATTGGTAGTGAGCGAAGATGCTTGAATTTCACTGTCACCATTGTAAGGAAGAGATGCCTGGTCAAATGGTCCAACAGGGTGGCTGTCATTTGCATTGTTACGAAGACTATTATTACGCCGTAATTCCTGCTTGGCGTATATCCAATGACGAAGACTCTTATCTGGAAACCAATGCAGAAGGTGTATTCGAAATGATCCAACAAATGGATGTAGGTACGCAGTACACAGTAACTCGGGTTGAGATCAAACGATGTGAATATGAAAAACTCGAAGAATTTCAGGGGTTTTAGATGAGCACAGAAGTAAGTCATTGGTGCAGTGATCATGGAATATCCTTCGATGAAAGATGCATGTGTTGCAAAGAAGCCAAGGCACTAAACACGATGGCTAAAATGCAGGAACTCAATAGGAGGTTTAGAGTTATGGGAGTAAGCATACACGAAGCAACTATTGATGATCATAAACAAGAAGTTGACCGACTCAATCAAGAGATCGAAGCCTTGACTCACAAAGGTCGCCAAGGGGAATTGGAACAAACCAATGTAAAGTTTGCTCAAGAAAATGAAGATCTCAAGAATCAGCTCGAAGTTCAAATTGGTTTGGCCTTGGCTTGGAAAGAAAAGTGCGAAAAAGCCCAAAAAGAAGTCAAGAACTGGCGCTGGGTACCAGAAACGCTAGCTGGCCAAAAGTTTGCAGATGAAAATGAGGCTCACTCCTATCTCAGGAAGGAACTGCGGGCTTATCGGGTTGAAATTGCCAATAAAGATGAGGAGAATAGAGAACTTGCTAAACAACTTAGCCTTTTAAATAAGGCGGCTAGAGAGGCCTTTGATATTGTGGATAACGATTCTCAGGACGGCGCTTTGGCTTATAAGGTTCTGGAGAAAGTATTGTGTCCAAAGGAGAAAGAATGAGTTGCTTCCATAACAAAGATATCGTGGGTGTTTGTTCGATTTGCGCCCAATCACTGGACGAATACTACCACCCTAAAACGTTGGCAGATGAGAATGCTGAGCTAAAGGCCAAGTGCCAAGATCTCGAAAATGCAGGTAAATTTATTGCAGAACAATACGATGCTGCTCTCAAAAACGCTTTGTGGGATAGAGATCAGCTGAGAGGGCTTTTAAAAGAAGCGGAGAGCGCCCTTAAGATTTGGAATGACCCAGCCCTTGTTTGTGCAGAATTTGAGATGGGATGTGCTTGCACTTGGGACGGCAAAGAATGGGGTTACTGTGACGGACATAAGATCACCCTGAAAGTTCTGGCTAAACTTGGAAAGGAAATAGGATGAAAGTCATTAGAGAATATTCAACGCATCATTACGAAGAAGTATGGGAAAAGACAGAGTATTATTGTCCTATGTGTGGCACCAGAGAAGTGTATGAGGAACAAGGCCCAAGGGATTACTATGCTGGGAATGATGCCGTGTGTTTGGCATGCGATAATTGCTTCAGCATCCATGAGATTGGATTTCATATGTCAACTTTAGGTATCGTAGAACAACTTAAAACAGGTGTTACCACTACGCCAACGACTAAGAAGGGGAATTGATATGGTTTATAAAAAGGGTAAGAAGAATAAGTTGAAGGTTGAAGATAAGGTTCAGGCCAAACCAGAATTGGTTAAGTGGTACGTAGAACATCTTAATGAGTTGAATCTAGTTCCAGGACACACGGAACTCATGGAAAAAGACTACGGGGACGTAGCCAATTGGCTATCTCATTACTTGACCAAAAAGATGCCTGTAGGCAAAGTATTAGCCTATGGAGCTGCTGATATTGAACCCTCCAAGGAAGACCCCAACAAATGGGTTGATGCGAAAGACCTAAACAACGTTTATGTTGAGTTCAAGATGCGCTATGGTAAGTATAGGACTTATGTGTCTGAGCGGAGCTTGAAGAAGGTATGAATAAATTCTTTGATAAAAAAGGTCGGGAAATTAAAGAATACGACGTTCTCAAGGTATTCCATTATGTAGCCGCTCTGCGAAGGAAGAAGGTTTACATGTATAAGTGGGTTAGAATTGACAACGAAGGATATTTTACAGGTAACTCGCTAAGCCACTGCGGTCATACCTATCGATTACGGGCTTGTGCTAATAGCGAAGGTATTCTAGAAGACTCGGAGATAGTTCAACGGGGTGGTAAATTTGATCCGGAGGAAGACTTGTGAAGCGTGACGAAATGGTCCAAATTCTTTGGTCTGAGACTGTAGAACATATGAATTGCATGTGCTGTAATACAGATTATGAAATATATTCTAAAGTTCTCCAAAAACTGGAAGACCATGGAATGCTTCCGCCCTTCAGCCATGAAATCCACCAGAAAGTGTGGCGCGATGGTGGATCAGGATATCGGTGGGATGAGGAAGAATAATATGGAAGACAAAAGAACTTTAGCTCAGCGTTGGTCCGATCATATCGCAGAATTTTGCGGTTCATGGGGGTTCGTATTTTGGTTCTCCCTAGGCATTTTCGTATGGGTACTACTTAACACCTGCTTGGTACTATTCCACAAGTTTGATGAATATCCGTTTATTTTACTTAACTTATTTTTGACTGTTGTAAGTACCATGCAGAGTCCAATTATTATGATGTCTCAAAATCGTCAAGTTGACCGGGATAGAGAGAATGTGGCCGGATTGCATGCTAAGCTGGATATTTTGTTGAAGGAGAGCGAATGAGTAGTTTAGAACCATTCCGTTACAGACAGAAGCTCATGGATGAGCATGAAGTTGCCAATAAAGAGGCTCAAGAGATGCTACTTGACGCCCTAGCAAACGGACATCATCTCACATACAAAGCCTGTTTGTATGGACCCTACATGAATTACGTAAGTTATTGGTTATCGAATGGAGAAAAGATCGACATGGTTGAACCAGCAAGCTTACATTGGGTACCGCTGGATATCATATCGCCCTATTAAGGCTCGTCTATTTCGTAAGTTTTAACACAAATTACGGGATTTCCGAACCAACTAATTCTGATCCTAGGTTTGTTTACAGGTGCACAAGGATAGCCAGGTTTGTTCCTACCGTAGCCAGGGTTGAGCAAACCCCAGCCCTGACCGTAGTAACCCCGATTAAAGAAGTCGCCAGTACCCCAAAAATAGTCGTAGTTAGTCTGGTAATCGCGCCAGTTCACCGCGTAGAACTGGTAACCCAAAGCTTCGAAATAAGCACGCATTGTCTTAGGGTTCGCGCGTAGGGGCAAGTCAACGTCCACCCAGTACATTCCGAGTTGTTGATTATTTGCGATCATCTGTGTTGTGGCAGCTACAAAATTCTTCTCGTAGAAGTTCATCAAAGCAACCAAGTCGGTAGCTGAGGTGGTATTAGATACAGGGGCTACTGTAGGGATATCAGTAATGGTAATGATAAGAGAACAAGTCAGCACCGTAGTATCTGGTAAGGTATCGCTAATGACCACGTTAGAAACAACCAGAGCCGTTGGTGTACCCGAAATCACTCCTGTGGTTGGATTCAAAGTCAATCCAGCTGGTAAACTCCCAGAAGCTATAGCAAAGTTGCTCCCGCCTGTTCCTGGCACCGGAGAAATGACTGTTGCTTGACCCATTTGAAAGAATGATGGGTTTGGAGTATAGGTCAGGGTCGGAAAGGGGTAAGCAATTGGGAATGTCATACCTTAAAGATTGCATTATTTATGCCATAAGTATCTATCTATTTGATTTCTAACATCAATTTATCAATATTAGCTCCAGATCCTAATATTAGGACTTCTTAGTTCTTTCCCCTAATATTTTCTATTGACATTTCTATTAACCTTCTATAGACTACTTCAATGGCTATGAGCAGGGAGTAGCTCTGAAACACTACTTTAAACGCGCCTGCACAATGCCCAGGCCAAAGTGGCCGCCCTGCAATTTAAGGAGAATGTATGTATTTTATTCCAAGTGATCTTTTAACAACAGTCCCCAAAGAGTTGGCTGCATTGCTAACAAATAAGAACATTAAGGCCGTTTTGGTGCTAACCGATGGTAACCATGTAGAGTGTTTTGCTTTTAATCAAAGCGACACTGAAGCGAATTTCTTACTGGACCAAGGTAAGAATAGGATTCTAAATGGGTATACAAACTATAAGGGTCGCGGACCCGTACTAGATTAAGGAGGAAGTATGGTTTTTGAAGTACAAGACACGATTCCAGTAACGGGTGAAGTGGTTACCATTACCAAGAAAGAGTACGAAGAACTTGTAAAAGATTCGGAATTTCTGAATGCTCTTAGAGCGCAAGGAGTAGATAATTGGGATGGTTATGGTGACGCACTTAGTAGTATTTGGGGAGATGACGAATGAACGAGAAATTTTTAGCTTTAGCTTATGAAATTGAACGATACGAAGAACTCTTAGTGGCAAGGAAAAAGGAACTTCACGCCGTCATGGTAGATCTTAAGGAAGGGTCTTATATCCAAGACCCAGCTACTTTGGTAGTTTATAAGATCGTAAAGCCTAACGGCAGATTCGTTTATTATTCAGACTTGGATTACAAGCGCACAGCTTTACCGGGTGAAAAGGGTGGAACTGTTCTAAGTAAGAAGGAAGCTCAAGAAGCTGGATTCGACCTAGGAGTATAAAATGAAAAACTTTTTAGTTTCTTCGGTTTCAGCAGCAATATATTCTGCAGGGTACTGGTTCGCAACCCACAATTCTGATGGTACTTGTTTAGTTTATATTATTACGCAATTGATTGAATACAACTATCTCCATATTATGGATGAACTCGAATGAAATACTTGCTTCTACTCCTAATATTTACAGGTTGTTCTACAGCAAATAGATGCAATAGTGATTATTGCACTGTAGAGGGCTGTAGTGACTTGTGTGAAAGTCTCGCCCGTGATATGGATTTTTATACCGGAAGTCCTTACAGAGGAATTTGCGTGTGTAGCCCAAATCTGTGGCACGGTAAGGAAATAAAATGACTAACCAAGAAATAAACGCCCTAGTCGCAGAAAAAGTATTGGGACTAGAAGTAGTTCGCAATAAAAAAGGTGATTGGAGCCTAGGTGAGGCGGATTATTATGATGATCGCGGAGAGTCGATTTTGTTTAATCCACTGCCCAATTTTTGGGAAGATATTGAGTACGCTTGGGTGGTAGTTGGGCATGTGTATGGTGTTTGGGATATTGGATCGGTGTCGGATGGCTGGGTAGTTAGATTAGCAACTCCCCAAGGACCTTATTCGGATAAATTTGTGAATGCAAAAGCCACAACAGTAACGGAGGCTATTTGTCGCGCAGCCCTCAAATCTGTGGGTGTAGAAGTATGATCCACTACCTAAGCCAGTGGTTCCACGTATATTTAGTACACTTTGGGCTCTGGGTAGTTTTTGGTTTTGGCTGCACCATCTACAACTCAGGTTTGCCAGCGCCACAGAATATTTGGCCAACGCTTAAAACAGCCTTGATAGTTTCGGCCATCTTGAGTGTGTTTAGTAGTCATAGTCATGTACATTATTTGAACTATTTTAGTTTGACAAGTCTAATCAAGAAGTAGGAGATTTATGGGTAAGATTTTTATGATTTTTAGAGTGTCGCACACACTCGGATTTGTGGCCGGCGATGCCGGAGTTCCTTTTAAGGAGTTGCAGCAAATGATAAATTCTTTGCCAGGAGAAACTCGTATAACTAATATTGAAGATATGCCAACTATTTCATTGTCCAAAGTGTATAAAGTAGAAGCCGAAAACGATGACTTTGCAGATGGAACCGAGATCGAAGGTAATTGGAAAAGACACGTCATTCCTATTAACGGGTTTTTGAAGCAATTTAATACTTTTCAGGGCATTACTATAATCGATCCTCCGGGTGGCGCTACTGTTGGGAATGCTCATAACCACAACACTAGTTTAGGACCTCCGACACCCTCCCAGCCTGCACATCCTTCACCTAATAGCTACAATCCAACCGCAACGGGCTACACTTTGCCTACAGCTGCTTCAGCAACCTATAAATACAAAGTTACCTATGGAAGTGTTCCAATAACTTCATATGGAATTACTGATGTGCCCGTAACCATTAGCATTAAAAATCCTGGGGTCAAAGACAAATGCACTTGTGGAGCCGACAAAGTAGCAGGACTTCATTCGAATTGGTGCGATAAGGCTAGCCTAGTATGATTGGATGGTTAGGTTCCATCGCACTTGCATTTTGTGCCTGCCCTCAGGCTTTAAGAGCCTACAGGGATGGACATGCTAAGGGATTAGATCCCACTTTCTTGATATTGTGGACTCTAGGTGAACTTTTTACGTTATTGGCGGTTCTAAAAGATGCTAGTTTCGCTTACTTGGTGTTTAATTATAGTGCTAACCTTGTATTTTTACTTGTAATTTGGCGATACAAGTTATTTCCAAAAAAGGTTGACTTTTCAAAGAATACCTTATACTATTTAAATAGGAGATCATAAGATGCTTAAGATGCTTAAAGTTAAAATTGAAGTAGAACTTAAAGGAGATCCCACAGATTTGGATGATCTTAAATATCGTCTTTTTGACTACCTTGAAGGCTGTATCGAGGAGGATGACCTTGATTTTTCACTGGATGATGAGAACTCAGAAGAGGTGGACGAGGAATGACAAAAGAAGAAGCTCCTGAATTTCCCAAAAAGCAGTCATCGTCATCTGGAACTACGCCAGCCTATTCGGTAGAAGCTCGTGTAAACTTTAGGGAACCCAAAGAAGTAGGTGGAGTTATTTTCCACAAAGAATGGAAAAGGGTCACTTTTGAAGAAGCAAAAGTTGGGGTTCCAAATCAAATATTTTGTAATAGAGCCAAAGAACTTGGTCTTCTGAGTTATTCCGCAGCGCAGGCTTTGCGTTGGTGGTTCCATGCTAGTTTAGTGTTTGACTCAGTTTTCTTTGAAACTCGTATATTAAAGCATGTAATTACTTATTCGCAGTCAGAAGAAGTAGTAGGAGCTTTTGATTTGATAGGCACAGAAGACCGAAGTTCTATGATGCCAGATTATGACTTGGGGAAGAAGTAATGGCCAAAAGATATTTGGTTATGCCCGGTAAGGTGGCGTCTAAGAATGATGGGAATGTTCATTACGTAAACGCTCGGCAGCTTATGGATCTCTACAATGTAGATCCAAAGGAATGTATTATTTATAAAGGTGATCAGCCGCTTGGGTATAGAAATTTGATAGTGCTAAGGCCAAGGTACGACGGTAACTATAGTTTGACAGAAGGAGTTAAGAATGAAGATCAGAATTAAGAAGTTGCACGAAGACGCGGTAATTCCTAAGTATGCTATGCCAGGGGACGCCGGATTCGATTTTTATGCCCTAGAAGACGTGACAATTGCTGTAGGAGAAACTAAACTAGTTCGCACAGGCCTGGCTTTTGATGTGGGCTACGGGTATGAACTCCAAGTAAGACCTAGATCTGGACTTTCATTGAAAACCTCACTGCGTGTGGCCAACAGTCCAGGAACGGTTGATTCGTCGTTTCGCGGCGAGGTTTGTGCCATTATGCATCTAGCCGCAAACAGCTATGGAACCATTTCTTACACTATTAAAAAGGGTGACCGCATTGCTCAAGGTGTGGTTTGCCCCGTAGTCCAAGCTGATATTGAGGTGGTAGACTATCTAAGTGAAACAGAACGTTCTACTGGCGGATTCGGGAGCACTGGCCTATGACTAGAACCATCACCGAACTACTGCATGACATCACCCAATTAGACTATGAAGTTCAATTCTGCAGCGATTTCAACGGCATGATTAGAGTTGAATACAGGAAAGAATGGGATAAAGACTATTATCACCATGAACACAGAGGCTTTCCAGGAGCAACAATGAAACACCTAGAAGAACAGGTCTACCATTCGCTTATTAACTTTTTAGAAGATCATAACGAGGAACTTTACAATGGTGTTTGAAATACACTCAGATCGATTTGGTCATCCCTTCCTAAAGAAGGTAGATCGCCGTAGGACTAATCAGGATGGTCGCGGTCATTGGGTTGAAATTGGCAGGGCAGACCAAAAGGGCATTGAAAAATATGTTAAGGTGAACCAAAAAACAGGACATGTCGTACTTTTGGATGAAGATGGTGTCTACAGAATGCTAGTGCTGACAGATTGAGGTGATATTTGAGCGACAGAATTAGACTTACAAAAAAGCAGATAGATTTCGTCATGGAGCATACCATGGAACTAGACCCCGAAAAAGCAGTTGAAAGATTCGCTGATTTGATGATTATGGAACGCGTCGATCCTACGGACATGGTTATTCTAATCGATAAATTGATACAAAGGATGAAGAAATGAGTAAACGAAGCTTTTGGGTACAGATTGATGAAGGAAGTGGAAATCCTGTAGATGTTTGCTGGGGCTACTACGAATCAGATCGACCAACGATAGGCGATTGGGTCTTGGCAAGTGAAACTGATGAACCCAAAGAGCGAAGAGGCAAGAGTCGTAGGGCTCAACTCCGCCAGATGCAGAAGGCATTGGCCGAGAGATGGACAAAGTTGAGTAGAGCTGAGCTTTTGAATTCAGAACTAATTAGAGAAAATGTAGAACTCAGATCCCAACTTACCACTTTGAGGAGTCAAGATGTTAAATTCTAAAGCTCTAAAAGAACGCAAGCCCCGCTGGCTCGCAATGGATTGTGGTTGCCCAATGGGAGTTGATACTGATTGTAATTTGTTCCAGAAGGGGCTTCACCATGTTCTACAGTTCATTATGTTTAAGGTTGTTTATCCAATTGAAAGCTTTTTTGATGTAAAGATAGATAGAACTCGCAGAGCTTGGGATTACGCTCGTTTTGGATGGAAAAACTACGATTTCGATTTTGCTTGCGCTTATGATCTTCTTAATTTTAAGCTTAAGAGAATCCGTAAGGCGCTAGAGAACGGCCATGCTGTTCAAGAAGACGAGGATATGAAAGCGTTGAGCGATCTAATTAAGATCACTTGGAGGCTTCAAAGAGGTAGATATGAAGATAAGTATTATCGCCAGCACGAGAGACGCTGGGGTAAGCTTGAAACTAAGACTATTCCTGAAAAGTTCGATAAGAATGGAGAGCCCACTCTCTTTAAATGGGAATCTTGGCGTTCCGGTACCCTAAATGCAACCGAAGAAGTCAAGAATCAAGAAATGGAAGAGCGTCAGGAGATGTATAAAAAAGCTGATCAGGATTATTTGAACGACGTTGATAAGCTGGCACATATACTTAAAGCGCACGCAAGAAAATGGTGGGACTGATGGGATTTAATATCGATGATCTAGATATTACCGATGAGCAGAAGACCAAATTGAAAAGGCTGAGCCGTTGGGCCATTTGGAATGGAGCCTGGATAGCATTCAAGAATTTTAGTTTACTAGTAGCCGCCACGATTTTAATTGGATATTTAAATTTTAAATATTTGAATTCCGAAGCCTTTGTTACTGTTTCAAGCTTCCTAAACGGAATCATGTTTGTACTGCAAATTAGGCTTGACTTTCGTAAGGGAAATGCTAAGCTGGTAGAAGAAATTAACAAGATACTTGAACCACAAGAATAATAGAGGACACCGTAAATGAAGAGTTCGTTCGATGTTTTTTCGTCTAAGTTTTCACAAGACATTTATCTGCAAAAATACTCCAAAGACGGAGTTGAAACATGGGCTGATACAGCCAAACGAGTAACTGAAGCAGTTTGTTCTCAGTTACTTGATGCCAAGACTAAAGAAAAGATCTACAATATCATCCTAGATCGTAAATTCATTCCAGGTGGACGCTACCTGTACGCTGCCGGAAGAGAGTTCCATCAAGTTAATAATTGCTTTCTATTCAGAGCAGAAGATTCCAGAGAGTCCTGGGCTGAAGTTCAACACAAGGTTACTGCAGCGTTGATGACTGGTGGTGGTATTGGAGTAGAATACTCTAAGTTGCGTGGCGAAGGCGAAAAGATCGCTCGAACAGGTGGGACTTCTACAGGACCGATTGCCTTGATGAAAATGGTTAACGAGTCTGGGCGCTATATTATGCAGGGAGGACAACGTAGATCTGCAATCTGGGCTGGACTCAATTGGTCACATAAGGATGTTTTTAAATTTATCCACCTCAAGGACTACACGGATTTCCTTAAGCAGGCTAAACTATCAGACCTAACGTTCCCACTCCCAATGGAACTCACCAATATTTCTGTGGTCTATGATACGGAATTCTTCATTGCTATAGAGAACGAGAACCACGACAAGCACCAACTGGCCAAGAAGGTTTGGTTGGAAAATTGTAAGCAAGCATTTTCTTCTGCTGAACCAGGCATGAGCTTTAACTTCCGTAAGGATGCGGAATCATTGAGAAATGCATGTACGGAAGTGACGAGCGAAGATGATTCTGATAAGTGTAATCTAGGAACAGTTTGGATTAATAGGATTAAGGATAAGAAGGATCTTGCAGAAACCGTTAAGTACGCTACCTTGTTCTTGCTTTGTGGTGGTATCTACAGTGACGTTCCTACAGCCAAGATTAAGGAAGTGGGCGTTAAGAACAACCGCATTGGATTGGGTCTAGGTGGAATCCATGAATGGCTCATGGCCAGAGGTTTGGGATATGAAGTAAGCCCAGAACTCCACAAGTGGCTGTCTATTTATGAACAAGAATCAGACTCCGCAGCCTTCATTGGAGCTAAGCAATTGGGAGTATCTGTGCCAAAGGGGGTTCGTGCAATCGCTCCAACAGGAACCATCGGGATCATTGCAGAATCTACTACAGGGATTGAACCACTCTTCTGTAAGGCTTATAAGAGGCGTTACTTCAAGGACAACAAGTGGATGTATCAATATGTAGTGGACGGATCTGTCAAGAGGCTCCTAGAACAAGGTGTCAAACTTGAAAATATCAAGGATTCTTACGACTTGACATTTAAGCAACGGGTTAAGTTCCAGGCCGATGTTCAAAACTATGTGGATATGTCTATTTCTAGTACTTGTAACATGCCGTCATGGGGATCTGAGACTAATAATGAAGATAACTATGAGAAGAATGCTAATGTTCTTCTGAAGTACGCTAAGCGTCTTAGGGGATTCACCGTTTATCCAGATGGATGCCGTGGTGGACAGCCATTGACACGAGTTACTCTGGAAGAAGCTCTTCAAGATGAAGGCAAGGTGTTTGAGGAAATGGAAAATAGTTGTGTTAACGGGGTTTGTGGGATATGAATGAAATATTACGCATTAAGTTCGGCAGTCATCTTTACGGGACAGATACCCCAGAATCCGATTTGGACTACAAAGCTATATACCTTCCAAGTCCAAGAGAAATCGTATTAGGAAACTATAAGAAGACCATTCAAAAAACTCGACCAAAAGCTGATTGTGAGCGTAATACGAAAGACGACATTGATATTGAGATCTTTAGCTTAGATCGTTTTTTAGAATTATTAATGGAAGGCCAAACCGTAGCCCTGGATGTTTTGTTTTCTCCAGAATTTAGAGCTTCTAAATATAGCTCCATAGGAGCCAATTCTTTCATAATTTCTCCTATCTATGAAAATAGAGAAAAGCTTCTGACTAGAAACGTTTGTGCTTTCATCGGTTACGCGAAAACTCAAGCTCAAAAATATGGGCTAAAAGGCTTTAGAATTCATGCACTTAGAGCCACCCTAGAATGGCTAAAAGATCTCCCAGAATATATGGAATTAGGCGCAACTGACGTAGATAACTTTATTAAAACTTGCCAGAATGAGTACATAAAGGTAACACAATGTAAAGCACCTAATGGAACTCTAGAGCCTCATCTAGAGGTATGTGATAAAAAGTATCCCTATCATGCTAGCGTGAAGTATGTGAAATCACAAATTCAACGTAAATTTGATGAATACGGCAAGAGAGCGCTACTCGCTGAGAACAACCAGGGCGTGGATCAAAAAGCGTGTAGTCATGCCATTCGTGTAAATAGTGAAGCTTTGGAACTACTCCAGACAGGACATATTACGTTCCCTAGACCAGATAGAGAACTTTTGCTCAAGGTTAAATTGGGACAGATTCCATATAAAGAAACTGCAGAAATCATTGAGAACGGTCTAGAACTACTTAAAGAAACTCAGCTAAAATCTACCCTCCGCGACACACCAGACAAGGAATGGGCCGACAACTTTATTTATGAAGTTTATTCAGATATCGTAAAAAGAGGTTGACTTTTATAAAAGTTTGGGTAGGATGGTATGTATGAGCAAGTTAATCCTAATGGTAGGCCCACCTGGCAGCGGTAAGAGTTCTAAGGCTAAAGCCCTAGCTCGCAACGAAGGCTATATCTACATCAATCAAGATTCCCAACAAAAAGAACATCTGGTTCTATTCCATCAAGCCATCCAAGACGGCAAAGATATTGTGATCGATAGGCTCAACTTTAATAAAATCCAGAGAGATCGCTATCTTAATCCAGCCAAAGGAAAGGGCTATCAGACTGAAATTATCGTTCTCCATGAGTCTTTTAAGACCTGCTTTGATCGTTGTCTAGCCCGTAAGGACCATGAAACGATTAAAGTAGAAGCTGATGCTAGCAATGCTCTAAACATGTTCTTTTCCAAGTATGAGCGCGTGCAAGATTCGGAAGCGGACACCGTGACTAGGGTGTGGCCTGAGGGTTTTAAAGAACCAGTGATTTGGTCAGATTTAGACGGGACTCTATGCGATGTGGAACATAGACGTCATTTTGTTCGAGGAGAATGCAAAAAAGACTGGAACGGTTTTTTTAAAGGAATGGCAGACGACACAGTAAATTGGCCTGTAATGGACCTACTAAAGAACTTTTCTAAGAGCCACGGAGTTGTATATTGCTCTGGTAGACCGGATAACTGGCGTAAGCAGACGCAAGATTGGCTAAAAGATAATAGCGCTCCGCATGGTCTTTTGTTTATGCGGCCTAGAAGTGATTCTAGGCCGGATAATATTGTGAAGGAAATAATGCTTGATTTTGAAGTGTTGACCCGCTTCGATGTTTATTTTTGTTTAGATGATCGAAACCAAGTAGTTAAAATGTTACGTCAACGTGGGCTAACGGTTTTTCAAGTAGCAGAAGGTAATTTCTAAAGAATTGGAAGGTAGTCCTTCCCGTGGCGCAATCCCGTTGATGGACATGGCTGGTTGACATGCCTGGAGGGATCTCAAACCGGCCCACGTAAAAATGATGTTAGAATGTTGAATAGGAGCAAATATGTCTGAAACTGATTTTAAAGTACCATTGACCAAGATTTTGGAAATTAACCCGCATAATAACGCGGAAAAACTTGAGGTCGCAGTTGTGTACGGATTCCAGATTGTAGTCAGAAAGTCCCAATATAAAGTGGGAGATAGCGTAATTCTAATTCCGATTGACTCTGTGCTCCCGAAATGGCTAGAGGATCGAATCTTCCCCCCAGAATCTAAAGTAAAATTAAATGGAAGCAGGGTGCGTCAGATACGGTTGAGAGGGCTCGCTTCGCAAGGAATGCTGCTGGACACTACTGATGTAAGAGATAAGGTAGATTTTAAGAAGGTTCGTTTCGAAGACAACTTAGCAGAAGCTTTGGGTGTTATCAAGTACGAACCTCCAGTTAAGGGTCCTTCAACAACTATAGGTAAAGATAAGCAAAGGAATAAGCCTTACGAACACCCATTATTCCACAAATATAACGGGCTTGATTCCATACGCTGGCTACCTAATTTGTTTAAAGAAGGTGAAGAAGTCGTTATTCAGTGCAAATTGCACGGTACGAATGCACGGGCATCCTTACTGCCTTACCAAACCAACACTCTGTGGCGTAAGATAGTTAAGTTCCTTGGTCTGGCCCCTAAACAGGAACAATGTTATGGGTCTAATAATGTCCAAAAAGCTGTAGGTCGCGACAATAAGCATTTCTATTCAGAAGATGTTTGGGGACAAACGTTCAGATCAATTGACGTGTTTAGTAAACTTAAACTAGGTGAAACGGTCTACGGAGAGATTATTGGGCCAGGGATTCAGGCCAATTACGACTATAGCCTCAAGGAATACCATTTTGTGCTGTTTGATGTCAAAGTACTTCAACCAGATGGCAAGCAAACCTGGCTTAATCCAGGGGACGTAGAAGTCTTTGCTAAAGAACGTGGGTTTGAGTACGTTCCAGTCCTGCACAAAGGTCCGTACAACAAGGAACTTGCCTATGGGTTAACCAAAGGTCCTAGCGTATACGACCCTAATACCAAGGTCAGGGAAGGTATTGTAATTAAGGCTGCCACTGATTATAGTATTGAGGGCAACAAGAAGGCTTTGAAGTGGATAAGTGAGGATTATTTGGATGACAAAACCAATAGCGACAACCATTAAAGTACCCTCCACCGGAAAAGTTCTTCTGAGTAAGTTCAAAAATCTGATTGACATTTCCAAAGTAGTATATTACTCTTTAGATATAAATGAGGATAAGACTCTCACTTTAAAGTTTTTCGACAAAAATAAGAAGTTGATCAAACCGAAGGAAAATAAAGATGGCAAAGAAAAAGCTAAAAGCAAAAAAGACAATAAAGCCAAGCGGTAAGAATATTGTCGTATATGTTGACAACAGCATTCAAAAAGTAAAAGTGTTTAAAGACCTTAAAAAAGCTCTCTCTTTCGTAGAAACTTACACGAAGGAGAATCCAGATCCCATGGATGGGTACTGGATAGATTTGCTAGTCACAAATATTAATGGCAAAGTTGTTGCTATGGACCAAATGGAAATCGAGAAGGGATAATATGAGTACAATTAAGATTCACGAAGCAGTTCTAGATGTAACACCTACAGAATTTAAGAACTTGCCAGCTGACGCGACTTATAAGTTGACCAAAACAGGAAGTAAACTATACAACTTCTATGTTTCAGATGGCGATACTATGACTGGATCGCTTCAAATCGTAAATGTCAAGGAATTGGGACTGCCAGGTGTTAAAGTGAATAGTCGGAATTATACGGATTACATTCGAACCAGTCCTATTGTGAAAGTTCTGGATGCCACTAGCGATACGATCACTTTTGAGACTGAGGGTGGTTTTTATAAGCTTGAGAAGCTCCCATATGAAGCATAAACTACACGGTGATGTACCAGAAGAGCATCTCAAAATAGCTGAAGAACTCATTGGACTTGAAGAATATTTTGAATCTAAGGCTGTTACTTTTCCGAGTGATTTGATGGCCAAAGGATACGTCTGCCTTGCTGCAGACTGGTATGCTATGGGAGATGAAGATAAAGGAAGAGACCTACTCGATAAAGCAGTTAAGGTATGTCCTACCTATTTTGATAGAGAGATCAAGATACAAACTCAGGAAGACCCAACTTTCAATCTTTTGGTTAGAACCTTGTCCGCTAATATTGTTGCCCTTTTTAGCGACATAGTCTATGGTGAAAACTAATGGATGTAGAAATTATTTGTAAGTATTGTGGCCATAGAACTGAAAAGCACATCTATAGCGCTGCTTCTTTAGAAGGCATTAAGTGCAGCGTGTGTGGTGACAAGGAAATGTCTGTTAAGGATCTTTCTAAAACGAAAATAGACACTTATGCCGGCGCTCCTCCTTTTACGAAAAGTGAAGAAGATGATCCAGAAGATATGAGAATGAAGGGTATGTCTTGGAATATGGGGAATGACTGAATGTGTAAAATTTGCTCGGAGTGGCAACTTGGAAAAATGACTGATAAAGAGGCTTTTAGAGCTATTGGAGAAACAATCCAAGACGAAAATGATGACAACAGACAGCACCTATTCGAGTTATCTGAGCGTATTGTAAGTAAAGGCGATACGTACAAAGAATGGTCTGAAGATTCGGAATCCCTTTATTTGGATGATCTTGACGAAGAAGTATTCCAGGAGGACTAATGTCTTTAGTAGCTGTGGCCATCAGCTTAGCGTGCACCGATCTGAGTCCTGGGCACATGGATGCGTGCTCCAAAGCTTTAGAAGCTAGTACTAAACAAGTTCAGTTGTTTCAAACTGATGAAAAACTTGAAAACTACATGACTAACTATGCTACCAAGACATCTGTAAAGTATCTGGGGCAAGAAACCGTTGGGGCTATTGGTAGTGTAGCTTATGTCTATAAAGTAGTCAGAGACCGTAGTATAGAGTTCAGGCTACCCACATTTGGAGTTTGCGAGTCTGCTAGCAACAGGATAACTACCAATTCCTACAGCTTGAATCTCAAGTGGAGCATGCCCTGGAAATAGTTCTTGACAAATTCGATTTAATATGTAAATGTTGATATATGAGGATTACTTAATGAAAGAACTATTGACTTTTGACGATGTTCTGATTACACCTAAATTTTCTACCATTACTAGCCGAAAAGACGTGGATTTAACCTCTAGTCCAGATGGATTGCCCTACTTGAGATTGCCAATCATTTCAGCTAACATGGATTCTGTAACAGGCCCGGAAATGGCGAGAGCGATGCTAAAGGGCGGTGGAATTGGATGTCTTCATAGATTCTGTTCTATAGAAGACAATGTAACAATGTTCAAGGACAGCTATCTAGTAGAGCCCCGTGATCGTATGGGACCTCAATTACCCATGGTTTCGATTGGATTGGGCAATGCGGAGCTTGAAAGAGCTGAAGCTTTATCTCATGCCGGAGCTTATACTGTGGTGATTGATGTGGCTCATGGAGCGAGTATGAGCGTGGTGAATCAGGTTAAAGAGCTTCGAAAACTTTTTAAAAAAGATTTGTCCATTATTGTCGGTAATTTTGCCACCGCAGATAGCGTGGAAGATTTCATGCACCATTTAGACGGTGGATATGAGATTGAAGGGATAAAAGTTGGTATCGGACCAGGAAGCGCCTGTTCTACACGCACTCAGACTGGCTGCGGATATCCCCAATTGAGTGCAATTTTGGAAATTTCTGAAGTACTTTTTGATACCAATATTTCTGTCATCGCTGACGGAGGAATGAAAAATTCTGGGGATGTTGCAAAAGCCCTAGCCGCAGGTGCTCACATGGTTATGAGCGGCTCTTTCTTTGCTGGGACTGACGAGAGTCCTGGAGAGAAAGTTTGGAAAAGCAAAGGTTTCTATTATCCTGAAAAGTCGGTGTACCCAGTAAGAATGACTGATGGCCTGCAAGTTTTGGATAAAACCTACCCGATTGATCTGCCAGCTTTCAAGAAATACCGTGGATCAGCCTCCAAGGAATCCTATGAAGCACAAGGGAAGGAAGCTCAATGGCGTACTGCTGAAGGTGAAGCTTTTTATGTACCTTATAAAGGATCTGTTAAGGACATACTCCAGAATATTGAGGGTGGACTAAGAAGCGCGTTCTCTTATGTGGGAGCGACCAATTTGAAGGAGTTCCAAGAAAAGGCACAATTTGTAAGAGTTTCTGGTGCGGGATATTTCGAAGGAACACCGCATGGAAAGAAGTCATGAAAGTTAATATCGATGATTATAAGGTAGGAAGAGCTTTCGTTCAAAAGTGGTATTTGGAAAAAGGGAACGGAAAACCTGCAGAAGCAGCTTCTATTATAGCCACGGCCATTCACACTCCAATTATAGTGGTTGCTTTTTGGATCGGTGAAGTGGATGGATGGTCTCCAGAGACCTTGAACACCATAGCTAGAATGGTACAATTTTACAAATACACTGAGGTTTTGGGAAAACCCGACACTTACCCTGGAGATGCGATATGAAAATATGCTTCTGTGATTTTGACGGTGTCCTACGAATCGGAGACAAGTTTTCTCCATCTGCTATAAAGAATCTAAATAGGCTTCTTAAGAAGGAACCTGATCTTAAGATCGTCGTTTCCTCTAGTTGGCGCCATAGAGGTTTGAAATTCTGCAAAGGGATGTTGGAAAAACAGGGTGTAGATTCAGAACGAGTCGTTGACACCACAGATGGAGCAAAAAGAAACAACAGAGGGCATCACATCGAAAGATGGATCAAGGACCATAAGCCAGAAGCTTTCGTTATCCTAGACAACAAGGCAGATATGGATAAAGTGCTAGATCATCTAGTTCAAACGAATTCTTTTATTGGACTAACCGAATCAGATGTAAAGAAATCCCTTGACATCTTGAAAAAGACCAAGTAGAGTGTGAGATAGGTAATTAAACAAAGGAGAATAGTATGAAATTGGGACGAGATTTGGAAATTGCAGTAGAAACAGTAAGTTATCTTAAGGACAAGGAAAATCCAGTGACAGTTGTAGAGATTTCTAGGAAGCTAAACGTTTCCTTTCATTTTCTTCAACAGATCACACGTAAACTGCGTCTTGCAGGACTTGTGAATGTGAGGCGTGGGCGCGGAGGTGGTCTTATCCTGAATAAGGATAATGGTTCTGTTACAACCTATGCAGTAGCCAGGGCTTTGAATAAGCTCACCGAAGGGCTTGATGCTGGTGACCTTAGCTCACTCAACAAACTTCGCCAATCTATTGTGGATGCCTACACCAATACGGTGATTTGATGTCTTTTAAGTGGATAAATAAGATCAAATTGTTGCTTGTACCCCCTAAAAAGGGAGAAATCTATTACGGAAATCCGCTTCATTTTGTGATTGGTAGAGGATTTGAACAAGTGCTCCATTCATTAAAAGATAGAAATGGAGTATCTGTTTTGACTCCAGTCCCCAGTAATGATTGTTATCGACTCAGAATACAACTGGACGCTGTAACGTACTATGTTTGTGAAGCAGAAGTCTTTTGTAAAGCAACGAATGATTTATATGTAACCAACACATTATCGGGACAATGGATGCACCGATCTCAACCTAGAAGAGTTAAAAAAGAGCTTTTCAATCAGTGGATTTTAGACGGTGTTATAGAAAAGGAAAAAATATGAAAAATGTTATTATTTTTATCGCACTACTTTTTGTAGTTGCTTGTTCTAGTGTGACAAAGATCAAAGCAAAGAATTGCGTGGCCATTGGTAACGATTTATACGAATGTGAAGAATTGCCAAACTATAACTATAATCGTCGGTAATAAATGAAGTTATTTATATGTCTTTTGCTATTGTTTTCTACTATATGCCAATCAGACGAAGGATTCGTTGGTTATGGCGTAGGAATGGGTCCTAGCGCTTCAACTTTCTTCGCCGAAACTAAAGTGGCAGAACTTGGACTAAGAAATTTTTTGTGGGATGGACTTTATTGGCAAAACAAAATAGGTTTCTGGAAAGACGGAAGCAATGATCCAACTAGAAGTAGTAGTCTTTACGCGTCATCAGGAATTGGATTGGAAGTCGATCTCCATCCAGTAGAACTTAGGAGTGGTTCTGGGTTGACTATTATCTCCAGCCCAGACAGCTATCTTGGGGGTAGATTTCCACAATTCAGTACAGATTTTTACGCTGGTGTTAGAGATAGGCACGGAAATGGGATTGGGTTGGATTACAGTCACACATCAAGTGCCGGTATATTTGATCAAAATGTGGGTAGAGACTTTTTAACGTTGCAACTAAGTATGAAATGGTAGGATATGACTAAAAAGAAAATCAAAAAGTCTAAAAAGAAACTAACTCCAAAACCTTCCAATGAAACTCTTCATATAATGGCCATGATAGAATTAACGAAAAGAAATATTACTAACGATGACTCTCCTCTGGATTTACTGTTTAGGGGTCAATTAAAGAAACTTGAGAGTAGACTAAAAGAGGGTGTATGAATTTTTTAAGAGCCTATTTCGGAGCATTATACTATATATTGAGCTTTTTAGGCTTTTTTTATCTTATCTTTGCGCTCGCGTTCCAGCAGGAATTCGCCCCTTTATATTTTCTTTACATAGGATTTGTGGCAGCTCTGGGAGGCCCCCTTAGAATTTGGTTTCGTTTGTAGATACGTGATTTTATAGACTTATTTAGTTTAATGATATAATAGGGATATCTAGGGTTAAAGTCGGAATCTTTAACCTAGGATGTTCCTATTTTTATTAATTGTTTACTAAACGTAAGGTCTTGAAATGGCTGAGAAAAAACTCAAAATATCACTTGATCTAGACGATAAGCAGTTCAATGCTACTATCAAAAAAATGCAGGAACAGCTGAATCAAATGTATTCTGGTCCTCAGCAAATGACCCAACTTAGGCAAATATCGCAAAAAATGCAACAGCATGGGCTAGGTACGATGCCTGGAGCCCCTTCTCAACAGCAATACGAACAATCTCAGAAGAAATATAGAGATGATTTGGTTAAAGATCTCAATTTAACTAAGGGCAAGTATACTGAACTTTTGAATGAAAAAAACAAGATTCTCCAAAAAGAAAAGGAGATGAGTTACGAAGCGAAGCAGGCTTTGGGCAACGATGAAAAAAAGCTGAAGATACAAGAACAAATAACGGAGACAATGGCTAAAGCTGCTGCTATTACAACAAGAATTGCTAGTATGGATGAAGAATCCAATAAAAAAATTAGAAATTCTGCGGCAGATATACCTAAAATGGGAGCCGCGATAGCTGCCATAATCACTGGTGTTGGGGCTGCTGTGGCTGGAATAAGTAGGCTTCCATTAGATGCGGCTTCTGCTATGGGGAGTTCCAACAATGCGCTTGTTGGCGATCAATTAAAAGCCGCCGCTGATCCTTATCACTTAGCTTTTATGCCTGAAAGAGCGGCAGCAATGGCTAATGCTAGGAAGGCTTGGCAAGGCCAAAGAACTTTCGACACCGCCCAACAGTGGGCTGGAAATGCTTTGGTAGGGGCAGGTGCAGTCGGCTTGGGAGCTGCGGGACTTTTAGGTGCAACTGGCGTAGGGATTCCAGCAGGATTGGTGGCAGGCGGCCTAGGAGTAGCCGCTGGCGGTATTGGCATGAAATTGCTCGATTCGAAACAAAGAGCCAAGACACTCGGCGATACGGAATCTTATGAAAAGCTTTCCTCTCAGGATTTAGCCGAGTTCGTAAAACGGTCGCAAGAAGCCGAAGAGAATGCTGACCCTCTTAAAAAAGCGGCTGCAGAGTATAATGCTCATAATTATCAAAGAAATCTTGGTGCTCAAAGAGGGTTAGGCCTTTCTGATCAAGGTTTTATGGGTAAGAGTGGTTTCCTGCAAAGAAATATGTCATATGGGGGAACTACTCAATTTACTGAAGAGCAAGTTACTCAAATGCAGCAAGCTATAATGGGAGCTGGTGGATCTGCTAGAGTTGGCAGAGAATCGGGTTACGGGCTTCAGTTGCAAAAAGATTATAATTTAACTAACGCTCCCCAGATGCTGGCCAATATTAGTAAGACTATGGGTGGAGCACAAGAGACTAAAGAAGCTTCCGCCAAGATTATCGGAGAAGCTTTTAAGATAGGTCTGAATGATAGCGACTTAGTTGACTTATTAAGAGATTTTACGCAAACTACTAGTGAATATGTATCTAGAAGTGGTGCTAAAACCCCAGGAGATGTTTCTCGCATTAGCGAGCAATTCGGCAGAGGATTTGTAGAAAATACGTCTGCAGGTATGGAAGCCGCAAAGACTGCTTATGAGGCTTATCAAAAACTCGGTAGTCAGCAGGGTGGTCCTTTTAGCGTAATGCAAAGAGCTGCGATGTTGAGAAATCCTGTAGGCAGACGCCTAGCGGGCATGGGCGACGAAGGGGCCATGCTATTTGAGCAGTTGAAAAAGATATCACCAGCAGATTTAACAGAACAGCATCCAGTTGTTCAGGAAGCCATGTATCAGCTCAATAAGCGCGGTGGCAAGCAAGTCACGGCACAAGATATAATGGGAATGAAGGATTCCACAACTGCTGCCGGTTCAGATATCACGGGACATACACAAGAGAATGCCAAGGCAGTTAGATCCTGGTTAGAAAAAGCCGGATACAACTCTATGTCTGAGGCTAAACGTTTGGGAGCCGATATTCCTGCCGAAATAGAATCTGCTGCCAGACAAACAGGTTTGTGGTATACGGCTACCGGTACAGGCGCTGCTCCAGAAATAACTAAAGCACAGGAAATGAATGCGGCTGGTGCATCTCTTACTCCAAAAGGTAAGGGTTTCTTCCCTCGCCCACTAGCTCCAGAAGAACCTAAAACGCCCAAATTGGCGGATCAAGAGAATGCTGCCATAGCGGCAGGTCAATTAAAATTTATACAAAATTTCGAATCTTTCGGTAAAAATTTAGTTCCAACAGCCACAGATGTAGACAAACTTACTGTATCTATACTTACGTTGGGCGCCGCCGCAGCAGCCGTTAAAGAAGGAAAAATGAAAGCCGAAGACTACAATGCCATGGCAGCTAAACTGGGCAAATCTCAGCCTCAAGCCAATTCTTCATCTGCTGGCAAAAGCTCACCCATGATTGGGCCATCTGGTGGTAAATGGTAATGAATGGAGTAAGTGCATACACCGTAGACTTACTGCCTAATTCCCAGCAAGCTGTGGTTGATTCGGCCATCAATCCTAATTTTTCAAACGATTCTACATCTAATGATCCTGAATCATTTGTGAACCAAAGCAGTCCTACTTGGGTTCTAACCTTCATTAGATTTGAGAATAGAGACACTTTTAGAAATAATAACAATTCGGCTCTAGAAGTTAAACAAAACGATCCTTTAGTCATTGAAAGTGATTGCATAGCTGTAACAACAGGTATGAATAAAGGCACTTTGACTCCTTCTATGGAAGCTACATTCAAAGAAACCGATGTCAATTATCTGACCGCTGTAGCCCCAGGTGACTTTGTATTCGTAAACATCCTAAACTGGGAGTCTGATGCCCGCAGAGTAGCCCAAAATGCCAGAAATGGTTCTCCAATAAATGGACCAGATGATGGTTTTAAGGGTCTTTACAAGATACAAAGAGTCAGTAAAAATATTTCTATTAACGAGCAATCGGGCACTAAACAAGTCATCTATAAAATAGATGGTTATGGTTTTACAGAATTTAATAATACCATCTATTTCAATCAAAATCTACTGGCATCAGGGTCAGAGTCTAATTTTGGTATCTTCATAAGAAAGCTATCTTCTGATTGGGCTCAGTTGGCTAATAGTAAAGGTTATTTTCAATTACGTGATATAGTAGCCCTTCTGATCACCAGTTTTATCGGAAATGGAATAAACACCACAAATTACAGTGATGATTTTAAAGCTTTTTTACCTACAGCCAACACGCAATTTTTAATACCTGCTTTGGTAGGCAAGCTAATGGGAATATCTAACGCAAAAGCCGCAAAAGATATCTACAACTACAATTTTGGAGTTCAGGGGTATTCGGGAAGCAGTAACCAGACAATGGCCCAAGGCTTGAATCCAAAATTCAACTCTAATTTCAGTGGTCCTGGCTTTCATTTTACTCCTACCCAACTGCAGGGTCTGTCATTTTTCATGCCAGAGTATTGGAATTCCGTAAAAGCTTGGTCCATTCTCAATCAATATACTAATGCACCGCTTAATGAAATTTTTACTTGCTATAAATTAGGAACAGATAATAAGATTTACCCTACTGTAGTTTTTAGACAAATTCCGTTCACTACTCAAGATTTTAAAGCTAGAACAAATGTTACCATACCTGTGACACAATTTTTAACGATCCCACGCTGGAAAGTGGACTCTGCTTTGGTTTATAGTTACGATATTGGAAGAGACGAGGTGGCTAGAATCAATTTTTATCAGTATTATTCCAGAGCTGCCATAAATGACAAACAGGGATCGGGACCGGCCCAAGAAGTGGGTGCTGGTAATTACGCATTTGATTCCGAAGATGTAACCAGAAGTGGTCTAAGACCGTCAATAGTAAGCAACATGTTCGATCCTTATGTACAAACAGGCCCACTTAGCCCGTCGTGGGCCAAAATTATGGGGGATGCCACCATAGGTGGTCAGCTCAAATTGAACGGCACCATAGAAATGCTTGGCGTGTCCCAACCAATCTGCATTGGGGATAACTTACAATTTGAAGGCGTTGTGTTTCATATAGAAAGCATCATTCATTCTTGTAACATAGACCCAAGTAGCGGTATAAAAAGATTCAAGACTACTTTGAAATTAAGCCAAGGAGTGGCCTTGGATAGTCCTAGCAGTGTGACACAATACTCTGAAATGACTAATACTAGTGGCTACTTAGACAGACAAAATGACTACAACAATTTGGACCAAATACTGCCTGGGGTATCTGAATCGCAGGATGTTCTTGATAGAAGCAATAATATTGATATAGATCCTAGCCAAATTAAAAACTTTCCCTTTCCTCAACCCACTGACCCAGAGAGCTGAAAATGAGCAATCATCTTGAAAATGGAACAGTTTTGCCGTTTGGAGTTTTGGGACTAGATGTAGAGTCCGAAACGGCTGCTTTTAATAAATCCTATAAAAATACACAAATGAGAATGGGTGTGGTCCTGAAGTCTTACGCAGTGGGTGATCCCAATAATTTCTCTCGTTTGTCAACCGAATATGATGTACAAGTTTTTGAACAAAATGAAAATATTAGCTGCACCAATATTATCTACAGAAACTGTCTTTCATCAGATGGACTGGGTTCTGTAGCTGATTTTTTTGAAAAGAATTTGCGTTATCAGATCCAAGACAATAATAAAAATGGTGAAGCAAATACATCAGATCAGAACGGCGCTATAGTTCTTATCCTTTGTTTGGATGGTTTTACTAACAAAGCTGTTATTCTGGGTGGCTATCCACATCCTGACAGGGATACTACATTAAAAGATACCGATCCTCATCTTGAGGGTGAATATAACGGTGTCAATATAGTAGTCAATAGCGATGGTTCTACGGCCCTTACGTGGAATAGCGCTACCGATAATGACGGCAAGGTAATAGACGATTCTCATGGAACCACCGTCCTGGCCATAGATGTAGACGGGACCTTCACAATTACCAATAATGCAATTATGTTTAAGCTGGACAATACCAATCAAGAAGTCAATGTAACTTCTGCTGGGGATTGGACACTTACCGTACAAGGCAATATCAATATCACTGCACAAGGCAATACTACGATTACAACTACCGGAAACACTAGCATCACTTCCAGCGGCAATACTGTGATAGACGGGACTCTAATAGATTTAGGTGCTAACGCGGTAGAGTCTGTGATTAAGGGTACTTCTTTTATGGCCTATTTTAATACACATACACATGCCACAGTTTTAGGACCCAGCTCTCCTCCTATAGTTCCTATGCCTCCTAATACATTGAGTACAAAGGTATTTACTGAATGACGTTATCCACTGCTGCTGACTTTAAAAGTCAACTACTAGCTTTAAGCCCAACAACTGATCCAGCATCGGGGGCCGCAGCTTTTGTTGGAGCTTTAGCTGGATTCATGAATCAAACACAGGCAGGAAGCACAGGAAGTCCCGGTATATTTACATTTAATAATGCCGTAATGATTCCCTTAATGCTAGCCATGCTACCAGTACCGGACAATTCTTGGATACCAATTTTTGTCACTAATTGGACCACTGCTGTAACCGCTAGTATTATAACTCCCGGCACCGTAATGAACCCTATATGGATAGGATCAGCAAGCTTGGACTCCAACACACTCCCTACGGCTGCGGCCACAATTATCACAATCCCAGCTGCAACAGCGGCGCTCAGTGCTGGATTAGTGAGCGTTCCCACTGCCAGCGACAAAACACTTCAATTTGCTACATCGATTAGAGACGCTACCCTTGCGTTCACCTTTCTTTGTATTGGTTTAGCGGCCCCACCTGCACTAACCCCTATCCCAATACCTATATCGGCACAATAATTTATGATAAAACAAAAAAGTCCATTTAAAGGGTTTACCGTAGAAGAAGTACTTAAGATTGAAAGGAATTCTTTTGTCATCCAGCTTGGGAATGACTTTTACAATAAGGATGGAAATTTTACATTTAGTGAAAGTCAGGTCAACAAATACTACAATAGTATATTGAATAAAATTCTGTACGCCATCAGCAATGGGACTGATAAACAAAAGAGAGACGCGATAAAATGCTTGTCTACTTTTAGGGTTTTTTCGTTACGGATTCAGTGATTCTACTATATACCCATTTTGACAAAGCACTACATAATAGTCTAGTATGTACCTATTTTTGGTGTGCAGATTGTTAGTTTCTTCATAAAGTTCCAGGATTGATTCGACCGCTTCTAGTATATTTTCTACAAAACACGCAGTGCTTGGCTTATGCATATGAGGACAGCCCATATTTTTACTTTTGTGATAAGAATATAGTACCTCGCATTCTCTATAAAGCTGGTCGTCGCTTAGCCACTCCATTATTTCCAATAGATCGTCTACAGTATCCCAACCTTTGTCTTCGGTTTCCATGAGTTTATTGTAAACGTAAGTGATATTTTTAATTTGTTCTGTAGTTAGCATTTTAGTATGGGATACACCTTTGAAACATTTCTTTTAAATAATCGTCGCGATGAATTAAGAAACAGTAATCGTCAAAAATAGCGGGATATAGAAGAGATAAAGGGCACTCATCTTTATAATATCCAGGAGTTATGCAGCTTTCCTTCCGGCATTTCTTTTTTTGGTCACTCCTGGCTTCCTCGCTTACTGGATACGGCACGCCGTCCCCATAGTCGTGGCCTCTGTCACAAAAAGCATGTGTGAGTTCGTGGTACAGAACCATGGTTTTGGACTCGTCAGTTGCATCTTCCCAATAGTCACTGTCTACGTCTATTTCTCTCCAGTTTCTTCCATAAGTGGTTAGCCCTATCGCATCTCCCATATTAATCCTTTTAAATCCAATAGTTATATCATGTTTAAAAGTTATGCCCTCATTTTTGGCTAGCCTTTTATACTCATCATAGTATGGTTTAGCGGCTGGAGCGACCCCTACGTATTCTGGAGCTTTTTTAGGTCGATTTTGATGGGAGAGCAAGTGCGCTCCACAAAAAAATCCAATAAAAACAAACACTACGGTAAGAAAATTAGTCATATTACCTATATTTATATCATAATCCCTAAACTGCAATCTTTAGCTATGAGGGTTTTAATGGGAATTTTTGACAATGGCACTGGAAATTTGGGGTATGGAGACGTTGTAGACAGCTTATCTAATGCTGCTAAAAACGGAGCACAGATCATTTCCGGTTTACAAACTGTTAAAAGTCCTAACCCAGTACCTTGGAGTGCAGCGGGTGGATTTCCGGTCAATAGTCCATTTTATACTTATGTTGACATAGATCCAAACAGATGGAATCAGCTTTACCCCTACAGACTATTGGTGATCGATACTAGCCAAGGTAATAGGCTGGTGGGTAACTTTAGTACAAATAGTACCGTTAAAATAGTCACCCCAGTTGGGCAAGGAACTCCCACGTTAATTTTCGAGCCACTAGGCTATAATTGGGTATTTAATTTACCCATAACTCCACAACAGATGAGTATTGTTGATCAATTTGCGATAAACACTTCCGCCACCCTAAGAGGAGTGGTAGAAGAGCATAATGGCATCAAATTTAAGATGATTAGCGCTTCTGGAACTATGGGTGTGTGGCCCTACAGAGAAAGCGTATCCAAAGCTCCTGGTAGCGCAGGGATTCTGCAATCTGTACTAGGTGGAACGATTCAGGCTGCATCAGGATTGATTAGTCAAGTTGTTACTACTGTGAATAGTTTTACGAATAACTATCCAGTTAGTAAACCATCCACGATTAGCCCAACCGATTTGGGATCTCAGTTTGGCGGAAGCAGCACTGGCTATTATCAAGCCATGTATCTCCAGCAATTTTTGGAACAATATGCAGAAGCAAAGAAAGATCCTAAAAACTATGGTTGGCGTTTAGTTTTTGATATCCCTAAGCAAAACCAATCCTTCGTAGTAACTCCAATGCAGTTTACGTGGCAACAGTCCGTGAACAGACCTATGGAAATTACTTATCAAATGCAGTTCAAGGCTTGGAGAAGAATAAATCTAAACGAAGTTCCGCAAAAACCTTCTCCAGCTCAAGCGTACACCGTGACTCCAGGTATCTTACAAAGAGTTCTGGCCAGTATCATGGAAGCTAGGCTGATTTGTAGTTCTGCTATAGCGGTTATCGGAGCTGTTAGATCAGACGTAGACGGCGTTTTCAATGTATTAAGACAAACAGCTCTCTTTGTAAAAGATGCGCTGGGTGTAATAGCCACCGCTTCTGATCTGCCGTCTAGTATTCAGCAAGATTTTGCTTCTGCTACCCAAGCCTACACTGCTCAAAATGCTGCAACGATTCTAGGAGCCGTCACTACTGCTGCTGGTGCTGCCGCTGCAATAGCTATTAAGTCAGGCTCAAACAGAAATAATGGACTTTCTACCACCGCCGTTTCGGGTGGTGCGCTCGGACCAACAGCAGCTAATGCTCAGCAAGTTAGCAATGCTACTTCAGTTACTAATAATCCCAACTCAAATGTTGATTTATTCGATCAAGTTCCCGTTAATGAGTTAGCTTTAAACGCAGCACAACAGAAGAAATTAAATCAGATTTTATCTAATACGTCATTGACTGTTACTCAACTTAAAAATAACGCCAACGTTCTGTTGACATTAACGGTTCAGTTGAGCGACTACTATGGAGCTGGCAACGCTCTGTACAACAGCACATATGGACTAACCCCTCCACCTACATTGATTCAGCCCATGACAATCAATCAGTATTTAATTCTTGATGTTCTTTATGAAGCTATTCAGGGGATAAATTTTTTAACGGCCACTACTCAAGTAACTGATGTGGCATTGCAAAATTCTTTAGAGTTTATTGCAGGATTAGCTAATCAATCCAATATAACTTTCAATATTCCAACATCTAAGGTAATAGTTCCAGTCCCCTATAATGCAAATATTGAACAAATAGCGGCCCGTTATTTGGGAGATGCGACTAGATGGTTAGAGATTGCGACTTTGAATAATCTAGAAGAACCGTATATAGATGAAAATGGCTTTCAGTTGACATTGCTCAGCAATGCTATAGGTAGACAGGTAATAGTTTCCAGTAACGCAAACCTATATTTGGGGCAAACTGTTATTTTAAAAAGTTCTACTCAGATTCAGGTTGCTAGAAATATTACGAACATTACCCCTCTACCCAATGGCAATGGCTATTTGTTAACATTAAACGGAGAACCTAATCTAGGTATTTTTGTAACTGCTGATGGGGCTTATGTACAAGCCTATCTTCCTAATACAACCAATTCTCAGCAAAAGATTTTCATTCCATCGGATTTGGCCCCCCCGACTTATCCTGGGCAATTGAATATTTTACCACCTTCTGTTGCCGCTTCCGACCCTTTGACAGGATTGTCGGGAACCGATCTGCTACTTACAGACGACGGCGATTTGGCATTGAATAGCTACGGTGATTTTTTAATTAGTTATGGGTTGACTAATCTTATCCAAGCATTAAGAATTTTATTTACAACTACTCTGAATTCTTTTCTAATACACCCAGAGTATGGTCTTGGCGTGCAACCAGGAACTTCCATCAGCGATCTTAATGTTCAAGAATTATTTAAGCAAATAAATAGTCAGGTTACTCAAGATCCGAGGTTCGCGAGCGTTACTTCTTTGCAAATTCAAGCTAATCCACCTAACCTAACGATATCGTTAGGAGTTTCATTGCCAAATATGCAAGGAACTCTTCCGGTTTCATTCCAGTTGGCTGCTTAAAGTAATGATATATAAAGGTAAATAAGAGGATATCTAAATGGCAACGACACCTACTCTCCCACAGCCACAGTCATACGATGCAATTTTGGGAGCAATGCTGGCAACATTCGCTAGTAAGACCGGAATCCCTTCCGTATCAGTTGGGTCCGCCTCCCTTTCACTATTGGAAACCGTGGCTCTTGCTGTTAGTCGTTCAAGCGGTGACGTTTTTCAGACCATATTGAATGCAAGTATTGATTATGCCACGGGAAATTCGCTTCAAGCCATAGCAGCTGAGTTTGGTATAACTCCCACCATTGAACAACCGGCCACTGGGTTCGTAAATGTTACGGACTCTTCCTTCCTAAAAGTTTCAACCTCAGTTTACCCTGGCGCAGCTGCTGTTAACCAAGGATCTGTCATAGTTTATGCAGGGTCAAATGTAGGTTTTCCCGCAACGGGCAGTATTTATGTTGGTAGAGGAACGAATGACTCAGAAGGCCCACTTCCTTACACCTCCATCGTACCGATTGGTAACTATTTTCAATTTAATCTTTCAAGTCCTACCCAAAAATTTCATAATGTAAACGAATCCATTATTTTATCGCAGGGAGGTAATCGGATTGTTGGAGTTAACACCGTAGTTATCGCTCCTTCAAATGGTTTGCAGCCAGATACCCAGTATTCAGTTACACAGCAAGGCGTAATATTAGACGGTGAAGTCACGGTAAATAACGTGCCTATCACAGCTCTCGTTCCAGGTGCCAACGGGAATGTCTCTCCTTCTGCTATTAGCACTTTTTCAAGTGCCCCATTTAACGGCGCCGTAGTTACAAATTCACTTGCGACTAGCGGCGGAAAAGATCCAGAAACAGCCGATCAGCTCAGAACTCAAATTAAACTAGTTTTATCATCAATTGGACTCGGTACGGCTACTGCAATTAAAAATTCGCTTATAGGCGCTAGTTCTACAGAAGAATCCGCTACAATTGCATCAGATTCCCTGATTACAAATGCAGATGGATCTTCTACGGTATTCATTAATACGGGATCTAGTCTTCCTTATGAAGCTAAGACGGCAGGTGTAGCTATCGAGCACATCATAGATTCCGCTATTGGAGGAGAGGATTACTTTCAATTGGCTACAGGCGGTACCCAAGCCCCAGTTGCAAAAGCTTTTTTGCAATCAACAGATGCAAGTCCATTTGCCGTTCTAGGGGGATATGTTCTAGCGGTAACAGTTGGTGGAGTCACCACTCAACATACATTTTTGACCAGTGACTTCCAGGCTCCTGGTGCTGCTACGGCATACGAAATTTGTGCCTCTATAAATGCTGATTTTAATTTGAATTACGAAGCTACTACTGCTGGAAGTGGAGCCTATGTAGTCATAAGAGCGATAGCAGAATCAAATGAAGAAATTCAAATCGCAACTCCAGATCCCTCTACCCTCACAGACGCGAATAATTTCTTAGGATTTCCTACAACATTGAATGAGACACTAAGACTTTACAAAAATAGCACACTTCTTAGCGAAGATGGGAATACGGCCTCTGTGTTTTCTCAGCCACAAGGGTTGTGGTCTAATTCCATCGCCAATGGCGATACCCTGATTGTTTCAGTGGACGGAACTGCACCGATCACCTACACTATTTTGGATACCGATTTTATCGCTACTGGTTTATACACCACGGTGAGCCCATCCAATTCGTTGGCTTCGTGGGCAGAAGTTTTCAATAACAAAATTACAGGCGTAACGGCTACCGTAGTAGGCACAGAAATCGAATTGTCGAGCAATCTCGGCAAGAATAATAGAGCCCAAGTTACTATAGGTTCCGGTTCTACTTTAGTTACCAAAAGCATGTTCGGTGGTTCCCAAGCCCTGTCTTCTCACGGCGCAGCAGCAGATTATACACTTGACAGAAATACTGCACAAATACAATTAGCCACCCCTTTGGTTGCCGGTGACAATCTCGTTGCTGGGAGCACCAATACTAAGGGTACCATAGAAAGCTCTTCTTTTGCAGGCTCTTCAGTGACCCTTGCTTCCGAAGGATATATCTGGCTTTCTATAGATGAACCCGTAACATTTATTCCTTCTGGGGCTTCTCCTGGAGGACTATTGTCCGTAACTGCCAATACGGGTGCGCATACAGTTAGTTACACCTCATCTATAGCAAATTCTTTTTCAAATGTAAATCCCGGAGACTACCTGATCGTCTGGTCCTTGGAGTTGGACGCCCCCAATAGATTGGAAGGTAGAGTTCATTCTATCTCTACTACCACACTAACTAATGATACTCTGACCGTTCTAGTTACTGCTGCCGAAGCAGCAGCTGTGGTCCCTCAAACTAACGTTTTGTACAAGGCTGGTTTTGTAATAGTTAGAACGTCCTATGTACCTCAAAAATTCAATGTTCCTGCAGGCACCCTGACTTTGGATGCTATTGCGGCATATCTACAGCTACAAACCGATTCTTTGAACTTCAGCGTTTATGCAGAGCAGTTCCTATTAATTGGAACTAACACTCTTAATACGGACGGTTCTGTTACCGTAGTTACTTTCGATAATGTTGGGGGTCAACTAGGCTTTACCGTAGCTCAAACTAGCACTAGTAGCTATCCTATCATAGCTCATCAAGACACAGCAAGTGCTTATTTGCCTGCTTTCTTCCATAGCAAGATCACATCTGATACCGTTGCCTATCCACCTGATACTTCCCTTACAACATTTACGTCTCAAATCAGCGTTGCTGGCAGAGAACCAGACGAAATAGTCACTTTTCTTAACCCATACGGTGGCATAGATGATGAGCAGCCCGATAATGAAGTGGTTCAAGAAACGGTCATAGCCGGAACATCGATTTCTATTACTTACGATCCAGACGTAAGAAGACTCAGAACTAATGATCGGTATTTCTTGTCCAACCCGCTGTCATTTGGGAACAATGACTCGTTGGTAGCTATTATTGACAATAACCCAGTCAACAATACGTTCCAGGTACCTCTCTACAGAAGAGCTTTAACCAACACCTCTTATGCGGTTAATTCCCACAATTTCAATGCTTACGATAAGGATTACGCACCAACCGGTAACTTCGCCACTTCCTTTGGTCCAAATTTTGTTTTCAATAACTACAGAGTTTTGATGCAAGCCAAGAAAACTTTGAGTAGCACTACCCAACAAAGCTCTATCTTGTATAGGTCCGTTCCATGGGGCACAACGGGTCAAGAAATTATAGTCAGCTATATTTTCAATGGTGCCGCAAGTTCTATTACCAATTCTGTCACTATAACAAATACTGTAAATATTACGATTACTGTCCCACCCGCCACTACGGCTACAGCAGTTGCAGCATATGTAACCACTAATTTGCCCACATATATTACGGCTACTGTTGTTGACGATGGTTCTGGAGGAACACCGGGAGCAGGTATCATCACGGCTAACGCAAGTGCTCAGCTCCTCGATGGCATGAATTGGCTTTTGTATAGCAATTTAATCAATAATACTACTGTTGTCGATGGAACCACTTCTACTGGTAGCAACATTTTAACTGACATATCTCCAACCAATGGAATTAGGCCTGGTGCCGCAGTATCCGGTGCTGGCATTTCAGGCGGCACAACAGTAGTGAGTGTTAATGGGCCTGCTGTTACTATTTCTCCAGCTGCTACTGGTAACAATACTCAAACTACACTAACGTTTGTGAATACCGGCTCACCTCAGTTTGTATTGAAGAATCCGCTTTCTTTGCCGACAGATGTGGGATACGCTTTCAATAATGGCGAAACTATCATGTTCTCGCCTACTACCATAGATCAAGTATATCAATTTGTGAATGTTCTTCCCGTAAGCGGAATAACAACGACGAGCCTTATCAATACAGCCAATAGAGATTCCGAACTAGAAATATCCTCTGATACCTTCGGTTCTGGTGGATACGTAGATGTTGTTGGAGGTGCTGCAAATGGATATACTTTCCCTGTTATCAACGGCGCTTTAAATATAGATAATACTTACGCAGCGATATCGGCATCCATCATTCCTTCTGGTTATGTGCTAAGCGACCAATGGTTTAGGTTACAAGCTACGTACACACAACAAAAAGACACTTTGTTTGGCAACAATACTGATGTAACAATTCTACCTAATACGCCATCTGCTGGATTTAGTCAAATTTCTTTGTCTGGAATAAACTCAACTCAGAGATACTTTGGACAGCCCCGTGTGATTAGTGGATTGACAGGACTTACATTCAGGGTAGAAAATCAGGGGAATTTAGTTTGTTTTAGCTATGTAGGTTCTACTAGTAGTCCTCAGTTTTTGACAGTTCCAGTCAATTTTAATAGTACAAATGGAGACATTTTTAATGTAGCCTTGGTTCCTGGAACTAATGATTCTAAATACACTATTTTACTGGGCAGTACTGTTTTTAGCGGCTTATCGATCGGCGAATTGGTTACGATAGATATGCCATCATCAGCTCCTAACAGCGGTACTTTTATTGTAACTGGGGTTAGTTCCAATATATTACAGGTAACCAACCCTAATGCCGTGGCTACGGGAGCTGAAATGGTAACTGCTGGGGTTACTTTTCAGGCTTCTACTGGTGTTATGGAAGGTGATACGGTAGTAGTAGCTGGCCCGTTCTCAGGACCTAATCAGGGATCTTACAGAGTTATAAGAACGTTCAATGATAGTTTCTGGATTCAAAATGCCGACGCTTTAGAAGAAGAAGTCGTATTGAGTTCCGGATCTCTTACTTTTTATGAATATGAAGATACTGTAGTAGGGGACGATTTGGTCATATCTGGCACGGCTTTTGATGGTCAACAATACACTTTCACGGTGACCACGGCGAGTGCTACTGAAGGGGCTACTTACACAAACAATAGTCAGACTTTTGTGGTAACTAATACCATCGCGGGCGCCAATACGTTGGTGACTGCGGGTACTGGAACTCCAACGAATACGGGTACTTTGACAAAAACTAGCGGTACCGGAGATGCAACCATTACTTTTACTGCTTTTACAAGTTCCATAGGCACTTCCAATGCTGGGACTTATCCGGTCACCCAACTAATCGATGAAAATAACATCATTGTCAAAGGTGTCCTAACAGCTGCCAGCACGGTAAATCTTACTGGCTTGTTATCGTCCTTCTATATCGAAGAAGGCGTTCCCTACTCTGGTTACAAGCATACCTATCTAGTAGCGCCACAACCTGGATCACCTGCTTTAAACGAGATTCTTTTTGATACAGTTGCTCAATACGAAAAGATAAATCAGGCTGCCGGAGTAGTAGTAACCTCTCTAGACAAGCTAAACTTCCCGACTACGGTTAGCCAGGGATTGGATGGATATAAGTATAATACTGGACTCATTCAGGAAGCCAATAGAATTTTATATGGAGATCCTACAGATCCTTTGACATTTCCCGGAGTAGTCGCTGCCGGAACTGATGTGTTTGTGAGAGAGCCTTTAGCGCTGGTAGTTAATCTGGCTTTGGAAGTGAGACTTCAAACTGGGGCTCCATTCTCATCCATTTCACAACAAGTTAGAAATAACGTGGCTGCTTTGATAAGCTCAAATCCCGTTGGGCAATCCATAGCGATATCAAATATAATAGCTGTATGCACTACGATACCTGGGGTTATAAGTGTTGCAATTTCTAGTCCACTTTATAATGAGAACAACGATTTGATCGTAGTACAGCCTAGTGAACAAACTTTTATTTTGGACCCAAGCCAGAATATTTCAGTCTCTTTGATTACGTAAAGGGATATATATGGCAATAGCAACACAACAGTCCGAATATGAAAGACTTCGCAGTTATCTAAATCCTGCCATCCATGGGAAAAATACTGATGCTGTCTTAAATTCTATTGCAAGTTCTACCAGTTATTTGGTCAATTCAGTTTACGCCGTAAATCAAAACCTTTTCATTACTACCGCTTCCGCTCAATATCTCGATCTTTTGTTGGCCCAATACGGAATAACTCGCCCGCCCAGCCTTGGTTTGGGTGACGATGTGTTCAGAGAAATTGGTCTTCAAGTCAAGAATCGTAAGCAAGTTAGGGATCTTATAAATAATCTTCTCGACATCATTTTTGGAGATGAATTCTGTAAGGCAACCGATTCTTGTACGATGATTGAGCCATACAATCTCCAGGATGGCGATACGTTAATTGTGAATTTTGATGGTGGTAAAACGGTTACTATTCCTTTTCAGGCCGCAAGCTTCACAAATATAAATAGCGCCAAAGCTATCGAGGTTGCCGATGCTATCGTTGCTTATTTGACTAGCCAAAATCTAACTGGGCTGGCCACAATAAAAAATGATGGTTCTGGTAATTATGTAGAACTTGTAAGTAATACCATAGGACCCAGATCCTCTGTTACCGTATTGGGTGGTAGCGCCCAAAACGTACTGATCTTCCCCTCCCCAGCAGCAGCCGGTGGAAATGCCTCAACCCAATGGACCCTTAGCGTACAATCCGCTGGTAAAATTAGATTTACTTGGTCTGGCGGAGCAAATCCAAACTTAGGCAAATTAATACCAAACGATTATGTCAACATTTATGGAGGAGGATTCTCTTCTTCTTCTAATGTGGGCACTTATACGGTGACAGATTCTCAAGGTGGAGTGATCGGCAGTTCTTACTTTGAAGTCTACAATCCTTTGGGAACCACGGGAATTGTGACTCAAGGAAGTAATACGGCAGTCCTATTCTTTAGTCCAATCAAGAGAACTATCCAAAGTAACGGGTATTACGCGGCTCTATATCAAACTACTACCAACGTAATTCACATATTCTTGCCGGCTACCACGACAGTTATTAGACGGGGAAGAGCTGGATCAGCTCACCTACACGATCCACCCAGTGGAACGTATGGTTTCAACTCTCAACCTAATTCAGGTGATCAATTTGCCGTAACATCGCTTATAACATTAGTTGCTGGAACGAACTTTGTTATTGGGGCGACGATACCACAAACGGTCGCCAATATGGCAGCAGCTATAAACGCCACGAACACCGGTCTAGTTGGATTGACGAACGTTGTAAATGGTGTTGACACTGTTTATATCCAAAATAACGCCTTGTCAAATACGCTCACAGTTTCTTACACCGGCATAGCTGGCATAACGGCTAGCGGTCCTTTAGGGTCCAATATTTCACTGGAGCCCAACCAGCCTGGTCCTTATGTTTACGACACAACTCAATCTTTCACGGTTGGTGCTGAACATTCTACGATTGAGCAAGATTTCAATGCTTCCACTGGAGATCTCATCCAAGTAGAAAATAGCGTGGGATTCCCCAATAGCCCTGGTTACGTGGTATTTGATTACGGCGGACCTACTCAAGAAATCGCTAGCTATATAGTAGTTCCTTCAAGTACAACTATACTTTTAAGTCCGGTAAATAACTTGCAATTTGATCACCCCGCAGGACAAGAAATAAGACTAGTGTCTAAAAAAGCACCCGTTAGTCTGGCTCTAAATGGGACGGATTACGAGTTCTTCCTCACCAATGTAGCTGATGGCAGAGTTTATGCACAAGATTTGATACGCCAAATAACCGCAGCTGGTATCTCGATTGTGTTTACCATTTTGTACCCCAATGATATTGGCACGGGAAAAGCTGGGACACAGTATTCGGAAATAGCCTATCTGTACGGCGCAGATCCTGTAGCCGGGAACAATTTGATTTGGCCACAATTTAGTACGTAAAGGGATTTAATATGGCAGCGCCAGTAACGATAACAGGGGCATTAATCACCATTTATTGGAATAATGCTTTATATAAAGAAGTAGCCGACGTTTCTTTTACCATATCGTATGGGGAGGAAGAGATTTGGGGTATCGATAGTCCGTATCCTCAAGAAATTGCCGGTGGTAAAATCTCAGTTAGCGGAAATATTCGCGGCTTTCGTTTAAAGATGAGTGGTGGCCTTCAAGGTAAAACTCTACGCCCCCTTTTTACTGATGTGTCAGCTGCACCTTACGTCAGTTTAAGAGTCACCGATCGTAGCACGGCAGAAGATATCGTATTTATTCCACAGTGCAAGGTTACTTCTGAAGATCATACCGTTCCTACAAAGGGGACTTATCGCCTTAACTTTTCATTTAAGGGCATCGTTCCGTATTTTGCACTAGACCGTTCTTAATTATTGAATTTCACTATTTTCTCTTTTATAATATTCTAGAGATTTAGTCAATTCTTTGTCCATATTTTCATTTCTAATAGATTCCACATCTATAATAGCAAATCCAGGTTTGATAGCTTTTTTCAACCCTTCGTTTGGACCAACATTAAGTAGCTCAAATTCTACAACGGTCTTGATATGTTTTTCAGTAGCCCAAACCATTTCCTTTTTTATTTTTTTCTTTAAAGAATTTTTCAAAGTTTCATAGTCCTTCTCAGAAAAATAAACATGACACGGATACACGACTGTTTTGCTATTATTAACTGCTCCTAGTTTAACTAGCAGATCGTCCGGATACATAGCAAGCATTTTTTTAGTTAATTTAACGACTTTCATAGCTTAACTCCATTTTGTCAATAAAATAATTCGTGTTGTTACTATCTAGTACGTGTTGCAGACGTTTGTCAAGCTTTTGTTTTACGAGATTGATGTATTTATGATTCGCAGCAAAACCAGGACGTTTCTTGCTTTCAATAAACGAACCTGCGTTATAGGCCGCAACTGCTTTATATACATTTCCGCTATAACGATCTAGTTGATATTTTAAATATAGAGCGGCGTACTTTGCTCCAATCATAGGATTTCTAAGTTCCATAGATTTTCCTTTAAAACCTAAAAATCTAGCTGTGTCTTCTTTAACTTGGCACACCCCATACGATGGGCTACCATTGTCGTATTCTGCGAAATCTAATGAAAAATCTTTGGATTCGTGTGCACAAATTGCATAAAGTAGTGTTGTTGATACATGAGCTGCCTTTGCTGCCGCTGCCATAATGGATAAATAGGTCATATGTATCCTCCTATAACCAGACTACCAAGCTTCTAGCAAAAAGTCAACAAAAAAGCGCAATCTTTACAGATATGGATATTATAGATGATTTTAAGAGCTATATTGACGGTAATGGACTAAATTCGCCCCAGCCCGGATCTTGGGCATCAAATCAAAGTGGGTCAGATAATGGTACAATGTATACCTCTGAGATGTATATTATTCTTAAGAAAAATGGTCAACTTACTGTATCAGACGAACTTAGCTTTGAACATATGATAGATAGGTGTATTGGGCCTGAAGGTTTGCTCAATCGTGTTCCTGTAGGTCAAAATGACGGTCAAGACGGTCCAGATAATATTTTAGCGGTACTTAATGGTTGCATTGAATTAAAAAATACCGATATCCCCAGAACACTATTTTGGGCTTGCATAAAATACCTAGGTTTTTTGAATAATGTGAATCCTGGAACGAAGACTTTGCAAAGTTTTCTTGTTAGACAGCCGCAGTTGGTGGCTGCTATGGTATCTGCAGCTTTCCCATCATTGCTAAATCCTTTTCACTGGTTGATTAGAATCCTGTCTTTTCCAGTTTACTTTGTAGCTGCAGGTTCTATTGCCATTTCTTGCATAGGAACTCCTACTGGAGATACCGATTCTAGACGTTTAGCATGGCATTTGCAAAACAACACTAAGAAAACTAGCTTTATGTGTTTGTTAGCTTCTTTGATATGGCTTCGCAGACTGGCTAAGGATTACCCCAATAAGATGAACGATGTGGCTGCGATCTACTACAATCCTAAAGGATTGGACCAAAATCCGTATTCGAAGTGGTGGGTGACTTAACGCTCCCTAGTTTCTCTTTTGGTCTCAACACGATCTACGTTTAAAGGGCAGGAATCTAGATCTTCTTGGGATTGAGGAACCCTGATTTGGTAGTCCTGACCTACAAAAAGGTCTCCGTTTCTCAATAATATCCAGATCTCTTTGCCCGATTTTTGGGCTATAGTTCCACATTGTCCTGTTCCACAAATAACAACTTGGCCTTCTACAAATTCCATTATTTACTTTCTTCTTTCTTTATGATCCCACGAACACTCGGAGTGTATTTCTTGCTTTTGGTACGATTTGTGCAACCATTACATTTACGATAATAATAGGTTTCATTTATTTTATTAAATAGAAAAATCTCCAACAAACCGGTTCTACACTGGTGGCAACGCCACTCTTCTTTCATTTTATCAAGAATCTCTTGTCCCTCATTTTTCCTTTCGGAATAATGTTCTTCTATGATTTCACGTACTTGATCATAACGATCTAGATCTATGCGAGCTAATAGTTTACGAAGGCGACTATTTTCACGCTTAAGTGCTTGATTTTCCTTAACAAATCTCTGTTCCCTACTAATTTCACCAGTACGGTCCTTGGATTTCCCCACTGTGGAATACCTCATGTCTTGACTCTATCATAGGTAAAGATTGGAAGTCAAGTGATATAAAACAAATAGGAATCTTTACCTTAGAGTGTATCCTAGAGGGCTAGTATGTCTTTTCTAATAAACTTACATAAGTTGGTGAAATAATGGCTATTATTAGGAGAGTTAATCAGCTTTCTCAAATGCGAGAAGAAGTCTCGGACATGCGTGCGATCGAAAGCGCTGCGTCTGCAGACTTTGATCTAGTCGCAGAGGCTCTCATATCTGGACCAGATACCCCCTATATTATCAATGGTTTCGCTATAAACATGTCTGCTGCCCCTATTACGGGCGCCGCCTCTAATTTGCAGGTCATCGTTGCCAATAGCTCACTACTACATACCACCGCTTCTCAATCAGGTACTTTCTTTCTAGTCCCAACTGGTACTCCTAATGTCACCCTGAATGCTGCCACAGTCGCCAACGTGATTGGGTCTTTTGTCCCTAATGCCAACAACTATGTTGGGATAGACTATTACCGTTTTCAAGATGCTACGACCGATACTCAGCGTTATTTTTGGGACCCCACCAGTGACGAAGAAGACGAGGGTATAGCTCCAGCGGCCATAACCATGAACTACAAGTTCGTGATCACGGCCACCCTTTGGGCAACAAATGTTTTGCCTTTGGCTATAATCCAAACAGATTCTAGCAATAACGTCGTTTCTATTACTGATTCAAGACCACTTCTATTACGCTTAGGAACTGGTGGAGCAAGTCCAAACCCATTCCACACGTTTCCATGGCCTGAAGGTCAGACCGAAAATAACACTACCACTACTTCCAATTCCAGCAATCCATTTTTTGGTGGCGATAAAGGCATAACAGATCTCAAGGATTGGATGGACGCCGTAATGACCCAATTGCTGGGCCTTAATGGTGGCCCTTATTGGTACTCATTCACATCCAGTAACGTTGGGTCGGTTCCTCTTCTTAGAGAAGATGCTACAGCAACTGTAATGACTGGAACTGGTGCCATCACTCATAGCGCTACTACAGCCGGCCTCATAAACTGGTCTAGTCCAATAAATCTGAAGATAATTGGTGCAAATTTAAGTTATCAAATCGCAACCAATCCTTCTGGTACTACTGTCACTTTAAGTGATAATGAAGTAGCCTACATAGAACTTACCAGAGATGTTCCCGTTGCGCCAAATCTGATTTGGACCAACTCAAGCGCTGTCGTAACTTCGGTTGGAAATGTTGCTTGGACTTCTGGACTTTATAGCGTCACAGCAAATGGATTTGGTGATTGGATTCGTCTGGCTTCTAGCACTCATGCTGGATATTACCAGATTCAAACCATTAACTCTTCTTCTCAAGTAACTTTAACTCAAGTATTTACAGGATCTAGTACAAGCTCTTCAGGTGCTCCCTCTTTGTACGCCTACGGCTCATATACTTTGCCAGGCGTTACGGGTGGCTTGAGAGATATTCAACTTGCAGGTCGCGGTGCGGTACCAATCAGCCCAAGCACCTTCTGGCTATTTGTTCGAGAAGATGATGGCGGAGCAATTCCTAGAGTTTATGTTAAATGGCTAGGAACTGATCTTCAACAAGGTGATTCCGAAGAAATTTCTGGTCCACAGCTCCAAAATGTCTTGACCTACGTTGGTAGCCAAATTGAGTCTTCCACTACTCCTTTTTACGTATCTGCCTACAATATATATGAAGGTAACGGTCCTACGGTCTCAAAACAAGTTACCGACGTTACAACTGGCGATGCTAGTACATTGACATCTGATCAGTATTTCTTAATTTATTCTGCTGGCGGCAGAGAGTATTACGTTTGGGTTAACAAAGATGGAACCGGCATAAATCCAATGCCAGTTGCCAACGCCACTGGAATTGAGTGGGATGTAGCTACTGGGCAAACATCTACTCAAACCGCTGCCGCGTTGGTCACAGCTTTAAATGGAACTTTTTTCAAAGATTTCACTGCAACTAACATTGCTAACGCAGTTACTATTACCAACAACTCTGCTGGTACTACGTTTTCTCCAGCCGATTTTAATATTGGCCCTCCGTTTGCAATTTTTGTTTCCACATCCGGAACTGGTGTTGGAAACTTCATCATTCAAGATGGTGATAATCTAACTCTAGCTATTAAAAAGTTAGATCAAGAAATATCAAGCATTATAGAATCGCTAGATAATCCTACTTATGACGAAGTAGTAGAGATCGTTGCTTCAGGAGCTACTCCCCCAACATCTATAACTGGTCCAGTTACCCCTGGCACGAATATTTTCCTTCCGAACAATACTAGAGAATCCAATGCAGTCCAGTATTACACGGTAGGAAAAGGAACTCTACAAGTTTTCTTAAATGGCCAGTTCCTAGACTTAGAGAGCGGCGCCTATACCGAAGTCGGCACATTAGATGCTCCAAGTAACGAAATTCAGATCCATTACGGTCTTGTGGTGGGCGATGAGCTTGAACTTAGATTAAGTGGTGGTGGCGGTGGAGCTGGTGGCGGAGGCACTCCCGGTCCTCAAGGTCCTCCAGGAGTCGCCGGTCCTACGGGTGCGCCTGGCTTTAATGCAGCTGGCGGTCCCGTGCCAGTTTCTGTTAAGACCAGTTCATACTCTGTTTTAACCACGGACTGTTTCTTAGCAGCAGATGCGACAACTGGAACTCTGACATTTACGTTACCTACAGCGAGCGGCAACACAGGGAGGATTTTTTATATGAAAAAAATCGATTCTTCAGCCAATGCGATGGTTATTCAGGGTAACGGCGGAGACTTGATTGACGGTCTGAGCACCGTATCCACTATGGTTCAATACGAATCATTCTCAATAATTAGCACTGGAACTGGTTGGTACCTCTTCTAATGAGGGGAATCTTATAATATGAGCTATAATCCAAATTTTGTTGGTAGCCAAGCGAATGGATCAAGTATAGCACTTGTGACTAACTATACTAATGGTAATCCTACAGCTATTCCGCAAGGAACCCCATTAAGCATAACTGGTAGCTTTGTTTATCCCACCAATGTGAGTAGCGACGTTTCTGTGGCCAGTTTTGTTGGTTACGCGCAAGTCCGGATTGCCGCGAATGCTACCGGACCAGTCATTTCGGGTGGTCGGTTAGAAAATTTGACCGGATATAGTTTTAGTCTAGGAGATCCTATTTACATGAGCATATCTGGATCACTCCAGAATGTTCGTCCAGATGATGGTGTCACAGGTTTTGGGATGGGCGATTTTATAGTGTTTTGTGGGACAATTGTCCCAAACATAGTTAATCCATCAAATCAAGACCTTCAGATACTCTCGCAAGTCTTCGGTGAATTATAGTCCTTTAATATCAATAAATTGTATTGGTTTATAAAACAAGGGATAATCTTTAAAGCAACACATAATTAAAAAAAGAGGTAACACAACATGTCTACTTACAGTAAGTTTTTAGAATTAGTCAATGGCGTAGCACGAACTATTGACTTGTCAGCAAATACTCTCCAGGTCCAAGCTCTCGAAGTTGGAACAACACTTCTCTCACAAACAGGAGCCTATAGCTCCTTTACTGGGACGATTCCTGGAACGTCTACTTCCGTAACGATTACGGCAAATAACCCTGGAGCAGCCGGCAACTCAATTGCCCTAGTGTTCAATGGTTCGACTACGATTGCAGCTCAAATCGCTGCTTGGAACCTAGCACACTCCAACAACATGGCCACCCTGACTAGCGGTAGTGGGTCACAAACCCCAACTGCAGGAACAACCACTCTTACTAGTGGGGTTGATGCAGGGTCTTCTCTCATTGGAGATACGGCTACTTATAACTTTTTCACCCCTACTGCTCCAACAGTCATGGGCGCATTGGCTGGTATCGATAACGCCCTCGCCAACCTTTCCACGAGTGCTATCACTAGCTTGACCGGAGATGGCACAGCGAGTGGTCCGGGAGCCGCTGCCTTTACTTTGGCGACTGTCAACCTAAATGTGGGCAGTTTCGGTTCTTCAACATCCATTCCCACCTTTACTGTAAATGCTAAGGGATTGATCACTGCTGCTAGCGGTAATGCCGTAGTTGCTCCTGCTGGAACTCTCACTGGCTCTACTTTGGCATCTAACGTACTCTCTTCCAGCTTAACTTCCGTTGGGACAATCACCAGCGGTACTTGGAATGGTACTACGATTGCAATAGCAAACGGCGGTACTGGCCAGACTTCAGCTGCAGCTGCATTTAACGCACTTGCCCCAGCTACTGCAACTGGTGGATTGATCTTAGGAACCGGTACCAATACTTACGGCAACCTTGCTATAGGTACTTCTGGGTACGTTCTTACTTCCAATGGGTCGACCGCATCGTGGGTAGCCCCTGCAACGAGCGGTACCGTAACTTCTGTCGGTTTAGCTGATGGTTCTAGTACACCAATCTACACCATCTCTAACAGTCCTGTTACCAGCACTGGTAATCTGACCTTTACTCTTAACACTCAGTCTGCAAATAAAGTATTTGCTGGTCCATCTAGCGGATCTGCTGCTCAACCAGGATTCAGATCTTTGGTTTCTGCAGATATCCCAGATTTGTCTGCTACTTACGTAACCCAAACCGAAGTTGGTTCTGCTAACGGCGTAGCTTCTTTGGATGGTTCCGGTAAAGTTCCTCTTAGCCAATTGCCTTCTAGCGTCATGGAGTACAAAGGAGCATGGGATGCTTCTACCAACACTCCAACTCTTGCTGACGGCACCGGAACTGCTGGTTGGGTTTATCGCGTATCTGTCGCTGGTACCCAAAATCTTGGTAGCGGTTCACAAAGCTACTATGTTGGCGATTTCGTCATCTACAATGGCACTATTTGGCAGCGTTCCCCTCTTGCTGACGGCGTTGTTTCCGTAAACGGTGCAACTGGCGCTGTTACTGTTAACGCTATCAATCAGTTAACTGGTGACGTTACGACTTCTGCTGCTACTCAGTCGCAATCTGAAGCTGCTACTATCGCAGCCATCCAAGGTAACACGGTTACCGGTACGACTGGTACTGGAAACGTTGTTTTCAGTGCAAGCCCTACTCTCACTGGAACCATTACGGCTGCTGCTGCGAACTTCTCTGGTGCAATTTCTGCTTCTAACTTCTCCGGAAGTTCAAGCGGAACCAACACTGGCGACCAAACGATCACCTTGACTGGTGATGTAACTGGTTCCGGTACTGGTAGTTTTGCAACTACGATTGCTGCAAATGCTGTTACTACTTCTAAGATCAACAATGCTGCCGTAACTGCTGCTAAACTCGGCGCTGTCACGGACGGAATTACTACCGATCAAAATGGAGCTGGAAGCACTATCGAAGTGTTGTCTTCTCCTAAAAATGCCACTTCTGAAATTTCAGATCAGGCTTTGTCGGCAAGTACTTTGTATGCCTTGAGATATGAACGTACAACTGATGGCGGCGGCACTGCTGGCCATATGTGGAAAGCTGATAACGATACCACCACTAACGATAACTTCTACGTTATCGGTCTAGCTTACCCAGCAGGTGCAGTTTCTGCTGGTGGAGCAGTCACTGTGACCGAAGAAGGTTATATCAATGTACCTTCGCATGGATTCACCCCAGGACTTCCACTCTATCTGGGTGCATCTGGCGCTTGTACCACTACCGCTCCTACAGCAACTCTTTCGGCTGTTGTTAAGGTTGGTATGGTTAAAGATGCCAATAACATCATGGTCCAAGTTCAAACTATGGGAATAAATTAACATTTACCCCAATTAATTAATGATATTAAGGGGTTGACTGCCATTGGTGGTCAACCCTTTTTATTATGATATAAACCCTTTGAACGCCTCGAAAACGGCAATCTTTAACTAGGGTTGATAGATGACGAATTTCTCAAAAAAGATTAATGCAGTTAAGAGGAAGATAACATGAGTGTTTATTCGAAATTTCTACAACTCCAAAACGGTGCCCCTAGAACTGTAGATCTATCTCTCAACACCCTAAGTGTGTTGGGATTACAAGTTGACGGAGCTACTTCTGGAAATCTTACCCAATTTGCTTCCGCCACTACTACCAGCTATGCTGTGTTCTGGCCAAATGCCCAGGGAACAGCCGGGACATTTCTTAAAAACGATGGCTCTGGGAACTTAAGTTGGTCTTCAGTGGCCACTTCTTCTGCAATATCAAATACTTTTATTGCTGGTGAATCTTTCACGGCAGATACTTCTTACATTGTTCGATGGGGAATGAACTCTCTCTCAGAATCAACAGATGAAGTTTACAAAGCCGATTACAATACTGTTACGGCAGACGAGTTTTGGGCGATTGGTATAGCTTTCTCTACCACCAGCGTATCCGCTGGACAAGGCATAACGGTTTACTCATTCGGTTCTTACACTCTAGGCTCCAGTGATACTGATTTTGCCACAGGCGATATCGGCAAGCCAGTTTGGCTGACTTCCGCAGGAGCTTTTAGTACGACTGCCCCAACTGGTACTAACGAATCCGATCTAAAAATTGGTATAGTGATGAGCACTACTCAAATTTGGATCGATGGCCAAATGATGGGTGTTGGGAACGTCCCAAGTGGCGCTGGTCCAAATCCAGCTTCAGTTTCTGAAGGCGGTACTGGAAACACTTCTTTTACACCTTACGCGGTACTAGCAGGTGGGTTGACTTCTACAGGCGCCCTACAGCAGGTTTCAGGTTTAGGTACTAGCGGATATGTTCTCACTTCAAACGGTCCCGGAGCCCTTCCTACCTGGCAAGCAGGCGGTTCGGCATTAGTCTTCTCAGATTCTTTAGTAAATACTGGTGGAACGGTAACTTTAGTTAACGATTCCGCAACCCCAGGTAATACGAAATATTATGGTACGAACGGTTCGGGAACGTTAGGTTACTATTCGATTCCAAGTACTGGGGTCACTTCAGTTGGGTTAGTTGATTCTACTGGATTGTTTAATGTTACAAATACTCCGATTACTAGCACTGGTAACCTAACTCTTTCTAGTTTTCAAAATCAAGCCGCAAATACGTTTTTGGCTGCACCTAATGGATCATCAGGAGCACCTACATTTAGAACTATTGTTGTAGCTGATATTCCTACGTTAAATCAAAATACAACGGGTACAGCTGCCAATATCACTGCTACTAGTAACAGTACCCTTACTACTCTTTCAAGCCTTTCTTTGCCTGGATCGCAAGTATCTGGAAATATTTCTGGGAATGCTGCTAATATCACAGCTACCTCCAATTCCACGCTAACCACCCTTTCTTCTTTGAGTCTGCCAACTTCTCAACTTTCTGGCACAGTTTCTCTTACAACACAAGCATCTGGAACTTTGCAAGCAGGTCAATTCCCAACATTAACTGGTGACGTAACGACTACTGCTGGGTCATTAGCTACCAGTTTAGTGGCTACTTCTAACGGAACTCTCACTAGTCTGTCTGCTCTTACCACAGCTTCTAGTCTTGCGTCTATCGGAACCATTACGACCGGTGTGTGGAATGGAACTGCAATAGGACCAACACATGGTGGTACCGGACTAAGTTCGTACACAACTGGTGACACTTTGTACGCTAGCGCGACCAACGTGTTGTCCAAGTTGGGCATTGGTTCCACAGGACAAATACTTACAGTGTCTGGCGGAATCCCATCTTGGGCAAGTCCTGCCACTAGTGGTACCGTTACTTCTGTCGCCCTCTCGGACGGAAGTTCAACACCCATTTATTCTATTTCTGGAAGTCCGGTAACTAGTTCCGGAACTTTAACTTTTACCCTTAGTACTCAAACTGCCAATACTGTGTTTGCGGGGCCATCTACTGGATCGGCAGCTCAGCCTACCTTTAGGTCTCTCGTTTCCGCAGACATTCCAAGCTTGTCGGCTATATATCTACCTCTTGCTGGTGGAACGATGTCTGGCGCTATCAATCTTGGCGGATTTACACCTACAAATAGTAGCACTCCTGTTAATCCAAATGATTTGGTCAACAAAAGCTATGTTGACAATTTTATCAACGCTACTTCTTGGAAAAATGCAGTTTTGGTAGCTACTACGGCTAACATTACCCTGTCCGGTGAGCAAACAATTGATGGGTTCACCACAAGCTCTTCTCGTGTTTTAGTTAAAAATCAGTCCACAGCAGCAAATAACGGGATATACGTTTCCGCTTCTGGAGCGTGGGCACGTTCTTCAGATATGAATACTTGGGCTGAAGTCCCAGCGGCTGCTGTATTTGTACAAGAAGGTACTGTCAATGCCGATTTAGGTTTTGTCTGCACTTCCCAACCAGGCGGGACACTTGGCACGACTGCTATCACTTGGGTCCAGTTTTCTTCAGCAGGAGCATACTCGGCAGATGGAATAACACTTCAATTAGTAAGTGGAGTTTTCTCCGTTAAAAATGCGGGAATTACTGAAACACAAATCGCTTCCACTGCATTCTCCACTACCGGCGCTATTTCAGGTGGAAGTGGTACAAAAATTTCAGTTAATGTTGATAATTCTACTATAGATATCAATGGCAGTGATCAGCTAGAAGTCAAGGCTGGTGGAATTACAAATACTCAGGTATCTGGCTCTGCAGCAATTGCTTTCTCCAAATTAGCATCTCTTCCAAGTGCGGATATCTTGCTCGGTAATGGATCAAATGTTGCTACAGCAACTGCTGTAACTGGAGACGTGACCATCTCGAATACTGGGGTAACTTCACTAGTAGCGACTACTAATTCCACCCTTACCACTCTTAGTGGGCTAACTACGGCTTCGGCTCTGGTGTCCGTTGGAACTATCACAACTGGTACGTGGAATGCTACCACCATCGCTGTGAATCATGGCGGTACTGGCCAAACGACACTGACAAATCACGGTGTCCTGATTGGTGCTGGAACCTCTGCCATTACTCAACTGGCTGCGGCTGCTGCTGGAACACTTCTTGCTGGTCAAGGAACTAGTTCAGATCCTTCGTTTACAGCAACTCCTACTTTAGGTATCAATGCTGTCCAAACAGGTCAACTTAGTTTCGCTGTTACAGGAGTAGGTGGAGCATCCATCACCGTACAAAACGGTGGTGCAACTTCCGCATACAATTTCAATCTCCCAACAACCGTTGGTAGTGCTGGCCAAGTCCTAACATCCCAGGCTGGCGGTTCAACGGCCATGACTTGGTCTACTCCGTTCACTAACCCAATGACCACATTGGGTGATATTATATATGAAAATGCAACTCCAGCACCAGCCAGACTTGCAGGTAATACCACGGCCACAAAACAATTCCTAACTCAAACTGGAACGGGATCGGTATCTGCCGCTCCAGCATGGGGAGCTTTAGCTTCGGGGGACATTCCGAATAACGCGGCGAATACGTCTGGGACTGCTGCAAGTGTATCTGGAACCAACGTCATTACCAATACTAACTTGGCTCAAATGCCGGCTGATACTATCAAAGGTAACAATACTGGTAGTACGGCTAATGCTGCAGATCTAACTGCTGCTCAAGTTCTAACGATGTTAGGGATATTTAGTGGTAAAACGACTTTGACGAGTGGTGCAACCAGTAAGGCTATCACGCTCAGTACGGCATACGCTAGTACCGCCTATTCTGTGACTGCCAATTTCTTAAATACCACGGATACGAATCCGCAATTCCAACCTATCGACGTAACAGCTCAGGCTACTACTGGATTTACTTTGAAATGGAATATGCCAACGGATACGGCAAATTATGTCTTGTCTTGGACAGCAATACTGAATAATTAATAGGGTAATATATGGCATTTAAACCAATCGATAGTCGCCAAATAGTATTAAGAGGTCTTCTCTCAGAAATAGCCGCGACTGCAGGTTTGACTCTTCAAGAAGTTCTTACTTCTATTAATTTTCAATTAGAGCCACCTCTAAATGTGGTCCCCTTTATAAACCTGGGTCACGAAGTTCTTATAGCCACGAGTCTACCTTCTAATCCAGATTCAAATATCCAGAGAAGCATCTCTTACATTAATAATACGGTACCTTTTTTATCGTCAGCAACTGCAACAATACCAACTTCACCTACTGGAAATGTTACCACTTCTACTGGTGCTAGCGTAGCCCTGTCAGTTACTAGTGGCCAATATCAGCAGGTTTTACTGTGGTTGGATACTTCCTCTAACGTGGGAATATCTGTCGGGCCTTCTTTTTCGGCTGGCTCTCTCGCAGCTGCAGTTAATGAAACTTCTGAACTACCTCTCCCAACGGCAAATACTCTTCCATTTGCATACATAACCGTATTCAACAATGCTGGAACGGTCTCAGGTCTAACTCAAAGTAACATAACACAATTGGTCGGTGGTGGTAGCTCAAGCGGGACTTCAGTTACCCCAGCTAGGGTAGCCGGTACTTTCCCAGTTGGCCTAGGTGCTACTTCCGTGACAGTGCCACTATCGGTGGACCAAATCAGTAATAGTTTTGTAGTATTGGCCCAATTCACGAATCTTTTAGATCCTTTCAGCGGAGTGGAATACCAGCCTATTACCATAACCGCTAAGACCTCTGGACATCTTACTAGTAGCTTTACGGCTACCTGGAACTATCCTACAAATACCGGAGATTACGCGATAGATTATGTGGTAAGCGCAGCTATATCTCAAATAGGGGAGTATCCTATAGGAAGTGGAGCGACAACGCTTACCATTTCTCTGCCTACCCCTCTAGCCACAGGAGATTATGTGGTTTTGGCAGAATTCACAAATAGTACAGATAGCAACCCACAATTTCAACCTATTTTGATTAGGAACAAAAGCTCTTCCTTTTTTACAGTTGACTGGAATATGCCACTAGACACCTCCAATTACAAACTTTCGTGGCAGTTGGCAAGTTATCAACCATAAGTATGTGAATTTATTTAGTAAAGTAAGCAATTTAGCGTTAAAAGATAAACCGGCAATCTTTATGATATATAAAGGTTTAGGAGAATAAAATGGCAACTTTTCAATATGGCGGTCTGATCGAGAGAATTACAACTATTACCGCAGCAGCAGGTACCACAACCCTTACTAACTTTTCTCCGCAGATTGAGATTCTAACGGGATCAACAACCCAAATATTTCAGTTGCCAGACGCTACAACCTTTTCTCTTCCAACTGCCCCTTCCGGCAATCCAGGTGGGGCAAAGTTTGAATTCTACAATACTTCAACTGGAATTTTGACTATCAACAATAATGGCGGTACCACTCTTTTTACCGTAAAACCTAGCGCATCTATCATAGTAAAACTGGAAAGTAACACGACCACTAATGGCGTTTGGGTAGCTCTTGCTTCCACTATTATCAATGCCTTTACTGATGCTACTTCCTATAGCGGAACCAATCAGACCCTAACTTCTGGGGACCAGAACTACAACTTTGTTCGTTTGACTACTGTTGCATCTGGAACAACTTTTAGCGGCATTCCTACCGGTACCAATGGACAAACGATCACTATTTCAAATCAAAGTTCTAATCTTGCTACCATCGTAAATAACCATTCTCCTACTGGTCCGACCAACATTTTAACTGGAACCGGGGCAAACGTAACAATGCCAGTGGGCAGTACCTTCATCTTTACGTATGATACTGCTGCTGATAGCGGAAATGGGGCCTGGTTGCTGACTGGTGGTTCAGGAAGTAGCGGGGGATTAAATCCTTGGGCTGCAAGTTTCCCGTACGTTATCGGAAATTGTGTCACCTATAACAAAGATGTTTGGATCGCTCTAACTTCTTCGTTCACTTCTTCCTCAGTAAGTTTTGAAGCCGATTATCAAGCTGGGAACTGGCAGTTGTTGAACTTACCAGTTTTGGGTAGAAACTATTTGGCTATCGGAAATACTTTCGAAGACGACAACGTCAGTGGATGGACTTTGGCCCATTCCTCTCTTAGTTCTACAAATCTACCCACTTCTGTGGGAACGGGGAATGCTGCCTTTTCTGCTTCTAATGGTGGATCTGGTGCGAATGCCAACACTCACGCCCCTGCAGTTGTAAGTTCTGGCCAGCTTTCTGGTCAATATTCCATGTCTTTTTCTGCCTCGGGAGCTACCAATGCTGGGGATATGTACATTTCTCCGGCTGTCGCTATAAACATTTGTGATCAATCCAAAACTTTGCAGTTTAGTTTTGCATACAGTGCCGTGACCTCCACTGGCACAAATTTTTCCGGAACTTCTAGCAATACTTTTGGGGTAGCCATTTACGATCTCCAAAATAATGCTTGGATCATTCCCGTAGGAGTATTCAATTTCACTCAAATTTCTGGTGTAGGCTATTGTACGGGATCATTCCAAACTCCAGCAAATATGGGTAGTTTTCAGATAGCAGTTTATAATCCAACAGCTGGTCCCGCTGGCGGATTCGCTCTGTATCTTGACGATTTCTACGTTGGTCCTGGAACTAGTGCTGCCGCATCTGCCTCACAAGCTCCAACAGTTCAAGTTCTTACGTCTGGGACTACCTATACGGCCCCATCCAATCCTTCGCCTTCTTACCTGAGGGTTACTGTGGTCGGCGGTGGTGGTGGCGGTGGCGGATCAGGCACAACATCAACGGTGGGCGGTTCTGGAGGCGGTACCAGTACGTTTTCTGGCGGAACTGTTTCGTTATCAGCTACGGGCGGAAGTGCTGCTGGAACAAACGATGGCGGAGCTGGCGGTGCAGGAACCGGTGGTTATTTAAATCTCAGTGGTCAAGTTGGCGGCGCTAAACAAGTGATAACATCAGGTTCAGTACCCGTTTTATCTGGAGGTATAGGTGGTAGTTCACCACTTTATGCTGGCGGTGGACTAAATTCTAGTGCAGTTACTGGGCACGGCTTAAATGCCACCGCTAATAGCGGCGGTGGTGGTAGCGGTGCACTCGCTAACGTGGCTGGCTTCGCGGCGGGAGCAGGTGGTGGTGGCGGTGGTATGACTGTCGCTATTGTGTCAAATCCATTGCCCACATATACGATGGCCATTGGTTCAGGTGGCACTAACGGTAGTGGTGGTGCTGGATCTGGATATGTTGGGGGTACTGGAGCTGCAGGTATCATCATCGTGGAAGAATTCTACGGTGCAGGTACTGGCGGAAGCAGTGGGGGAGGTTCCGGAAGTGGGGCTATAGCTGCAAAAGCCACAACTTCGAATACTTCCATTGCCACAACTGCAACAACCAATGTTATATTTTCTGCTTCTGTTTACGATACGAACGCAGGATATTCGACTAGTACTGGTAAATATACGGTTCCGATCACGGGTTATTGGAAGGTCACCGGTATTGTCACAACTCAAAACACTGGGACTATGACCGTGTCTCAGCAAATAAAGCTCACCGCCAATCAGTCTGGGTCTGTTTCTACGACATCTACACTTGGGGAATTCTCTGCTCAAACTACGTCAGCAGTTGGAGCTTTCCCTAATGGGTCTACGACCTTCTACGCTCAGGCCGGAGATTTATTGTGGCTTACAGTTACTAACGGCACCGGCAACACGATTACTCTAGATAATACATCTACGAATAACTATGTAACGTTTGAACTCATTTCTGGTGGAGGATCGTCTTCAAGTTCTTCTTCAGGGTCCAATACAGTAGCCATGAAGTATAACACGACGAGTTCTTCCGTGAGTGCGGGAATAATTATCCTTACGAACAAGATCGAGGATACCACCAATTCGTATAATACGAGCACTGGCGTTTGGACTTGTCCACAAAGTGGCACTTATCATGCAGACGGTACTTTGATTTCTAGTGCGACTGCTTTTGCTGTGAATGGAAATTATGAGGGATACGCTTCAGTTAATGCTGGTGGAGCTACACCGACTACCAATCTCTTGGGTGGTTCTAGAGCCGAAACTACGCAAGCAGTGAATAGATACGCTCAAGGCGGTACGATTTTAAAACTAAATGCTGGGGATACAGTTTCTCTTTTCCAAAATAGCTCAGTTACTATTGCTCCAGTAGCCGCAACCATAAGCATCTACAGAATCGGTAACTAATGTGAATCGCGGATTAGCATTCCTAGGAGTTATGATGCTCCTAGGAGTATTTTATATGGAAATATACATGCTAGTTAAATTTGTCTTTGACGCTTTAGCTAGTTGATTTTTTAGGCTTTACAGCTCTAATCAACTTACCAGGCATATCGTAGTGATGCTCTATCAAGGCTATTAGCTCTTGTTTATACGATCCTGGCAGATCTTCCGCGAAATCATAAAAATCTTTTAATACTATAATATAGTAGTTACACATAGCTTCACCTACGGGCGTGAGATGAGCGTCATCACCTCTAGCCAAGTTTTTCACCTTGGCCGCTATTCTATATATACTATTTTGTTCATCTTCCATTATTCATCCCAATCCATTTTAAGATCCTTAAAATCTTTTTCAAGTTCTTCGATAGTTTGCTCTAAATTGGCAACCTTTACTTTATGTTTTATTTCTAGATCAAGATAGCCTTTTCGCCATTCCTTAGCAATATCTTCAAATTCTTTGACGAGACTGTAAATTTCTTCAATCTGTCGTTCTTGAATCTCGCGAATATCTTGACGATTGGCTATATTTCCTATTAAACCTACAATTTCTTCAGGAGTCATTTTCTATACCTTTCAAATAAACTCAGCTTCATTCTTTTCTGTGGAGTAATTCCTATGGGAGCCAGAAGCTTTTCGTATTTAGAGATGACCTCTCTAGCTTGGTCTTCCGTTAGATCAGCGTCTTCATCGCATTCAATTTCTAAGAAACTAGCGGTTTTACCTTCTTCATCTATAACACTATAGTACACTACGTCCCCATCATCAAAGTAGTAAATATCACAAAATTTCTCCACCGAGAAGTTCTTTTCATATCCCAATCCCTTACAAAAAGCTTCTACTAATTCTGCACTATTTTTGTCCACTCTCAAATTTACTTCAGTCCTGACAATGTTGTTCGTGCTTATGTGTTTCTTTTTAAAGGTAAGTTCAGAACGCTCATCGCTCCCAAAATTGGGGCGGTTCCTATGCCTAAGAAACTCATTCTCACCCTTGGTGTAGTACACGTCTTTAGATTCTACATAGAGAAAGTTCTTGGGATTCAATGTCGAAAGAAGTGACTTAAAATCGAGCCTACTGATGTTATCAGCAGAATACTTACTTTCAATTTCAAGATACTTCTTTTCTTGACTCATGGTCTATATTTCCTTTTTAATTCTTTTCGTTTCTCTCTTTTGTCTTTCTTTGTTGGAAACTTTCCAGTTTCATAATAAGTTTGGTACATCCAAAGATCGGAATCACGTTCGATATAAAGTTTATAGATCGGAAATTTTAAGTCAGCGTCTTTGTAAATAGATTCCCACCAACCAGTCCCTTTTACTTCCCAATCATAAATTCTTTTTCTATAAGATTTTTTCTCTTCTTCTGAAGCTAACGCTTCATCTAATTTCGCATCTACTTTTCTATCGTTCCCGTGAATAAATTGACAATGGTGACCAATCTCATGAATTAGACACAAAATTAAAAATACCTTAGATTTTTTAGAAGAATCATAGATATTTATTTCTTTTCCATCGGTTGTCCAATCAGCGTCGGCATCCACGTTATGCTGGGGCTTAAAAGATACGCGTACGTTCATAGCTTGAGCGTACTTGACTAATCTTTTCAATTCTTCATCTCTTTTCAAGATACCCTCCTTTTATCCATGCTTGTCGTATGCGCTCTGTGCTATTCTAAGCCATTCTTTTTCTTTAAAATCGAATTCCTCCACGAAGTAGACACTTAGAAAGTCGATAGCTTGATCTTTAGGATAACCAGCTAAAGCGAAGTCGCAAAATATACTATGCCACGTGTGATTTCTTCCTTTATCGAATTTTATACCATATTTTAGTGCAGTTTTTACCCATGGACTTAGTTTGTCATGGTCTGCTCCGTTTGTCAAGCTTTTTCGTTCACGCTCTTTAGGTCTTAGATGCTCATATAGATTTAGCCACACCATCAAGTCTTCTAGTTTCACCTTTTCTTTAAGTTCTAAAAGAGTCTGCTGTTTTCCAGTTTCTGGGCGTGTAGCGCCCGGTATACGAATACATCTTGAAGGATTTTTGCAATTTTGATCAAAAAGTGTGCCGATACGTAGTATCCACACATATAAAAGTCTGTAGGTTTTTTCATCAAGAGGAGTGTCTAAAGCCACTAGAATGTGGGCTGACTTGGAACCGCTAAATATGATTGCAGAATATGGTATACCTAGATTTTTTAGGTACTCTACTTGAGAAGTTATGGACCCAGTATCGCATTCTAAAAGAAAATTCTGGAGTCTGTAAGCATTTGAATCTAAACGAAATCCTTTGATAGGATTGATAGCTAAAAAAATTAGTTCAGATGTTTTAACAATTTGATTAGAAACCTTTTGATTAGAGCTTACTAAGGTAACTTCTCCAGACAAAACGGTTTCTATTGAAACACTATGAGTAGCGAATTTATTATTACTAACAACCACCGTATCTTCTGGTAAAAACATTAGGTCTAGGAGGCTTTTTAGATCTTGCATCTGTCACCATCCTAGACCCAATATAATTATAAGTCAAGCTAAATATCAGACTGCACTACCAGAAACTGCTGAAACAGCCTCTGCTACAGCCGCGTTGGCTTCTTCTACTTTCTTGGCTACATCAGCTGCTTGAGCATCTGCTTGCTGTTTCTTAATCATTTCCATGAACTTATCTCGTTGATCTTTAATATTAAGCATATGCTCTTTTACAGTTTTTTCATCATAACGGTGCATATAACTTTGACGAAGTTTTCCGCCATTAGGTCCATGATAAATAACGGGTACCGTGATATTTTTTCTTTCACCCTCCCCATTATTAGCTTCAGAATCGTATTGAACTTCTTCTTCTGTAAGAAGTCTTACTTCTCCCCTTTCGACCAATTTTCGCCATTTGCTAGAAGCTCCGTACACATCCTTGGACAACTGATTTAGCTCATTGATAGTTTCTCTGCTATACATTTTCTTCTCCCTTTGCTTCGTTTTGCTCTTTCTTACCACAACTACAATCTGTGCAATAACTTTGAGTGCCACACTCCACGGAGTCTTCTCTGACTATGGAAAAATCCATATCATCTAATAGAGACATCCCAAATAAAGCCACCTTTATGCCAGGCAACGCACTTTTAAGGCCTTTCTTCAGATGATCTAATACTGATTCATCTATATCATCGCTTTTAACTTTAACCAACAAGATATCTCCTGGTTTTAAGTCAAGTTTAACTATTTCGATTTCTTTAAAAGTTATTTCCATCACTTTTCTTCTTTCTTAGGCTCTTCAATAAGTTTTCCGATGGTGTTATAACGACTAGCTTTTTCTGCGGCATCGGCAACATCCTTTCGCCACTGATCATTTATTGGCTTAAACATACCCCTATCATAGGCTGTTTCTACGAATGTACCTACGGTATGCCCCTTATAACGATTTTTTCTAATAATCCACTTAGTGCTAAGTTTTTGATAGTCGGGAACCATTTCTAAAGCCACGGTACACGGTGTAATAATGTCTTTGCAACCTCTTAACCGATCTTGAAAATCCATCTCATTTTCTGGATCTCCTGCCTTAGCAGAAGATAGCTGAGACATTACGACAATGACAGCTGGATACAAATCTTTATAATAATCGAAAACACCCATAACTTCTTTAATGACTGTAAATTGCTGCATGTTCATGTGTTTCTTACTATTTACAATCTTCTGAATATAATCCACCAGGATCATGTCATACTGTTCTCCAGAGGACAGTAGATTTTGAAAAATTGACTGAATACCTTCCAAACTATCAGTTCTCCCGTGGTCGTCTTTTCCGATAACAGTGACACCCATTTTAGGCCATTTACCAGAAAATTCAATCAGTGTTTCCTTTTGTTCGTCTGTAAATTCTTCAATGTTATTAAAATCCCAACCATGAACGAGACAGGTAAGTCTATTGAAAACTTGAAGAGTGTCTTCTTCACAACTTATTATAAGAGCCTTCCGATTTTTACCTGTCACCAGATTCACTTGTTTAATCGTAGTGTAAATTAAATTGGCAGATGCTGATGATTTGCCACCTCCGGTTCTGCCACCCACCAGAATAACATTACCGGCCCAACATGGGACCGGTTTACGAAAGCATGCATTTAGAAAGTCCATACCATTTTTTGCATTTTCTAAATAAGCACGATTTTTATTTTTAATGACTTCGATTTCTTCATCGGACATTATACCGACATTGACTTTATCTGTCCGATTAACGTCGGCTTCATTTTTAGTAATTTTTTCAAGTTCGTTAGTATACCTATAGGTTTCGACTAACAATTTTTTTTCCTGAAGTTCTTTTTTTCTTAGATCGAGTTCTTTATCTCGTTCCAGAACTTCTTGTAACTTCTGAAGAGCTTCACTTTTGGGCTTATTAACATCTTGACTCATCTATTTGAGTCCTAATTTCTTTTCGAAATCTTCATCGTAGACTACGTCCGGACCATCCATAGCGTCTAACATCTCCTGTGTAAGCTCTATTTCATCGCCCATATTTGGCAAACTTTGTGCTAAATCAATTGTCCCGTCATTATATTCGGACTCAGAATTATCTGCAGTTCTCAGAGCTTTAGTTTCCTCAGCTCTTCGTTTCATATTATCGAGTTTAGCATCCTGTTCAGGAGTTAGTATGGCTTCTTCAATCTCCATTACAGGATAATGTAAATCTATGGCTTTTTCCAAAAGATCCATGTTAAGCGCCATCCATGGCTTAAGCTTAGCGTTTTTGTAGAAAGGATTTACACAAGCTCTGACGATTCTTTCTTTTTTTGAAAGATTCAAATCTTCTTTTGTATAACTATGTTTCTCTAGATTAATCAACAAAGTTATAAAGGCTTTAATTCGATCTTTTCTTTCCTTGGGCAAACGATCGTCATAGAAAAGTATCCAAGCCCTGACTATTTCATCAAATGTTGGTGACATTTAGATTCTCCAAAAGTCTCTTGGCTGTATCGACTTCTTCTTTAAGAAACTTATTTTCTTTATTTTCTTCAACAAAAGATCTAACAATTTTAATCTTATCCTTGTCAGGAATAGAGTTAAATTCCGAATAGTTATCCTTGCAAAAATTTCTTGATTCCGATCGCTCGAAAATTTCTTCGGGAGTCATGTTGTGTAGATTATCATAGGGATCTGCATTATTGCAAGTAAAATCTGTAAAAGACAGTGTTTTCTTTCTGATCGGCACACAAACGTACCAAACGCCGTCGTCTAGATAAACAGGACCTTCTTGTTTATTTTTCATCTTCTTTTTAAGAGATTTGAAAGCAGAAGTTCCCAACGACTTGTACCCGTGCTTGCTATGATTCTCCAACAAATCTTCAATATCTTTAGGGGGTTGTTTCGTGCCTGAAAAAACAATGAATTCTTCGGAATGCAAACCTTTAATATTCCTTGCTTTTTGACGACACACTCTAACCATGTCCTCTAGGCGTTGTTTCAAAAAACAAGTGAAGTCTGCTCTATTCTTATTTAGAATGTCTTCTTTTTTACAAACTATAGAGTTATGACTTCTAAAAGTACGCTTAAAGTTTGCCAACTTTTCTGGTTTACGTTCTATAGCAAATAAACCTAAATAGCTAACCAAGTGAACCTGGGCGGCGTTAGTAACATCGTCCAAATCTAGTCCAACCAACATGAAAAGGCTCTTGTACACAAAATAGGTATTTTTAGCAAAGTTCTCTATAATATGATTATAGGGCTTCATTTCGTCTATGGTGGGGTTATGTTTAGCTCTACGTATATACTGATGACGGAGGTAGCATTCTTCAAAGGAATCCTTGTGATTTATTCTTTTGTTATCTGGTGTAGGTCTATCAACTTTAATCATTTTGCACTCTTTTTAGCTGGCGGGGTGGGCCTTACACCCACTTCTTCCCTCTCAACGAGGGGCTTCATTTAGGAAAAGCTTCCCGCCTTGTGTTTTATTTATCTAGCTTGCGAACTTCTTCTAAAAGAGCTTTAGCCAATTCCTGGTTGTCTCGGATAGCAAAAGCGGCTTCTTTTTTACCGTTGAACTTGTGATCGCCATAGAAGTAGGTTCTATTATTTTCAGTTTTTAGGATTCCCAAATTCTTGGCCAGCCAAAAGATCTCCTCGTGCTGATTCACGATGCCACTGTCATAAGACAAGGTAAACACTCCAGCACGACCAGCTTGACCAATAGAAGACTGCTCCATCTTGGCAAAGACTTTGTGACCATTCAGCAGTTTGTTGCCACGAGCGTCCTTGTGGTCTTCCTCTTCAAAGGTCTTGCCTTCGATATCTTGCTTATCTTCGGCAGCTCCCGCACGCTTTAAAGAGATGTAGTACTCAAACGCATGCCTGGTGAACCATGAAGCTGACATCTTTTCTTTAGGTCCATAAGACCCTGCTTCTAGATTAGCTGCCATTTGAGCAGTTCCAATGAGTAGAATCTTGTTCTGCTTGCAGAATGGGATCAACTTACCCAATCCGTTCTTAAGGGTTAGAGCCTGATCACCCATTAGATGATTAGCAACAGAGTCGGCATCCCCACGTTTAATACCCATAATACCGTTTAGGGAGTCTATGGCGATCATTCGAAGAGGCATTCCGTCTTGTACCATGCTCTTGATGTCTCCTTCAACACGGTCAAAGATATCGGTGGCCTGGTTGGTATCATAAATAAATGAACGAGTTTGGTCAATACCAGGAATGGCTGTGTGTTGCAGCTGACCGCGCATTTCGGTATTAAAATAGATAGAAATACCTTCTGGATCTCTAGCCTGCATTTCCTTGATCATGGCATAGATAGAAAGCGATTTACCAGCTTTAGGCTCAGAAAAGAACAAGATGGAACTGTTCTTGGGGACACCGTTGGCTTTATTTGCAAAAATCCAATTAAAATAGGGGCTTGGAGTGTACAAGCAGTTTTCAGGTGCAAAACTATCATAGTCGTAATCTACAGCATCATCGTAACCTCTAAGCTGCTTGAGCCATGGATTATCCTTCTTTTTGTCTTTCTTGTCGTCGGTTGGCTTATCTGTGGTACTCATTTACTTATCCTTCTTTCCGCTTGTTACATACAAATTGTCATTACCTAAACCTGAACGCGAAACTAGATACATCTTTTGATTCATGTATCTATTTACATTTTCCAGAACCTTGATCTTACCTTCAAAATTTGATTGAATAGCTTTAAGTTGATTAATTCTGTCTAGTGCTGCATTGTATTCTGCGTTCTTAATAAGAAAAGCATTCCTAAGCTCAGAACTCCCCGCAGATTTTGGCTTATCTTTTAGATATTCCATATACTCGCCCAAGATAACATCTGCTTTAGCTTCCTCCAGAGCCTTTTCTGCCAGTAACAGTTGGTACCCTACGTTAGATAGGTGCGTCTTTAAAATGCGATAGCTTTCATTAAAAGTATGAGAAAGATCAGAATAAGTTAGTGGGTTCACTGTTTTAGCTTCTACTAGTCTGGTTTCAGCTTCTCTAACTAAAGTCATATCTAAATGCAGCTGAGGCGATTTTTTAAATGCTGGCACTGTTATAGCGTGCTGATTAGGATTTTGTCTATTATCTTCATTCATGCTTGCACCTATAATGACATGCCTTATATTGCTTTGTCAAGAAAAATGTGTGGGCAGGATTTCATTCCTCATTAAGCCCGTGAACAACCTTCAGCACCCACACACCGACCGGATCGCTACGTTTGCGCTCGCAGTCAACTTTTTTAAAGCGCCTCTAGAGACGCCATGAAGTCTTCATTTGACTGTTCCGTAATAGATTGAGCAGTAGTTTTTACAGGAGCTGCCTTAGGTGTAACCAGGGCAACCCTTGCTGTTGGCGTCGGCGTAGGAGGAGCCGCAGCAACTTCTTCTGTCACATCAGGGGTATCTGTGTCATCCGTAGTGTCTTCAGAAACGTTACTTTTATTGAAGATCTTGTCCAAATAAGGGGACGTTCCTGTTTTCAGTTCAGAGCTGTCCACAACACTCTTGACTTCTTCGGAAGTCAACCGCTTAAAAAGCTTGTCCAGCTGAGCTGCTTCCGTCTCTAGGCGATTAAGGGTATCGTTATCAAGCTTATGTACTACATCCCGTTCTACTGAACCGACACCCGGCACATTTAGCTTTTCTTTGAGAATGCTGACGGCGAACGTAGTATCGCGGCCCATTCCAGTGCGATTAAAGACAAAGAAACGGCCGTCTTCTACACTCAGTGGATCTACACTTTGAGCGTGCAGATTCTTAATCTGAGCTTCCAAAGCGAGCTTTGCCTTATGGCGAAGCTTCAAAACCCCAATATTACCTTGGGAATCCAGAACATTAAGGTAGTGATTATTGTCTAGGTTGTACATGCCAGTAGGGCCAACCAGCACATTTAGCAAGTCAACGGCAGCTTTATTTCCTGACTTCTTAGCCTTTTCAAGTTCTGCCTTAAGAGTCTCAATACGTTCCTTAGCGGCATCTGCAACTTCAATCATACCATTCTTACGATTCTTAACTTCCGGACTCACAAATGGCTTTTGCTTACCATCAGTGGTCTTATACCCGTAATGGACGTTGTAAAAAACAGACCAGCGCCCAGAATCTGCCAAATCACCGAGTGGAGGCAGAATTCGGAAGGCTTGATCGCCTTCCTTAAGCTTAAAATATTTACGTTGAGTTCCGCCACCAAAACGAGCTTTACCAATTTTTAAAGACATGTTATTTCTTTCCCTTTTTATTTTAGATATTCTTTCAATTTCATCAATCATTTATTCTTACATAGTGATTTTATATTTGTCAATGCATTTTCTACGTTTTCTTTCGTTACCTCCTTAACGACAAAAACTCCTTCTTTAGATTTAATGGTTTTAGCTTCTTTGCCTGCTACAACCAAAAACGCTCTGGAGCCAATTCTTCCCAGTGTTTGATACAAATCTAGTGCTAACGATTCATCATCTGTTACCATGACAATGGGGGTGATCTTAGACCCATGATCAGAACTAATTGCAAAATCAACTATAGACCTTACAGCATGAATACCAGCAATTTCAGAGCCTACCTGCTCATTAATAGCTTGTTTTACTAAAGCCACGAAGTCTTTCTTGTCGCTAAGAGCACGTTGGTATTGCTGCTTCATAATCAGTTGTGGATATCCAACAATTTGCATTTCGCTGGCCTTATCTTCCAGATGGCGCCCCATGATATCGAACAGGGTGGCTGCTGGCGTTTTGTTTTTATAAAGTTCTTCTGGAAGCCTATTTGCAAGTTCCTTATAGAACCCTTCTGGGTCAGCGCTGAAACACTTGAATTCTAGTGTGGCCAAATCTGAGAACTTATCCTTTTGTGTGCCGGACACAAGAATGAAAGCTGCAGATGTTCGCAATTCATCTACATACTGTTCCTTAAGACCTTTAAGTCTTTCCTTAGCATTTCTCTGCCTTCCTTCACGGCCAGCATACGTTTCTCTGGGTCCTACAGAAATGTCCTCATCTACGAGAGGCTTAACTTTCTTAATTTCTTCTAGAACTTTATTCAACGACATTCTTTTTCTCCTTTGTTTTATCTACCAACTTTTTACGTACTTTTATTTCTGCTTTTGCCCCAGCTACTAATCCTTCTAAATAAGTGAGTCTTTTTTTGGCTGATTCCAGTCTGATTATTTCAGGATTCTCCTGAATATCTTTTAAAGAATACTGTTTACTATTTTTAAACATTTCGCTATAATCGGACTCGATAACCCATTCCTTAAACACTAGCTCACACTTAACCACACCGCAACCTTCCCAGCAGCGGTTGTTTTCTTGGAGGGCTTTTATGCTGGGAAAAATCTTATTGCCATCTGAAGCTTCCCCAATTTCATGCTCATAGTCCACTCCGTCTACATAAACAACGATATTTTTATATTTCATTTTATGCCAAAATACTTTTTGAGATCATTAATAGACTTAAACTTTTTTTCAAACTCTTTTGCTTCTTTTTTACCTTCAAAATTATTCTGAAATGTCTTTTGTACTTTAATCTTACCATCTACAGATGAGAAGTCAACAAAAATCCGCTTAGATATTTCATTAATACTTACCTGTAAAAAAGCTTCCTTGCCTAATTTTTTAGTTTTAGTGATCTTATTTTGAAATGGGTTAGTTTGTTCCATGTAGAATCCTTTTTAGTATCTTACCTGTATGGATTGCAGTGGCTTGAGATGTTCCAGACATGCGCCCCATTGTATCGTCGGGAAGATCAGACAAAACATTCTGACCTATTTCCCATGAAATTTGGTTGTAGGCCCAATTAGATGATGGAGCCCTGTATCCATCTTTATCTAGATTACCAACAATTATCTCATTCTTTAAGAAGAATGAGGCAGGATAAAAGCCACCTTCTTGAGTTTCTATGTTTTCCCCTTCATTTCCAGCAGCCACAATGAAGGTTACTTTTTGATTGTCGTGAATGACATTGTATTCTTGCCTACTAAAACTTGGGCCACCTCCTGAAAGATTTATCAAAGTAGCGCCATTTTTAATGGCTTCACGGAAGCTTCTAATTTCGTTCGTTAAATTAGTATAGCCGTCCGCATTGCTAGAGTAATACTTATAAATTAACAGACAATAGTTACCTTCGCCAGCATATTGCTGTATTAGCCCGGCAAGGTGAGTTCCGTGACCATTCGTATCTCTCAATCCATCTCCAGTAAAATCTTTGTGTCCGGTAAGACACAAGTGATCTTTAAGACGAGGATCATTCAAATCAAGACCGGTATCAACCAAAGCAACTTTAACGGGGTCTTTATAAACCTTAGCTATAGCTGGTGTTATAAGAAGAAACAACAAGAAAATTGCAAATCTCATATTCACACTTTAACACACCTATTTTGAGTTTGTCAATATAAATCCTAAACTTCTACAACTAATCTGGTGACATTCATTTCGCCATCTTTCCCTGCTTTTTTACGCATAAATATCGTACAAATAGCGCCCTTTTTGACTCCAATTTCATAGCTTAATTCTCCAGTATTGTAGTCGGGCCACTGGACTTTTTCACAGATGTAATTACCACAATCTACGATTAGCTTCAACGCTCTTTTAGTACCTTTGGAATAGGAAAATTCCTTAGCTTCGATTATATAGCATGTGACGGCAACATAGACATCTTTTTCAACTTGATAACCCTTCAAGTGATCCAATTTTTCAATGGTTGATCCATCAACTAAAAAAATTGACCTGTCCCAAACCGAATCATACACTTTGGGTGAAGATGAGTTTTTATCTGCAATTTTACTATGTTTAGCCCCCAGAGTATGCAAATCTATAGGGATTGTGGGGAGAGTTGCTTTTTTCAAAGCAGCATCGATAAGTGGATCTAAGTTAATATACTTTTCTGGTACAGTGCCCTCTTTGGGCTGTAAAGCTCTAATTTTCTTCCCCGTCTTATCTGCTTTAGTTTTACTATCCTGGAATTTTTTAACTTCAACAGCATCTTCGTACGCCTTTAATTTTTCTATTAAAGACATATTAGGCTTAAACAAAGAGTCTAAAATTCCGACGTGAACTAGTTTATGGGCCAAAGTTCTGCCCGCTACGTCCTTATCAACAAAATCTTGTATGTCTTTATAAGGACGATTAGCTACTATAGGATCGATAGTGGCATCCCCGATGCCTCTAATCACTCCAAGTTTTGCCCTAATTTTATGATTAGCATAGTCAGGAACCATAGTGTCGGTGCTTAAATTGATGTCTGGAGGAGCAACCAAGTTCTTTACGTGCGGCCAAAATTTGCCCGTGATTTCTTTTTCTTGAGCGTTAGAGAGAACGGCAGACCACCAGGCAAGTTCGTAATTATGACGCAAAAACATGCAAGCGTAGGTAACCATAGCATATTCATAACTATGGATAATGGAGAATCCATATCTTCCGAAAGTCACCATTTGTTCCCAAATTTTTTCGGCAGTTTCTAAAGAAACCTTCTTAACTGCTCCGGCTATAAAAGATGGCTTAATTTTTGTAAGCTTAGGCATGTTCTTTTTAGCCATGCTCTCTCTAAGCAATTCCGCATCTTCATCGCTAAATCCAGCCAGTAGTTTCGCAACTTTCCCAAGATCTTCTTGATAGCAAAGAGTCCCATAGGTGTCTGGAAGAATCTCAGCCAGTTCTTTTATGTCTGGCTCCGATTCACCATTACGACGCAACACGTATTCTTCCACCATGTTCAATCCAGTAACTGGATCAATGTAGTCTTTAGGGCCGGGACGTTCCAGTGCTAGAATTGAAGCTAAGTCTTCCAATCTGGTGGGTTTGATCTTTTGAGCCAAGTCCGACATTCCTTTGGAATTGATTTGGAACAGAGAAACCGTGTTTCCACTCCAGATGCTTTTATAGGTCAAAAGATCTTCTGGAAGATCCCAAATGTACGTTTTAACTCCATTATGTGTAAAATAACCGGGTTGAAAATCATCTCCGTTTTTCTTGTTTATTAGTTCCAGGCATACCTGGATATCTAAAAGTTGGGAGATGGTCAAAAAATCGTACTTAACCAAACCAGCGGCTTCCGCTTCTTTATGAGTATAATGTGTAATGTACCCTTCTTTAAGAGGGATGATTTGATCTAGGGGAATGTCGGACAAGACCTGGGCGCAGGCATGCTTACCAAAAGCCCGAGTTATCCCCAAAGCTTTGGACACTATGTTCCAATCTTTGGGACGGTCTTTTATATATTTCTGCAAATCTTCATTAGTGTCAACTAGACCAGGAATGTGTTCCCCGCCTTCTTCTTCGTTTTCATATCCAAACACAAAGTTTTTGTCGCTAACTAGTTGCGGTGGCAGTGGCAATCCAGCCGTCAACCGTTCAATATCCTGAGATACTTTTCCATTTAAATATCGATCAGCATCTTTGATGGACGAACGTAACCTAACGGTTTGTCTAGTTGAAATATGTCCAGCACAATTGCCCCATCTTTTATATAGAAAGCCGGAGTTTCCATCTTCGCCGATTAAAGTGATCTTCTGGGGCAAATCCGTATCAATATCTGGAAGTTTTTTCATCTCGATACGAGTCTTGGAGAAAAATCGACTAAAAGGCAAGTTATAACGAATAGGATCTATATTGGTTATCCCCAATAAATAGCAAAATAGGCTGCCTCCTGCAGATCCACGACCGACACTAGTAAGCTGCTTTTGTTCTGTATAATGATCTAAGATCTCCACAATAGGTAGAAAATAGGGGGTCAGATCTTTAATTCCATTTTTAGCAATGACTTTAATTTCTGTACGAAGCCTATCCACGTAAACCGGGTCATCCCATCGCATGCGACCATTGCGCTTGATGATGTCCATAGCTTTCTTGAGCGGGTCTCCGCCTGGATCTGCCAACCGCCATTGATACTCTAGCTTAAAATTGTCAAATAGGCTAGCCCATTTGTCATTATTGGCCAGAACTTTTGCAGCTTCTTCTTGAGACAAGTTCAGTTTATTATAAAGATAGTGGTAAATTTCTTCTTCGGTTCTCATGTGCTGATTGGCACGAATCTTGTCTTTACCTTCCAAAACCACATGCTGGACTACTTTGTCTTCCTTGTGGGCGTAATAGGCATAATCAGAAGCTAGAACTGGTACATTATACCTATCAGCCAAAAGCTTCAAAAACTTATTGATTTTTAACGTTACATCGCAGGGCAAAGGCAAATATCCCGTGTGTAGCTTAACTGTGTCGATATCTTTGTCTACCTTCGTAAACATACCCCCAACTACCTTAGAAACGATCACAGAGTGTCCAGAACGCTCTATAAGGTCTGAGGCTTTGATCTTACGGGCTTTGTCAGTACTAACGATATCAGAACCCATAATAGAGTCAGAAGTGCCGTCAGTGTACTTAATTTTTATAACTCTAGCGTATTTTTTGTCCCATGGCTCACAAATCATGGCAACGTATAAACGATCCTCGAATAAAGAGCGCAGTTCATTGAAAACTTTTAAACCTATTTCTGCACTAGAAGCTAGATAGGCTTTTCCCACGATACAATGAGGACCGCCTAAGACTAGGTTGGTATTGTACTTAGACAGCAATTCAAGATCGGCCCAGGTAAAAAGATTCTGGCTTTCTTCTCTAACTTCGATAGTTTGAAAGTCTGTTCTAGATACCAATTTACACAAAGCTTGGTAAGCTTCTTGGTCTTCGCAATAAACGGTAGCTGAGTAATAGGAACATCGGTCAGCTCTAGTTCCAGAGGTCGCAGGACACATGGGGTCCTTAAAATAGAACTCTAGACCCAAAATAGGCTTAAGTTTGGCTTCTTTGGCTTGTTTATAAGCTTTAAAGCTAGAATATAGATATCCATGGTCTGTGCATGAGAAATAACTGCGCTTAAGAGCCACAGCACGTTCTATGAAGGTATCCAGATTAGATGCTGTCAAAAAGGATTCTACATGAGTGTGTGGAGAGACTTTCATTTACCCTTCCTCTTATTGGCCAACCTAGACTTTTTAGCAGTTTTACGACGATTGATCTTAGTTTTACGTTGCCCATCAGAAATAGGCTTAGGTATATCTGAGGGCTTCTTATCGCTCATTCAGCCTCCAGCAAGGAGATTAAGTCAACTGATTGACTGTTATCCTTTTTACTTTTCATGAGTTCTAGCAGTTTCTTGTACACTTCAACACAAGCCAATGTATCGGCCTTTGCTGTGTGGGCTTTTCCCATAGGTATGTTTAGATAACTTACGATAGATCCTAAATTACCGATATCCTTGGGGAACCAACCACAATCCTTTAGAAAATCCACACAAATCTTAGTATCCACTTTCCCATAATGGACCATGGAATCCCATTCGTCCTTAGGTAGGACATATTCCTGAACATAATCTATATCGAATTGAACGTTCTGTCCTAAAGGTCTGATATTGCTATATCTTCCGTTCTTTTTAAGATATTTTTTAATCATAACTACTACTTTTTCTTTTGCTTCAGAATAAGTAATAATTTCTGGATCTTCCAGATGTTTCCGTAAATCTATGCCGTTAACCTTCAGCGCACCAGCTTCAGCAATAGGTAGTCGATCCCCATCAGGCTTTAACTTAAAATCCAACTCTTCCAGAACTTTAAAATCTTCATCTATGACAGCCATGTACAGAGTCAGCATGTCTGCTTTTTTAGGATTTAGACCACCAGTTTCCGAGTCAAAAGCTAGATAGAAATTAGACATTTCAGATCATCCTCAAAAACTTAGCAGAATGAATATCCATTTCTGCAATTTTTTCTACTGCGCAATCGCAATCCAAGGTTAGATTAAAGATATAGCTAGATCCGTTTTGATGAGCTTCTTTAGGCTTGATTACTGATTCAGTTCCGGAACATTGTAGACATATTTCGTTTTCCATTTTACGTATCCTCTGAACCAGACTCTACCACACCTTCTTTTAATTTGTCAACAGCTTCTTGATATATTTCTTCAACTTCTTTTTCAGTTAACATGAGAAGTTTAGCAATCGTTGAATTCTCAAGCGTTTTTGAACTACTAGCCAAGAACTTGCTGAGTGAATTACTGCACTTAAAGCATTTAATGAAATCGGGGTCTTCTAATATTCTTTTTTTGAAATCTTCCTTAATCACGAGGCTTCCCAAACTTTCCCTGTAGGACGTTGTTTTCGCTATTCTTTGTAAGTTGATCATATGCCTCTTTATTCTTTTGCAACAGAAACTCTATTTCTTTAACAGCTTTCTCGTTATTGGTTCTATCTACACTAACTTGAGATATCCTAGTCTTAGTTTTCTTTAAGTCTTCCTTAGCTTTTTTGTATTCCATAGCTAAAGCCACTATTTTGATATTTTTAAGATAGGCTATATTTTCTTCTAGTTGTCTCTCTATATTCAATAGGAAGTCTATTTCTTTTTGTAAAGTGTCTACATTAGTAGCAAAAGTTCTAATCCTGACTTCAGCATCTTTAATAGCCCTATCCAATTTTATGAGTTCTTCTTGTTTTCCCATTAAATCACTTTCAAAGACTGTAAAGTTTACCTTCTACAACACAAGTATAGTTGACAATTGGAATTGGAACCAAATATACAGTTCCAGTCTTGGGTTCCAAGTATCCAATTCCAAAGCCCAAACTCCAGTCTTTAATGGCCTTGACCCGGTGCATGTAGTCAATTTGTTCTACATCGCCGAGCCAGCCAAACATGGCTGTAACATGCCGTTCTCCCTGAGCGTTGCCTTCTACAGCATAGCCCAGACGATGAGTATGCCCAATAACGATGTTATGCTGGAAAGCATCCATCGACTTATAGTGAGCGTACCTGCCGGCTACCCCAGTATCGTGAGTAACGTTCAACTTGCCTAGCTTGTAGGATTGTTTGTAAGGTATATACTTGAACCCCTTTTCTTTCAGTTCCAAAATGTGGGGCGTCGAAATGAAGTCAAACAGTTCCGGAGCACGATCCATCAAATAACGTTCTAGGCGATCTTCGTGATTACCAGACACAAAAACATTGTTTTTAGCACCAATGGCTTTGACTCTGTCCAAAGCTTCTCTGGTGGCCTCAACTTCGTCTTTAAGCTTAAGGGCACGGTTAGGATGCTTGGAGTGAGAACTAACCGAGTAGCAATCGATGAAATCTCCTAGAATGATTGAATGGTCAGGTTTAAAACTCTTTGCTACCTTCAACATAAGCTCAAAAGCTTTTTTATCTTCATAAGGAAAATGCGAATCTGGAATCAAAAGAATCTTTTCTAACTTTTTACTATTTTTCATTGTTTTACTCCCAATACTTGATAAATTACTTTCTTTTCTCTGTTGTTCATTTTTTTAACTGTGCCAGCTAATCCTGAATTTTGAGAACTGGTCATCCACTCAATGTTATCTAGAGTGTAACCTTTGTTGGAATCAATTCTATTAATAGAAGGCGCTAATTTTCTGTCAAATTTATTCATAATATATCTTTTATAAAGACTTAGAAAGTCAGGATGATTTTTGGCCCAAGTCATAAAAATATCTCTAGGAAGAAGTGGTTTGCCTTTCCAATTTCCTCTATTATGAGAATTTTTCCCTTCCACTCTTCGTTTCATACCTCTATGCAGGCTACTTAAAAAAGTATTTATAGTTGCTCTCTGCCGATGAGAATTACAGTATATACTTCTACCACTATTGGTAGACTTTGAGCGATTTTTTTGACACCATTCAAAGAAACATTTCGTATTCTTCTTAGTTCTTTCGATCTTTTTTTTCATATCTTGCCGGCACCCTTGAGATTGGCCATGATCATGGCTGACAGATTACCTTTTTGAGGATTCCCGACAGCTTTATTCACTTGGCTAGACGCGATCATTTCCATTGTAGCGTAGTCTGGCATCGGCGCTCTGTCGGCTGGAATAGCTGACTTTCTATTCTTTTGACGTTCCAAGGCCTGTTTATCCCGCTCTGCAAGTTCTGCCGCAGTCATTTCATGTATAGGCTTGTCGAGTGGCTCGTAGTCTGGTTCCATTTCAGGTGGCAACAGAGGCTTAGCTTGAACTTTAGGCCGCTGAAGAGGCTCAACCTTCTTTTGAACAGGCTTTACCAGAGCTTTGGGCTTAGACCCTATGGTATTTATAGTTGTTTTCTTGGCCACTTGAGTTGTTTGAACAGGGTGAGGCCTATTAGCTTCTTCAGATTTGCTTAGACCACCAGAAGCCTTTTCTGCAAGCATTTTTAGGACAGTAACTTCTGTATCATTGAAAGGCGAAGAAACGATCGTATTTTGAGCATCCTTTTCTTGACGCATTCCAAGCATTATTTCCATGCGTTCTTGGGCAAACTTTCGAATTTGTTTCTGAACACTTTTTGTAGCTCTTGGATCAACTTCTAGGCCGCTGAAGAGATCGTGCTGCATGACCATCTCGTAGAGCTTGCCTTGTTCTAGGCGCAGACGGGCATCGGAAAGTACGGATTCAAAGTCTTCTTCATCATCTTCTTGAGAAACTTGTTCAATAAGTTCTTCTAGACTCACTTCTTGTGGCGCTACAGGCTTAGGTTGCTGATGCGCTTGAGGTCTTGAATTCCTAAGAGTATTGTCAGGAACTGGTGTATAGGTGTCACCTTCTTGCCACTTGCCATCTTTATATTGAACAGGATTATCTGAAAAACCGCTATCATCATCCCAGAATTTTTTAGACATATAAACCTCTTTCACGTTTCTTGTGGTAACAAAGTGCTAAAGCCATGGCGTCACATTCATCTTCGTTTTTCTTACGCATCGGTTCCTTAAAAAACTTACCGAATACTTGATTGATTAATCTAATAGTTACATGTTTTTTACCAATCATTCCAACTCTTTTACCATTTATATCATAGGCTACGGCTGTTTTATTCTTCTTCTTGTAACCTTTGACTTCCTTGTTGTGCTGACGTTCCTCTTCATTCATGTAACTGCCAACTTCTTTACGCCAGTCTCCAGTCTGGAAATACACGCACTTAATACCGGTTTCTTTGATAAGTTTAGCCACCAAAAAATGGCAGAATTCCAGGATCTTTTGACTAAACGAGTTCTTACTTCTAGTAGTCTCTTCAACTATCAAAACATCAGGTGCGTATTCATTAAACAACTTTTCAATAGCTTCATAACACGTATAAGCCCAACTTACATATGAATCTGGATATCTTTCGTCCGGACACTCTACTTTTGGTATCTGACCATGGGATTCTAGGTGAATACCTTCATCCGAAGACATAGCCACACAGTAACCTGTTTTGGTGCTAATATCAAGTGCTAGTATCCGTTCAGATTTCAAGCTTCTCCTCGGTCCTTGCGGAGTTGTACAGCTACAGCAATAATTGCATTCTGTCTAGCCTTTACTTCCCTAAATCCGCTCGAAAGGAGCTTCACATTTTCTTTAGCTTCGATGTACGCCTGATTTTCGTTTAGTTCGGCTTTTGTGTCGCTTATGGCAGAATTAGCTTGTGCAATTCGCTTGTTTAAGTCTGCAGTATCCATAGCTTCTAGCTCTTTTAGAACTTCCTCAGCATCACTCCCAATTTTTTTAGCGATCTTTTGCATTTCAGTCAGTGGCTCTTTTTTCGGTCGTCCCATATTTTACTCCTGTTCTAAAGGCAATTCGTTATCGTGCATACATCCCGGATCAGTCACATCCAGCCCAAGTTGCTGGTTTAAAAAACCCTTACTATTTAAAAACATAACTACGGACTCTAAAATGGCCACACTGGCCAGTTCTCTTTGCTCTACTTCTTGATCAGAAAGATAGAGAGGAAGACTTATATTGGACATTTTTACTTTCGCATCACTTACAATTTTGAATAAATCACTTTTGGTAATCAAGTAAGTTGTCATTTATTAGCCTCTATAAGAAGAGTACTATTCATGTTTCAAAAAGTCAACCTTTATTTTATGAAACTTGTTTCGTTTTCACGAATAACAGTAATGCGGTCGTTAATGAATTCCTTGGCCACGCTGTCATGTTCCACGATGAGAACTCTCTTGTTGACAGCAAAAGTCTTAAGCATTTCCAGGGCATGCTCAATACCAACAGAATCAAACCCATTAAAGGGCTCATCTAGAATCATTGTGTCAATTCCAACATTGTTGCGTTCCTGAAGCATCTCGCAAACGGCAAAATCAACAGCAAGATCCACAGCTGAGCGTTCTCCTCCAGAAAGACTCTTGATTGGAACGGAAATCTCACCATCATTATCGATCTCTGCTGTGACCTGTTCTTTTATAGCCCCCTTATCGGTTTCCCTGGTTCCTTCCAGCCTAATCGTTGAATTGGCCATGGTAGGTATTGAGCGCAGGATTCGAGTTGCGGAATCAGATATGCTCTCTAAAGCATCATCAAAAGAGCAAGAAAGATATGATTTTAAACACCTTTTGGCCTCTTCCATCAGCTCCAATCTCTCATTCGTTTGCACCAATTCTTGGTTCATTTGATCTACTTTTTGGTTCAGTTCCCATTCCTGGGTCCTAGAAGCATTCGAAGAACTTCCATAACGCATCAAAGCTTCTTTGTGAGCTATTAGAGATCCTCTAACACTTTCATATTGAGAACGATTCTCGTTAATTGTCTTGTTGATTTCGCTTAATTCCGCCTCGTGTTTAGCGGCAAGAGCTTTTTGCTCTACAAAGAAATTCTCCATGGCTTTGCGATTTTCAAGATTTTGATTGGTTGTATGTAGATCTTCCTTGGCTCTTTCTTCGGCGTGCAATTTAGAAATACGGCTAATCTCGGTATTCAATGAGTGAATTTCTAATGAAGTTTGGGATCTACTTTTTTCTGCCAAAACTACCAACTGATTGTTGGACTCTTGCTCCAAAAGGGCGAGTTGTGCATTATAACGCTCATTTGTAACATCTAATGTACATTTCAGTGTACTAATCTGTGTTTCAGCTTGACTAGAAAGCTCAATATTAGTTCTATGTTTAGAAATTTCTTGAAGAAGTATTTGCTCTTCATTTTTGGCATTATCAGTCACCCAAGACTGTTCGCAAGTATGACAGACCCCGCTTCTCAGCGTTTTAATGCGACCAGCGATCTTTATAGCCTCTTCTTTAGAAGCTTTACCCAACTGGACTTGGTTGGTAAGCTTCGCGATTTCACTTTTAATGGTTGAATTTTCTTTGCTATTTTCTAACTTAAGAGCGTTTTGACGGGTATTGATTTCAATTTTATAGTTTGATATTTCTCTATTAACGGTAGATTGCCTATCTTTCTCGACATTCATTATCCCAATGATCTTGTCGTTAATAGTTTTGTTTTCGGCTTCCAAAGCGCTTAGGTGGGCTCTGTCCAAAGTAAAGGAAATTAGTTTAGGCTTTTTTTGCTCTAATGCGTCTTTTTCTTGTCTGTGCCTGGATTGAACCTCAACCAAAATCGCTTTGGAGGCATCGTATTGACCCTTCCAGCCTTCCAACAAGATTTCGGATGCATCGGTAGTTGGTTCAGCTCCTAGCGACTGCAGGGCTTCCTGGGTGGCTTTTAGGGCAGCTTTAGCAGCTTCCAAAGAACTCGATTTGTCAATCTTAATGGATGCTAAATCCTTAGTTTTTTCATCAATTATATCAATTTTAGAACGAACAGTAGATAGACCCAAGGAATCTGTAAGAAAATTGTTCATTTGCGAAGGCGTAAACTGAAGAAAGAATCCATGTTCCCCTTGTTTTTTATGAAGGAGGGGACGAAACAGATCCCTGGGAACACCAAGGATTTGGTCTAGCAACTCTTCGGTTAATTTACTTGAACCCGTAGTTTCAATACCATCTATAGTTATAGAAAGCTTTTTGGCACGTTTTATGATGACTTTCTTATCATCCCACTCGAAGTGACCTTCAGCAAAGGCCGCATCTTTGGTTAAACGAGATTGTAGGACTCCTAAAGATAGACTAGAAAAACCTAATAGCCAGTCCAAGGCATTGAATATGGTGGACTTTCCGCTTCCACTACTTCCACCAGTGAGTCTGTTTTCGGCATCAACTTGAACAATGTTGCCCAAACTATCGAAATCTATAGTTTGTTCTTCTACAAAACGACCGATATTGCAAATTATGAGCTTTTTTAATTTTAGCATTCACAGGAAGTTTAAGCTAATTTTTATGGTAAGTCAAGAAAAAACGTAGGCGGCTGGACTAACAGTTCGCCTTTAATTGCCCTCACCCGTGGCTTAACCTACGTTTAATGTACGGCTTTGTTTTGTCTACACCCGGTTGGACCCTGGCTCGACTAATTAACTGACTCTTAGGTTCGTCACCGTACAAAACTATCGCAAACGATTACGTTCTTTAAGAAGAGCTATGGAATGCTCCAGATTCTTAAAACTAGTCCTAAAATTTTCAATAACTTCTTCATGCTGTTTTACTAGAGCAAGCGCTTCATCAATCTCTCTGTCACGGGATTCGTTAGTCGTTTGTTCTTCTGTGGCCTTCGTAGCTTTCTTTGCCATATATACTCCTATTTACTGAACTTTTATATAATAATTAGCATCGTCCATTAATTTTGAACCGTCAGATCCACGAAGTATTTTGCCGGCCAAGTTTAGAACAAACCTTTTAAAATCTTGATCATAAAAGCAATCCAATACTTCATAAACTTGTGCGTGATTCAAATCCGGTTCCTTAATTTTATGTTTCAAGTATTTTTCCAGATCCACTGCTTGAACTTTATCCCCAGCTTTAAATGGTTTTTTCATAATAAATACTCCTATTCTTCACTAAAATCTTTCATACTGTTGTCTAAATTACTCTGGATAATGTTTAGATCTACCTCTACGGCCCTTCCTTGGACCCCATTATCAACCGTGATCTTACTTGCATTCGAAGGTGCAGAAAGTTGCTTCTTAAAGTCTGCTCCACAATCACATTGAAAACTGGTGGGTGCTTCTTTAGCTATTCTAAAGAATTTAGACTTGGACTTGCCACACCCACACAGATAAAAGATGAGAGGCATTAACGCAAAGTCTTTTCATGAGTAAATTGATCAATAAACTTTTGCTTCACTTCTTCCACTACTGCTGGAGTTGGAGCAGTGAAAATATTTTTACCATCAAGAGATCCGATGGCTATATTTTGGAGCGAAGTAATGATAGGACATTTGCTAGTTTCATAATGGACCCTGAACCCCATAAAATTTACATCGTGGCCATCGCTGCCGCTCAGTGTATCGCTGCATCTAACAGAAACAACTTGGTCTGCATAACCTTGTTCAACTGATTGAGTTCCTGTAAGCCACATTTCGTCAGCATATTGTTTACGATAACTTTCCAGAGTTTGCTTTCCGTTGGTACGTTTTACAGTTTGCTGATCTAGTTCTTCAATGCGCTTGAGCCAAAAACTGTAACGGCTATCTAGCTGACTCGGATTCTTACCACCGAAAGATCCTTGGAATCCCCCAGCTGCTCTATGGCTCATGAGGACGCCATTTTTAAGAATGTATCTATTACCCATATTTTGGGCGATTTGGAAACCCATGCTAGCGGCAAACAAGGTAACGGTGTGAACTGGACGTTTTAGACCTTCTGCGGCTTCGATCAACTCAAGTCCTGCCTGAATATCGCCACCAGGAGTATCCAGAAACAAATAGATTGGCTTGTTCTTACCGAAACGACTAGTTTGAGCATCTAGGCTTCTGAGCGTATTAATAGCCTGTGCCACACTTTCTTCGCTGACTTCTCCTCGAATAGTGACCAAATTATCTTCATTGAATTCGAGACCGCCCTTATCAGTAGATTTACCCACTGATGCAAGCGGATACAAAACAATAGCAACCAACACACTCAACCCAACCAAAGCTCTTTTAAAATTAAGACTCATTACTTTCCCCTTCGTTTTTAGTTTCATCTTTCACTGTGTTTATATCATAAGTTGTATTTTTAGCTTTATTTTCTTCTTCACGTTTTAGATTGGCTAGTTCATTAAGCATTTCTCCTACCGTTCTATTCCTAGGAGTAATGGTAACTTCATTTTCGCCGACCTTTTTAACTGTAACCCCATCTCCTAGATTAAGCCCTACAGTAGGCCTACTGTTATTAGTGGGAACTCTTTCGGATGAAATTTTATCCAACAAATCCACGGCTTTAAAGAACATTTCGATATCTTTTTTATCCACAGAATTGGCAGCTTCGTCATCGTTGTTAGCTATAAATTTGGTCATTTTTCGACCAATCTTTTTATGAAAAAACTGTTGAATTTGTAGAAGAAAATCTTGGTTTACCAAGCTAGCATGTAGAATGCGCTCTTTTAATGAAGCATCTAAAATTTCAAGGTGCTCAACTTTCGTAGCATACCAGTTAAACTTTTGTCCTAGATAAAGAACAAGATCTTTTTTAATCCTGAGAGTTGTTGCTATCTCATGGTAAGTTTTACCGGACATGTATAAATCTAAAGATTTTGTCATAGCGATGGGATCTAGAGAGGCCAATCCTGGCATACCTTCTTCTTTAAACTTGTTAATAACCTGAAGTTCTTTAGGGGTGATATCTGTGACTTTACCGTTATCTAATATAGTCAGACTGTTGTCATAGCCCATGTTTTTTACTCTTATATTTGATTTGATCGTTAAAATATATTTCTACTACCAGATCTGTCCAAAATAGAGTTTTAACAGATTTCTCCAAAGCAAGAAAGCGTTTGTCCAGATCTGAGTTTTGAGATTCGTCTAGCTCAATGAAATAGGAAACTATGGAATTGCTTTGGGTAGGCTCGTCACCCATAGATTTGGTTGGGGCTAGATCGTAATCAATTTTGACCTGTTTAACAGATTCAAAGAAAACCAATGGAAAATATTGAAGATTTTTTGATTGAACATCAGAGATACGTCCTGACAATGCAGTAAGACGAGCCATTTCTCTCAAAGTTTCATTGGTTGTGTTATCAGTCATAGTACTCCCAATTCCCTCATCAGATCAACCATTTTCTCTTTTTTAAGTCCGCTAATAGGCTCAAACACTTGATTTACAAAGTATTCTAAACTATTTCCGGTTTTGCGGTTCTTAGGTTTTGTCTTATCAGTAATCTTACAGCTAATGGAAGCTTTACCTTTAAGTTTTGCCTTTTCTTTACTAATCCACTCCGAGGAGCCGATCAGCTGAACTGAGGCTTTCGAACCTTCCGGAATCTCTGGATAGTTGTCTCCTTCTTTATACTCGTAGGCATAGATGGGAGTGCAAACATGGGAAGTGTCCAAAAACTCTTCGTGCAAGATGGCGCCCGTATTAGAGTCATGAGTTACGAGCCAGAGCCCTTTTTCTTTGTTAGCATCCGAGGCAGTCATCCATCTGGGTGACCCTGGGTGTCTTACTTTGCCGATAGTAGATCGAGTGTGAATATGACCCGAAATAACTAGATCGTAATTAAGTTCCTCTGGTTTCACCCCATTTGGAATATAGAATCCGTTATCATACTGGCCACCATCAAACTCATTGTGACAAATTAAAGTTTTTGCTCCATAAACCTTGAGTGCATTACACTCTTCTACGAATCGCTTTTTATCGTGAATGTATGGGACAAAAGCAAATGGGCCGTCTATTATTGGTGATTCAACAATGTCCAGATTGTGGTTATCTATCAAATTGAACACTGACAATGAATTCTCATCATCATCATCATTACCTTGATTCTTTTTGTCGTGATTGCCCACTAATACGTAAAGTTTTGGTCTTCCTGCACTTAGTTCAGTCAACCATTTTTCCCAGAAAACTTGATTGTCTGTCCTGAGAACTCCAAATGTATCGTTTAAATCGCCTAGAATTACGATCTGGTCTACGTTGTGTTCGAAAGCGCTGTCACGAACAAAAATCATGAGCTGTTCCATCTCATCTTTTTGAGATGATTTGAAATGTGGATCACCCACATATAGCACCTTAATCATTTGCACTCACAATCGTATTTCTTACATGCTAAGCACTTGCAATTTTTATCTAGCCAAGTGAAGTAAAACGGTCCTGTGCTTAGGATTGCACATTGACATATAGCTCTGTGAAAGCTCCAGTCATGCGTACCCTTGATAAGGCCAAATTCTAGTCTTCCTATTCTCAAGCAACGTTACCTTCAGGAGGAGTGATGTATTCTACCTCGTTCATGGTTACGATAATAAATTCGCCTGGCAACGTGTCACTCTTGAGCTTATTCTTTGCCCAGGGAGCAACGTGAAGAGATTCTTCTTTGAGAAAAGCTGTTGAACCATAGGGTACAACGGTTCCGTCCGAAAGTGTGGCCTGAATCAGTACTTTAAGTCCTTTTAAAGCATTACGCTGTCCTGGCATAGCCCATCCAGAGCGGACTTCGGCCTTAACATCAGTGTGCTTATAAGCTTCTAGAATCAATTTGCCATTAAAAGAATTGGGTTGTTGCATAATATCTCCTGCCTATATACTACCAGATACTATCCAAAAGTCAACTAAAAATTTACGCCTTTTAAACGTAACACTTTTCTATGGATTGGAGGTAGCTCTAGAATCAATTTCCTAATCTTTTCATTAGTTTCTAGATGAATCATGGATTCTTCGGCATTAGACTTCTCGTCTGGAGTATAGTCGTAAGCTCCGAATCCCTCTTCAGAGATAGTAGCTTCAACTGAGACTATAGAGGCGGCATTCATGAGGGCTTGCAAGTCTGATACCTGAACTTGGCCTTTAGGAACATTTTTACCCTCTTTTGAGTCATTTAGGAAACTTTCATTAACGGCAGCGGTCAGCTCATAGATATCAGTTATACCTTGTCTACCACGAATAGAATTCGCTTTATACATGACTCTTCGATCTGATGGATAAAAATGAAGGGCAGTTGCTGAATAATCTCTGATTAGATTGCCTGTAGCCCTACCAAGAATGACGCTCCTGAATACTTCGGTATATTTACCAGTGTATTTATCTACAGCAGAACTCAACCCCATGGCTGCCGAAGAAATCATGTCCGATAGAGTCAAACTAGATTTGGGAACTTTCCTGTAAAACAGTTTAGCGCAATTGATAGCTAGGGGCAGATTGTTCTCCATAAGAACTTCCCTGGCCCTGTAGACTCGTTGGTAAAGCTTTTCAGCCTTAGCCCCCAGAGGACCGCGCCAATTGGTTTTAATGAACTTTATGAGCTGAAAATTGATATCGAACTTTTTGAGACCTTCGATATCCTCTTTTTTTAGACATGGAGTAATTTTTTGGGAAAAGGTAGTAGAAGATTCTCTAAAATAAGGCTTAGAATATAATATGTTATGGTCTTCAACTCTGATTTTTTGAATAAACCGTTTATATACTTGAGAAGAATACTTGTATTTTAGTATTTCTTCTTTAAAGAGCTTCTCTGCCAATACTAGTTCTTCAACTTGTTCTTTTTGAGTAGTGTTGTCTAGTTTATTTTCAGCAAGTATCCCAGCTATACAAGTAGCAAGCCAATAAAAGCTGTTGTCGAAGGATTCAAATTGTTTTTTCTTTGCGGGGCCTTTGCTCATAACCCCTATATATCATAATTTTACTTTAACTTAACAAACTTAATCAAGCCTGGTCCAGAATCTGCATAGCATTCGATTCTTTTCCGCAAATGGCGCTCTAAGGTATCGTTGTTTATAACATTGAAATCCCATATAGTGCAGATGTCTTTTTTGTCACATTTAGAAGCGTACGGATTGGCTGAAGCTAAACGAATGGAACGCCCAACAGGACCTTGCTTGGTCTTAATTTCAGACGATCCCCCTATCCAATTAAAGGTATTCCGCATGGGATATATATTCACCCCAACATGTAGACAAGAAGTCCCTGCGAACACTTTAAATTCGTTACGATTGAAGCGTTCAATTTGTTCTGCAACATTCACCTTTTCTAGTCCTAATTCCAGAAGTCGTTCTTTTTTTGTTTCAGAGTGCGCATATCCGAAAGGTATTGTCAATAACTTCTTAAGCATAGCTATCTGATTCAGTTCTTCTACTAAAATAAGGGTCTGATTCCCTTTTTCAGCCATAATAGTTGAAAACTTAGCTATAAAAGCCGCTATATTATGATTGCGTAAAAAATGTATTCTTTTTGTTTCCAGAGGGTCGGTATCTGTAAAACTTGGGTCAGAAGACTGTATGGATACAATTCTGTAATCATGAGGACAAATAAAACCAGCTCCGACAGCTTCTTGCGTGGTCAAACTATGAACAGTTTCGCCAACTATACTTTGTAATAATTTGACGCCACCATCATTTCGAGTCTGGGTACCGGATAGGAATAATCTATAAGGAACCTCAGAAAACACACCATGACAGACTTGCTCTAGAGTTTCTGCTGGAAGAGTGTGTGACTCATCGCAAACAATCATGTCCAACTTAGAGAAGAAGTCCCACTCTTCTGTGCCTCGTTTTAGGTTGCACAGACTATCGCCTATACAAATGGTTATTCTTTTTCCTATCTTTTTCTTTCCATCTCCGAACTTACCCACATTCCCTTTACCTAGATGATACTCGAATTTTTCCACTAGTTCATTAAAAATCCCCTTAGAAGGCGCAACTATAGCACATCTAAAACCAGTTTCTCTGCAAACACTTAAAATTATTGCAGATTTTCCTGCACCTGTGCATAATTCTACGTTGTCATGTTTTCCATCGATTAATTTTTCAACAGAAAGCCCTTGAAAGTCGTATAAAGTAAATGGCAGAGGTTTTTGCCATGGGATCTTTTTGGGGGTGGGATATATTACTTGATTATCTACGTCTACGGATAGACCCGTCAAATAGGGCAAGCTACCAGGCCGTATATATTTTATACCATTTTCATCAAAAATAAGAGTTTGTTTAAGTTTCACTTTTAGTGAATCACACTGAAGTTGCCACTTTATGGGGTTAGAATTCCTATACCATAAGTTTTGAGATAGTCTTTTTAGCTCATACTTAACAGCCAGATCGATATAAGTAAGCTGATCTGCTAGAGATTCCATTTCTTCATTGGAAGCTTGCATTATATACGCTTTAGTGGGCGATAATATCTTGACTTTCATAACTATAGACACTATATATATATTTGTAAAAAGTCAAACAAAAAGCAACTTATGATATAAGAAGAGTAGATACTTAAAACAAGGAGAAATAAACATGTCAGATACTGAAAACAAAAAGAATGCAACCGAACGACTTGAAGATCTAGAGAAAGTAGTACACCAGATTATTCAGGCTCTTCAACCTATGGAGCCAATGGCCCGCGATCTTGGTAACTTTAAAGAGGCACTAAAGCTTCTCAATAATAAGCTTGACGCTGTTGTTAAAGCCTCCAATCAAGGCGAAACCATTACTGATGAAGCCATCGCTAGTTTCATGACCGAAAACAATGTAAAAGAACTTTCTAGCAAGGTGACGCAAATGGTAGAAAGCGGGCTTCTAGCTGCTACCGACACTATTTCGAAGGAATCATTCGTGATTATCAACGAAGCTGATGCAAGTGGTAAGATTGTTAATCCACGTATGCAGTTCTTGCTTTCTTCTTTGCAACACGAAGAAGTTCGGAATAAACTTGATGGTGCTAAAACGGGTGACAACATTCCTGTAGGCGATCAAGGAGCTTCTATCAATGTTCTAGAAGCCTACAATATTATTACTCCTAAAGCCCCAGAAGCTGCTGCAGCGCCAGCCGAAGACGCTCAATCGGCGTCCGCTGATGCTACTCCAGAAGCCGCACCTGCTGAAGCTACCGCTTAATAAACACTAAAAGCCGAGGGAACAACCACCGATGTCTATCAGAAAAGCTAAAACAGCTCCAAAATCTTATTTATCTGACCAAGAACAGCTTAAAAAGATCGTTTTAAGGACAATGAAGAAAGTATCGGACATAGTTGGAAGTTCTCTCGGCCCAGGTGGTCGTGTGACATTGATTGAAGAAAGTCTTCCTAACATCCCAAATAGGTTGACTAAAGATGGGGTGACTATCTTTAAGAATTTGGGTTCAGAAGACTCTTATGAGCATCTGATAATCGAATCTGCTAGAGATGCAGCTGTTAGAACCGCTAATACGGTAGGCGATGGTACTACTACGGCTACCATTCTATCTTACAATATCATCAAGCATATGTTTGATTTTTGTGAACAAAATCCCAAGTATTCTCCACAAAAAGCTATCCGTAGAATTCACAAAGTAGTTAAAGAAATTCTAATTCCTTACATTGAAAGCCGAGCAATCAAGATCACAGAAGAAAACAAAGAACTTATCCGCAAAGTAGCTACTATCTCTGCCAATGGGGATAAAGAGCTTGCCGATGCTGTTATCGAATGCTTTGAGCTACTCGGCTATTCTGATTCCAGCCATGTGACTATTCGTGAGGCTACGGGCAATGATAGCTATAAAGTTGAACGAATTGATGGGATGCCCATTCCAACCGGAATGGAAGATCTTGGCAAATTTAGCAATGTGTACATCAATGATCAAGCATCACTTAGATGCCACTTAATTAAACCTATTTTTGTCCTATTTGATGGAATGATTACCGATCTCATTGGATTGTCACCTATTTTTGACCAGATTGGTCAAAGGTACGCTGATGGCGACGAAAACTTTAAAAATGTGGTCGTAGTAGCTCATGGATTTTCTGATAACGTCATGACTACACTAGCTTACAATTTTGCCAATCCAGGTACTATTAATATCGTCCCCATGAGAACACCAATGGCTCAGCATGTCAATAGCCAGCAACAGTTTTTGTTGGATCTTGGGGCCTTTTGCAATGCTAAGGTGTTTGGGTTTAAAGATCAACTAGGCACAGTTACTCTAAAAGATCTCGGTACTGGGATGGAATCGTTCGAAATGTATCGCTACCGCAGTACGGTTGTAGGTGAAAGTGATCCATTCAACATTGAAATTCGTGCTGAAGAGCTTAAAAAGATGAAAGACAATTCTGAAAGCATCGCAGAGAAAATTTGGCTAGAAGAACGTCTAGGCAAACTCACTAGCGGGATTGTCAAGCTCACTATCTTCAGTAATAGCTCTGGGAGCCTTAAAGAGAAGGCTGACCGAGTAGAAGATGCTGTTATGGCGGCAAAGAGCGCCATCGTCTATGGGTGCTTGCCGGGCGGGTGCAGAATGAGTTTGGACATGGCTATGTTGCTTGCAGAAAAACTACCAGAAAACGATCCGGCTATGACCGTTCTATTTTCTTCCTTGCTTTGCCTACCAGAGAAGCTGCTGTCTAATGCGGGCTATGATAGGGAAGAAATTGGAGTAATCATAGAGGAGCTTCTTAAAGATCCTCAGCTAGTTTATGACATCGAAAATGAACAGTTCGGGAAGGCCGAAGAGTTGGGTCTATTTGATGCGACTAGAAGCGTCCAAGATTCCTTGGTCAATGCAGTATCTATTGCAAGCTTGTTTGGAGCTATAGGGGGAATTATTAGCTTTGAACGAGATCCTATATATGAGAGAGAAGAAGCCAAAGCAGATAGCGAATTTTTAAGAAATTGCGAATATCCTGAAATGAATGTTAATGAAGCAAACAAAAGAGCTTAAATATCAATAAGTTGTAAATATATATTGACTTTTTAATTGTAAAGTGTTAATCTTTATAACATGAAAAGCAAATGGTCTCTAGAAAAATTGCAAGAAGAAGCTAACAAATACACTACCAGAAGTAAATTGATGAGAGGCAATTATGCAGCTTATCAAGCTGCGAAACGACTTAACGTAATGGAACAAGTTTGTTCCCACATGCCAAAACGTGTGGGTATGGCTGGGGAAAACAATCCTCGTTTTAAATGGAATGAAGAAAAAATTTTGACAGAAGCACTGAAATATCATATAAAAAGTAATTTTATAAAACATGCTTATGGGGCATATAAGGCTGCTAAAAAGTTTGGCATCCTACAAAAAGTTTGCTCCCATATGAAAATTCAAAATTTCAATGGTGAGAACAACCCTAATTTTAGATGGTCTCTAGAAAAATTGCAAGAAGAAGCTAACAAATACAACAGTAAAAAAGATTTTTTAAATGCAAATCCGGCAGCTTATTCAGCAGCCGATAAAAGAGGTATTTTAAATAAAATCTGCGAACATATGACAGAAGGTTATAATAGTTGGAATTATAAAAAAATAAACGAAGTTGCTAAAAAATATATTTTTAGAAGTGATTTTGAAAAAAACGATCTTGGTGCTTACAAAGCTGCATTTAGAATGGGAATAATGGATGAAATTTGTGTCCACATGCCCATAAGATCGTCTGAATCTCGTCCAGAAAAAGAATTAGCTTCTTTTATAAAAGAATACTATCCAACTTCGACGAAGCTAAGAAAAAGAAATATAAATATATTAAATAAACCTCACATTTATGGTCTAGACATCGATATTTATATACCAGAACTCAAATTAGGAGTGGAATTTGACGGAACCTACCATCATTCCTTTCGTGGATTGAAAAGATCTAAACCTCATTGGCCAGATAAGGATATTAAAAAATACCATGAAATTAAGGATTCTTACTTCAAATCTATAGGTATCAAAATACTTCATATTAAAGAAAAAGACTTTTTAAAAAATAAAGGGAAATGTTTTCAAAGATGTTTGGATTTTTTAAAAAGTACCGCAACTATTTAATATTGCTAGATAATTTTCAATATTTGATCTCTAAATCAATCTTTATGTAGAGGTTTATCCATGGCTAACTGCACTTATATTGATGGAATTGGTTCAAGTCAAGCAATTGATACTGCTGGCGAAATCGTTGATCTAGCGGGGATTGACTGCTCCTCATTGGTTGGTGCTGCTTTTAATTACGAGCATGAATCAAAACTTCCTTCCCAAATTTGCGGTAAAATTCTCGAATATAAAAAAATATTCTCGGATAAAGATTGTGAAAATGACAGGCACGCATATTATTGGGAAAAATGCAAGACTCCCTTTTTGTATGTAATGGGACGCTTGTTCGATGATAAAAAAGACTCTTCAAGAGAAGTTGCCGCTCTTTTTATGGATGATGCTGAGCATCCAGATGAACAACCGATGGTTGGCTTCTCTATCGAGGGTTCCAAGATAGATAAGGTTGGTCTAATAGTTACCAAATCGGTGGCTCGTAAGATAACTTTGACTAATATCCCGGCAAATAAAACTTGTGTCGCCGAAATGATCCCAGCAGATCCTGAAAAAACTGACTCAGATTCCATTTTTAAATCTGAGCCTTCTTTTACTATTGAACTTCTTTCTAAAGGTCAAAATCCAGGCAAAAAATTCCCTTCGGATGCCCAAAGAGGCGGTCAGCCATCTTATCTAGTGGGTTCCCCCAAAAATCGTCCGATAGCTGCTAGAAAATCAGGAACAAAGAACCATAGAATGGCTGTGGCTAGTTCCCCTAAATTCGGACCTGTAGCTCCTAAAGCTATTCAAGGTGAAATCGGTAAAGGCGAATCAATGAAAAAAGCGATGACTGCAGGCTCAGGAATGACTGCCCCAGGTAATATGGTTGGTGGAGCTGCCTTGGGAAAAGAAGCTTTAGATAAGAAGATGAAGAAGTCCACACTCCTTCAACGAGCAGAACAAGAATATAAAGCTTGGGGTAAGAGAGAAGCTTTTGAAACTTATATGTCAAAAACTATGCCACACCTAGCCAAGGGCGAAATCGCGGCTATTGGGCAAGTTCTTTGTTTAAACAAATCCATGAAAGCTGAAAAGAAGCTTGCTAAAATGATGGTTGGCAGCGATATGGATAGTTTTGTTGAGAAAAAAGAGAAAAAATAGTATTTATGGCAGAATTTTTGATATTCTTATCGTTGGCCTGTCCGAATCCATCTTTAATCAACAGAACCAACTATCCTTGGAACGATCATGACAAAGAAGTTATCAATACATGCTCTAGCAGATGTCCTAAATTATATTCCGATGCTCCATGTCTAAAATTATTTATTAAATACGATAAACAAGATTACGACTGTATCTGTGGCAAACCTTAAGGGATAAAATACCTATTCCCACCTGCGGCAAGCTGTCTGTAATCTAAATGAACCCAATTGCTTCCTGGAGCTTTTTCGCATCTCATGCCCCATTTGTCGAGTAAATTCTTACTTACCAGCTCTTCTCTGACTTCATCGCAAGTCATACCCACAATATCAAAATCCATGGCTTCACCTTCGCTGTGGGCTGAGTGTAAAGCTCCACCAATAGCCTTATTGTACTCTAGCGGTCTGTAGGTAACATGAACATTGATTGGTTTGTCGAAATAATCGCGAACTATATCCATGTCCATGGCTAAATTAATGAGATTTTCTTTGATTTGATCGTTTAGTCCATCCGTTTCATTGGCCATTCGTTTCCAGGTTGGTAAGTAGATCATTTCTTTGACTGTAAAATATTTTGACACTTTACAATCAGGATTTGTCCAATCGACTTCTTGCTTTTCAGTTGGTTCTGGAGCTTTAGTCTCCACAGGAGCACTTTCATTAGTTTTGTTAACTAAAAAGCTCAACAATAATTTACCCAAATCACTCCAAATAGATCCTGCCATATAAACCTCTTGACTTTCTTGCTTTATCACTATAACCTATATAAAGATTGGTATAGAAAAAACAATGAAAATAACTATACATTTTGGATCTGAAGGACCACAAAAACAGATCAACTGGTGGAAAGAACTAATGGATTTCCCTAAAGCTCTCAGCTACAACAATAAAAAATGGGAATGGTCCTTCTATACTACAGATCCTGCAGGCTTTAGCGATTACGTTCTAATACTATCCCAAATTCCTAGTTATGATCCTCACTTTTATGTTGATATGGTTAGTTTCGAAGAACTTTTTGGATCTGATTTTAAATGTGAATGTGGAGCGAAGTTCTCCTCTTTCGAATGGGACCACATGTTTTACTGCTCGATGCGGACACCATGGTAATGGGTTACAAACAACTCTATAAAGAACTCGCAACCTCCATTGACGAACTTCGTTGTGCCGTTTATGATTACGATTTTATTGGTTTCTGCAACCACACGAAAAAATTTAGAGCTTTTATCTACATAGATTCAAAAATGTCCTATAAAGAAAAGTACTTCACTCTAGCGCATGAAGCAGGTCATCTCTTTTATATGAGCGGAGACAATATGTTCAATTGGTCTAAGAAAATCAGATCTGAAACAAAAGCCCATGCTTATGCCGTTAAATTGCTGGATAGTGCAGATATAAATGAGGATGAATACTATATTTTTTATAGTAAGGCCAAAAGTAGGCGCGGACGCAAGAAGTCCTGGTCTGAATTATAAGGATAAGCGAATGAACGATTTTGCATGGTTTTTAATTATAATATTGTTGCTTCTTATTTCTGGTAAAATAGGTGCTCACTATGATGAGAAATTAAAAAAGGATCACGAAGATTTTATAAAAGATATTCCTATAGAAAAATCTTGTCCCCCACATTCGTGGGAATGGGAAGAACAGTTGGATATGCTTGATACTACCTATATACGATGTCAAAAATGCAGAAGATTACCTGGATGGCCAGACAAATGAAGGTTATAATTGCAGGAGGCAGAAACATTACTTACTGGCCGACTGTAGGTAGGGCTATAAAGCTATCTAAGTTTGATATTACGGAAGTTGTATCTGGAGGTGCAACTGGCGTAGATTATCTTGGAGAAAGTTTTGCTAAATTAGCATCACTAAAATTAACAATATTTAAAGCAGACTGGGATGCACACGGAAAGGCTGCAGGTCCAATTAGAAACAAAACCATGGCCGCTTATGCAGATGCTTTAATAGCAGTATGGGACGGGAAGAGTCGTGGGACTAAAAATATGATAGAGGAAATGAAAAAGTTAAACAAGCTAGTGTATGTACATCTAGTTGAATAGTCAGTCTTTTCTCTGATTCTCAAGTTCATTATGACCAGAACCTACGAAAGTAATGTGGCCTTGTCTATCAAACCCCCAATTGGTAGGGACGTAGAAGGGTGTGCACCTACAGTGAGGGTGATTCCCTATAAGACTAGGAACTTTGTCCCCACGTTTATAGTATCCAGCGGATAGCTCACTCAACTTAAAAAGACGTGGAGTCACACCGTCTTCCATTATATTTAATTTAACACAAACTGGACAGGTAGACGCATCACGTATTACAGCAAACCCTACGATAGGGTCTCTGTCATTATTAAGAGCGGCGTTTCTTGAAATTTCCATCACGGTGCCAATGTTACGGGTTTTGGTTCCTTCTGCTGCAACTATGGCTTCCATATCAGTTTTAGCTTTGTCTAATTGGTCTTGTATAATTTTATTCAAGGTCTCTTGGTCAATCTTCTCCCCAGTTAATCTGGATTGTCTAGCCATGCCTTCTATTTGTTGAACGATGTTGTTGGAAGTTTTCTCCCTTAAAGTACTTATATAGCCATAAGCTCCAGCCAACAGACCCTTCAGTACATCATCTTCAACATTATTAAGATATTTGTTCCCCATCGCTTGAAGGAATAGGTAAGCCAAAGAGGCTCCCGCTTCAAAACCGATTAGAGTGTGTCGTTTGTGGTGGAGTTTGGGAACATGACCGAGGAAACGCAAAGCTGTTTTGTCGAACAAATCATCGACTACTTTTTTTATAGATTCTGAAGTAGAAGAATGTATGCCATGCATGGGCTTTACTTTTTAGTCAAACCTTCTACATTCAAAATGGAACTGATATCGCTAGCTGCTTTGGTTTGGTCACCTTCCCATTTAGCAAACACGTCTTTAACAATTTTCTCTTGAAGTGTTAAGGCTTTTAGGCCAGCTTCTGGCACATTAGCTTTAACTCTAGCTGGAATAGTAAGCGTACGCATCTCGTCTATAGCTTTTTTAAGATCTTGCATTACAAAGGGAGATAGTTCGCTTTTGCCAAGAATATTTTCAAGTTTTTCGATATGTTGTCCAAGTTCATCGTCGCCATTGGGGTTCTGAGAAATAGGCTGTTGTTCAGCGTCTTCGGCTCCTGGTTGAGGTTGTTCACCCTCTTGACCTTCTTGTCCAGGCTGTCCGGGTTGCTGTGCGGCCATCGTGGCTTCCTGGGCCTGCTGAGCTTGTTGCTGTGCTTGGTCATTTTGAGAAGCTTGCATGCCTTGTTCGTAACCATCACGCCAAGCTACGTCAACACTGGACATAAATCTAGCTTTTAATTCCTGATACTTAGTCTTATAATCAATTGGCGGCATACTTATTCTCCAGTTCCATCATCTTCAAGCATATCTTCAATTTCCATTTTCAGAAACTCAAGGTTATGTTTTTTAGGGGCTGCCATGGCTTTGATGGCATTTGGGTTAACTTGCACCAGAAGTTGTATCCATTGTAGGGCAAATGGGTCTCTTTTAAACTTAAGAAGTGGATCTATTAAGGCGCTAGGATCGCCAAAGAACTTGCTACGAACTTCTCCTACACTACTATAAAAATCTAATACTTGACGATAGCGTTCATTAAATGGAACATCTCCCCCAAAAGCTTTTCCAGGTCCATCCTCATCTACTTCTGCAAGCAAACTATCATAGGTATGGAATAGAGTGGAGTCTTGTTGTAAACGGGCAGACTCTTGTTCCTTTGATTGAGCATCCAAACCAGACAATTTAACTTCGACTATTTGAGCCATCTCTGGGTCGATGATGGGTAGCAGCCTTTGATTGAAGTAAGTTTGCCAGCCAAGAATCAGAGGCCTTAAGCCGGAATCTCTGGCAGCGGTCATCTTGAATTCATTATTTGATTCTGAAAGCGTTTGTGAATTAGTTCCTTTAGACAAATGGCCATACCCTGGAATTTCATCAGGAGACACACCGAAAGCTGACAAGATGTTTCTGGCTACTTGATCGTAGGTAAACGAGAATTCACCATTCTCAAGGCGATCTTGAGTTGGAGTCCACTGAACGTCATCGGTTGTAGATATACCAAAAATAGGGGTTCTGAATGCATTAGATACGGAGTTGATCGAAGCATTAAATTGCATTTTAATGGCGTCAATCATTTGTTGATCAACTTCTTCACTCTTAATAACCAACATCCCTTTGGCGCTCTTACCATTAGAGAAGTAGGTCTTCCAGAAAGCTTCGATTGAGATGTGAGTCGTAACACAATTCACGCATGTGTCTAAAGGTGATACAGGGTATCCGTTGTGCTCTACGTCCGTAGATGGGAATAGATTGTAAACGAGCATTTCATTATGAGTGAACGCTTGTCTAGGTTGACCTTCAATGACCTGTAACCAGGCGTAGTGATCTTCTCTGAGCTTGCTGATATCTATGTTGAAAGAATTGCCTTCCATCGCTTCTAAGGCTTTGAGAGCCAACTCACGCAGGTTCTGACCTACTTGTTCACCACGACGAACGGCGCGATAAATAGTTGCAATGTCTACAGGTCTAAAACGATGAAAAGGGAAGTTGCCATCTTTGTCTGGTTTACCTGAACGATCGTATATAATTTCTGTACCATGAGATCCGAAACTTAGGCCGTTGATGGTCTGGGTGCTCATGAAATCAGCAAGAGTCATTTTGTCTTGTTGCTCAAGACCTTCATCGTGGCCGCAATTCAAAAGTAGGATTTCAAGCCTCTTCATCCTAGTTACAATTTTTTCATATTGCTCAGGAGTAAATAGATCCAAGAACTCAGCTTTGATGTCAAGCTGAAGGCCTACGTCGAAGCGGTCTTTTCTCAAATGACCATAAAGCTTCATGATGTTGCCGCGTGTTCTTAAAATCGCAGCAACCAAATGATCTGTAACTCGAACCGTTTTAATCAATTCTGGGGGTAAGAGTCGGGTACGAGCTTTAAATAAACCAAGAAAATTGGCCTGCGGAGAAGGTAGTTCTGAAAAAGCTAAGCTTGGGGCTTTTTTCTTCGCCGTTCCGGTAGTCTGACGAATGAGCTTATGGAGTGGGGATTCTCCTTTTGCTAGAGAGTCTGCAGACAAAGATACGCTATCAATTGCGTGTTGCAATTCAGAAAGACCAGATTTTTCAACCGTGTCTTCCGTACTGTCACCAAAAGCAAGGGCTACTTTTTTCTTGTCTTTATCTTCCATATACGCCCCTCTTATATCATTCAGTGCTTAGGAGCGTGATATTGGCTAGATTGATTGAGTTATTAGTAACGGAAAGACTCCAGATCACAGAGTTTAGCAGGAACAATCCAGGATAAGCAACGCCATTGGAAACAATGGGGGTAACTATGGGACCAGTAACAGCTCCGTTGATCAAAATCTCACATTTTTGGTCACATTCCATATAGATCATGGTTTTAGCCATAGTGTATGCGGTGACTTCGGTCGTCACGGTTTCTGTTGGCAAGGCGCCTGCATAAGAAAATTGGACATACGAGTCGGTTACTTGAGTAATTTCGTAAGAATTTTGAGAAACAGGACTAAAACCAGAGTTAATAACCAGAGTATCGCCCACTTGAACGTTGCCGGCACTAAAGATGCGAAGTTGGGTAGCGTATCCAGATCCTAGGGTTATTGGCCCTTGAACGTACCCTGTCGGATTAACTACGGAAATACTCGTGCTAGTGGTTGAAATAATCTGGAATATGCCTTGATTGGCAAGATTGAATTGGTTACCAATAAGGACTTGGTCTCCAACCTGAACTGAACTCAGGTTCGGGAGTGTTCCGCCAGTGAAGGTGTAGGTTAATACTGGACCATTTATGGATGTAGTTACTTGTGAAGTAGCGTTCGTGCCAATCGTTCTTAGCGTTCTAAAACCAGGAACCATCCCGGAAACATAAGAAAGCTGGTAGGTACTGGTACTGAACGGTGCAAGGGCTAAAGAGTAGGTAGTCGTATTGTCTTGTGTAAGGCTCCTGGTGCCGCTAAAAAGGGCTTGGGTGGCTCCTGGCGCGGTTTGGAAGGTCTCACTGAGGGCACTAGATATAGAAAAATCAGTGGTTTCTCTCGTCCACTTAAAATTCTGTCTTTGAGGCTGGTTCCCAGAACAAGCTCCACCATTACCGCCTACCCCGTAAGCCTGCAAAAATATTAAACTTTTTAGTGGCATTTTTAAGCTCCTGATATACTACGTTAAAGATTGCTTTTTATGAGAGCTTGCACAAACTATTGAAATTAAAAGGTAAATGTAAATCCACCCTTCTTTTTGGTACTGCTTATGGCAACAGAGTCCCCATTGATTCTCTTGGCAATTTCATTGCGCATTTGCTCGTTTACAGTAGGATTGGGCTTGTTTGGCATTCCTACCTTGCCTGGATCATCCGTATATTCCACCATAGCCCTGTAAGTACCACGAACAGCCCACATATTCTGGCCTATGTACCTTAAGCTATCGCAAATATCGGCAATACCCATTTCATCTGCCGGATTCGGAGTCACATTACCCTGACCATCCAACTGGAAACGATGTTTGGCTATGGCCGATATAGTTTTTTTATTACTTTCATTTTGCAAAATTTTGAAAGATCTTTTGCCGCCAGAACTAACTATTTTAGACCTAACAGCACTGATGCCTCCCAAAACGTCTTTTGTAAAAGGAGGACACTTCATACCATTTTTATTGAAGGACTTAATGTAAGCTGGCATATTTTGGTCAACAAACCATTTTGATGGATTGTATTTATCGCGGTAGGTTTTTGAAATTTGTAATATGTCATCAAACTCTAAACCGGGGGATGCATACGTTTCCATCAGCCACCAATCGCCATTGGGAATCTTGGCTACTACTAGAATGACGAAATCATGTCCAAATCCCCAGTCAACGCCACAGAAGAATTCGATCCCAGCTTTTTGCATTTCGTATAAAAGAGTCGCTTCTGATACGTTCTGGAAATTTGTGGGACCGATCAAAGTTTCGTAAGCTTGTTTGGTAGTAATGACATTGCCGATTCCTACGCCCGAACTAAATCTGGGATAAACCAGCCCTTCGCTCCCTGGTTTTTGGCACAGTAATTGAGAAGCAGCCATATCAGGGTCATTTTCTCTGAATTTTTGAATGACCGAACTGATGGGTTTATAAAAACCACCAGTAGCTGACGCATCTTTAACGGCGAGTTTTTTCTTACAAAGAGGCAACAAAGGACATTTCACACAACCTGCATAAGCATCTTTAATGAATTCGTATTTGGGTTTCTCTATATCCGGCAGTATCAAATACTCTTCTTGCAATAAATTTCTAAGTGGTAAGTCTTTAGCCACATACATGTCTTGTCTGGGTTCATCGGGCTTATGACGATCCTCTGGACATTTTTCGGTGAGGTCCAGTAGATTCCACTTAAGAACTTTATAGTTCATGTCATCAGCTTTTTCCAAAGCTTCGGCCACATTACCGAATGAGTACTTGTAAGAACTGACCAAAACCATCATTCCGTAAACGCCCTTAGAGAATCCGGTAATGTTCTTACCTTCTTTGAGAGCTGCCTTATCAGCTAGATCTAATTCATCAAGAAATAGTACATTTGAATGCAATCCATTCATCCCTTTGGAAGAACAAATAACAACCTTGATAAAAGCAGTTTTTTTCTGAGGGGTCTTATAGCGGATAACACGCTTATTGGAAGACATTGGAATCCAACCAGCTGCATCCAGTAGAGGGCCAATTTTAAGAAGAAAGCCTTCTATATAGTTTAAAGCAATAGACGACTGAGACTCGATAGCTGCCGCATGACCGACCTCAAGTTGAAAATGAATCAATAAAAGAAGCTCTAAAATAGTCACAATAATAGTTTTTAGACCTTCACGACAACTAATCATAATAGCGCCAGGTCTTACATTACCCCAGTTATTTTTGAAGGTTTCGTAGATATACCATGCTGCGTCTAGAGGGTTGGATGTGGAATCTGGGTCGGTATTTTCGGTGGGTAGTTCGAGATCTAAATAGAACTTAGCCCAATCCTTAATTTCCTTCGCAGAATTCAAAGGGGCAAGCATTAATTTAGCTATTTCGGCTTTTTTACTATCTTCTAATAAGGCAAAATCCATGCCTTGGTTATATCATAAGTGTCTAAGTGCTAGGATTCCAAAGCCATTTTCTGTGACCATAGTCTTCAATTCTAAATAAAGGTCTGTCATCTCCAAAGAGTTTTTGACTAAATACTCCATTTTCAGCTTGGGTTTGTTCAGTAGGGAATTGAGCAATAATAACTGGATCATTGTTCCTTTTACATTTAAAGCGCCAAACTCTAGTTTTAAGGTCTGTGTACCAATAGGAGGGTTGATGACTTTTGGTTATTTCTACAAAGCCATTTTGAACGTAAATATTTCCATGAGATAAACGATTATTGGAATAGCTTACGATAGGTTGATTTATCTTCTTAAGAATTTTTCCAAGAGCACCTGGGACTGAGTAATCATAATTAGACGCAAGTCTGGCGATTTCTAATTCCTTGTTAAAATTCGTTCTAAAAGAAGCACAAAATATCAATTCCTCTCCCTTAAAAAAACCATAGGCAAAGGAAGCGTTTGAGTGTCCATCGATATGATGTTTTTCGAAGAAACCTTTAAACTGCGAATTAGAGGGAAGCAGTCTCAATTCAAGTTTTCTAGGACTCAATGTTTTTGGTTTTAACACTTTAAGACGATAAGCGATCATTTTCTTGATCAGTTCTTGTTTTGCCTCATTTTTCCATTCGTCTTCATAAATAGCCAATAGGCTAACGTTATTGTCTAGGCATTTTTGTATTTTTTTGACGTGAGACATCTTCTTGAATTGATCCGATCCGGAAGAATGCCAATACAATCCGTTGAACTCTATACCAAATCTTAATTCTGGAACATAAACATCTAGTTCTGTTCCTCTAAGAGCGGTTCTGTCATTCAAAAGTATAGTTTTATCGGTAATACTTTTTACATAGTTATAGATATCCAGTTGGGCTTTGGAGACAAAACTAGAAACGAGATCACCCCAGCCACGTTTATGAAACTGTCGGAGCGTAGTTATAAAGGATATTTCATATTTTTGTGATGCAGATGTGATTGTTTCTTTTTTATCTTCTACTTCTTTCTTAATTATAAGCAACAGTTCTTCGTATTTCTCCAAAGACATCCCAAGCTTGGTCTCTCTTTGGGAGACAGATTGTTTATTTACGCGCTTTTTATATTTAGCAGGATTGTCGCGAAAGTCGATCCATACATTTTTGGCGTTTGTAGAAAAAATATTAAAATATTTTGGATCTGACAAAGTTTTGGTTCTAGTTTTAGCAGCTCTTTCAAAAGATTCTTCAGTCCTACTAGATCTCATGCGTTCCATGGCTAGCGGGTCCTTTGCTATTTTCGCTTCATAAGCATGCTTTTGACGTTCTTCTGGAGTAAGCAGAACATTATTATTCTTAATAATTTCTTTTACTTTACTGAGTTTAACTCCACTTAAAGTGACGATGTCTTTATTAGTTCTACCTTCTTTTTTTAAGAAAACAACCAGTTCTATTTGTTCATCGGAATATTTTAATTTACTTTTAGCAACGATGACAGCTGTGCACTCTTTCGAACAAGAATTTCCTCTGCCTGTCCATTTATATTCAAATTCTTTTTTACAATTTTTACAATTTGCTGTCTTCATGTTTAATAGCATATAGTGAAGATTGCTATTTGTCAACCATGAAATAAAAAAGCCCCTTATTTTTCAATAAGGGGCTTTAAATATCTGATTTTATTCAGTTTTATTAGCTAAGTTGACCAGTGATGTTATCTATGAGCACATTCTTTCTTGGCTGATAGGCTGCAAGGGACAAAAACCTAAAATGCGCTTCCGGAAGTGAGAGATCCGAAACTGCCAATTTAAGTTTGCTGTATGGAGCCAACTGAGCAAATCCGAGGGTATTCCCTTGGATCAAGAAACCAGTAACAGAACCTGGCTGTTTATTGCCAAGGTCAGTGAACACTGGGTTCCCGCTGCTCTGTTTGATCTTACCAATGAACTTCGCATTAGCGGTGTTGCCACCGAGTTCTGAACGATAGACATTGTAGTAAGCAGCGCCGGATTGAGCCGTGATCGTGACAGTGACTTTGTCACCAGCAGCGGTCACAGTTGCTACCTGCGAAGGACTCGGGAGAGATTCACCCAAGAGCGAGCACGCGGTAGCGTAGTACGTATAGGTTCCAGCCTGAAGGAGAGATCCTGCAGCACCTGCATCAGCAACGGCGATCGATGGCTGATTAGGAGTACCAACGCGCGAACGAGCTGGTTGGGTCTTTCCAGACAAGAAACGGGAAGCTTCAAGCGAAACCACTGCAGACGAAGTCCACTGGGTACGAAGATGAGCGCCGGTAGCTTCTTGAGCAGAACCAGCAAGCATGATACGTTCCTTAGCGTGAGCGATTTTGTTATAAGCCGACAAGCTGATTGGATCGAGGATAAGACGATCAGCAGCTCCCATGTTCATGGCAGAACGAACCGAAGAATCTTCGATGATCGACTGAGTAAGGGTACCGCCAGACGAAAGCACTACGGTCTGGTTAGATCCGAATTCAGCAAACATCAAATCTTGAGTGTTGCTCTGAGTATCAGACTGACGAACCTGTTGGTCAACACCAATCATGTTAGGAAGCTGAGCAACAACGGTAGGATTACCATCGAAAACACCAGCGTTCGAGAAGTCAGCTTGTCCACGGAAGGAGTCAAACTCGATGTCGCCAGCGAGTTTCATCGCAGCATCAGCAGAAGAACGATCTTCAGCTTTGACGCCGTCAAATGCACCAATCATGTTGGCAGCAACGGTCACTCTACGAATCGTGCTGTAATATGCCATAGGCACAACTGCACGGATGAAGTTAGACACGTCTTCTTCGCCTACGCCACCTTCGAACTGGGCAGAACCCCCGAAGATACCATAATCGAGCTGACGATTGAATTGATGAAGTTGGGATTTGACTTCCTTGGAAGGAAGCATTTTCTGCAACTTAATATGACTATCATCAAAAGTAACGTTTTGCATTACAGGTGATAGATCTTCAACTTGAAGAGCTGCACCCTGTTCCAAATTCCCTGGAGAGGCCATATAACTGCCTGCTTCAAGGGCTTTCATTAACGACTGAAGTTGTTCAATCATTTTCATTCTCCTTTAATTAAGCCAGCCTATTTAAGCAGGTGGCTGATACTGTTAACGTTTAACTGACCATTGAGATAATAGGATGTGACTGCATCCCTATCAGACTTCTTAAGTGACGGATCAGCCGTCTTCGTATTAAGAATTTCGGTGATCTGAGCCTTAGTAAAGGTTTTTTCTTCACTTGGTGTTTCGGATTTAGCGATAACATCGAGTGAGGTAATAGCCTTACCTTGAGGGACAGCTTTTTTAGCCAATTTAGTCAAGAATTCTTGAACTGCTTCAAACTTTTCTTTTTGAGATGCGAGTTCAGATTTAAGTAGCTCGACTTCTTGGTTTTCTGATTTTTCCATTTTATCTCCATGGGCCTTACTTGCTTCAGACTTAGCACCTGGACTGTCTTTAGGTTCACAAGCGGACATTTCGCCGCCATTGCCCCTTTTTTGACTTCCATTTTCATTTTTGCTCATATCTGATGGCTTAGCTTCAGTCTTACCCATACACTTTGCGAGACAATCACTATGATGTTTCTGTTCACCAGGAGACATAGAGCGGTACATTTTTTCCATGTGCTGCATGTCTTCTTCATCATAGTCGTGGCCCTGATCATGGCCTTCTTCATGGTGTTCTTCTTGTCCACCATGTTCTTTGTCATTTTCATCATGGGACTCATCGTTCCCATCATGATGTTCTTCCCCGTCATCATGTTGCTTAGACTCACCGTCTTTAGCTTCATGTTTGAAAGGTTTTTCGTGTTCAGGCTTTTCTTTATGCTCTTCTTTATCTTCATGGTCTTTTTCACCATCTTCAGATTTAGCAAGAGACATGTCTTCAGCTTTAGCCAATTGAGCAGTAAATGCTTTTTCTACGTCCGCAATAAGTTTTGCAACATCTTTATCGGTATAGGTATGCATATTTTTACTCCTCTGCGTAATAAAAAATTATACGCCCTTAGTTGGCCAATAAAGGTTGTCAAGATCTGCCGTAGGAGTTGCAGCTTCTGCACTAGTTGCAGTCACAGCAGTTCCGTTTGCAATTGGTACCAATTGCTGGCGCATTCCGAATGGAATAAGTTCCCATTCAATGGTCGTGATATCTGCTTGAGCTGGAATTGGTGCTCCTGCGCTATTAAGTTCATAACAGAACTGAGAAAGCGATGGAGTATAGGCAAGTTCAGGATTACCGAAAATGTCATTACTGACCATGGAAATCTGTTGCAAATAGACCAAAACAACTGGTTGTCCTTCTGCTTCATTCCCGTTATGCGAGAAGAAAAGTAGTTGGCCTCCTTGAGCATCTGCAGCATACCGAATAGTGTTAAGACCAGAGTTATTCTGGAAACGAAGGGCAAGCCTGTTCCCGAGATCTCGGGCAATTGCTTGAAGTTTTTGATTACTGGTAATCATTTTAAATCTCCTTTAAAAAGGTTTCGCTCAATACGAGCGTAATATTACGTACTTACAGTTAATTATTACTCTCCGTACACGAAAGTCTATAAAATCAATAGGTTATATACATTGACAAATCAGAATACATATGATATAGTTCTAACATGGGATTAAAAATAGTCATAATCAGTGATGTCCATTGTAAATTTAATAAGTTGAAAATTCCTGAGTGTGACATACTCATTAGTTGTGGAGATTATAGTTTTTTAGGTCAACCTCATGAAGTTAAAAACTTCCATAAGTGGTTTAGTAAACAAAACGCTAAGCATAAAATATCCGTACAAGGTAACCATGAAAAAGGTGTGGAAAGCGCTTTTAGCTTTTCTAAACAAATAGCTGAAGAATATTGTCCAGATATCATCTTTATAGATGAAGGGCTTGTTGAAATAGAAGGTTTAAAAATTTGGTGTTCTGCTATAACACCTTTCTTTTTTAATTGGGCTTGGAATAGATATAGAGGAGAGGAAATCAAAAAACATTGGGACAGAATACCAATAGACACCGATATATTGGTAACTCATGGACCTCCTTATGGTATTTTGGATACTGTTAAAACACACGATCCTATAATGAATTTAGGATGTGAAGAATTAACTAACAAAATCAAAGAATTAGAGCAACTCAAAATTCATTGTTTTGGTCATATCCACGATGGATATGGTGTATTTGACAACGGTACCGTTAAATTCGTAAATGCTTCGATTTGCAATGAACAATACAAACCAGTCAACTTACCCATCGTTATCGATCTGTAAAGTAATCTTTAAACCAAGATATCTACTGGAGTAATTACCAGTCAACCTTAAGGAGTTTTTCATGGCCCTACCTAATAACACTATCATCTATCTTCAAGATGCTCTAACAAGCGTATTTGCTGGTAATGAGCTGGCTAACGCGATCACCAATAGTTTGGTCCTTTCGCCTTTTACTTATAATAGACTGGTTGTTGCTCTTTGTAGTGCAACCGTAGCCGCTCATTTTCAAGCCGCTATTTTAGGTCAATACACTTTGTCTCAGGCAGATCTTCAAGTTATCACGGACGGATTCGATCTTACTAGTAATCCAGCGATGTTAGCTCAAATCTTGTCTAGTCTGCCTCCATCGCCTAACACTTTTCCACTTCCTCCATCAAATGTTTCTATGCCTGTTGGATTTAGCGTTGCGCCTTCTTACGTTGGACCTGCTCAACAGCTTATGGCTGTAACAACGTTTACAGCAGGAAGTACCTTTCCAAACTTTGGACCAGGTGCTTATTTCGTAGTTTACACTGCTGGAAATACTAATGCGTACGATGTTTGGTATAATGTTTCTGGTGGAACTAATACAAATCCAGCCCCAATTGGTTTTACTGGCATTGAAGTGACTATCCTCAGCAGTGACACTGCTGCTCAAGTTGCTACTAAGACTAATACGGCTCTAGCTGCTCTTGCAGCCGCCAGCACCACTGTAAGTGGTTCTACCGTTACCATTTCTCCAACTCCCACTATTAGTACAGTTGCTGTTCCAGTTTTTTCTCCAGTGGCCGGTACTTATGCTACAACCCAATCAGTGACCATCACCTCCATTACTTCTGGAGCAGCCATTTACTATACGACTAATGGATCAACTCCAACGGCTGGAAGTACTCTTTATACGGGGCCTATTACTGTAAGTGCAAGCGAGCCAATCAATGCAATAGCCGTAAAAGCCGGTTCTGCAAATTCTACAGTGGCGTCTGCAGCTTATATTATTGGGGGTTCCCAAGTTGCAACTCCAACTTTTTCACCAGTTGCTGGAACTTACGCTGGAACCCAATCGATTACGATTAGCTCTCTTACGACTGGAGCAACGTTCTACTATACAACAAACGGAAGTACTCCTACCACGGGATCGACTCTTTATACGGGGCCTATTTCTGTAAATCAAAGTGAAACCGTAAAAGTATTGGCAACTCATGCCGGTCTTTCTAACTCTAATATTGGATCTGCAGCCTACACTATTACGGCACTTGGACCTGCTGCTGTCAATCTTGGAGCTGCAGCTACATACAGAATACTCACGGAATCTGGTATTAGCGACACTTCGGGATCTGAAATCACTGGGAATATGGGCGTATCCCCAATTGCGCATACGGCAATTACCGGTTTTACTCTAACTCTTGATGGAAGCGGAGAATTCTCTACCGCTCCAAATGTGACTGGCGATATCTATGCTGCAGACTATAGCGCACCGACTCCAGCTAATCTGACTAGTGCCATTTCAGCAATGGGTGCGGCATATACAGACGCTCAAGGTCGTACAATGCCAACGGCTACCAATCCTGGTGCTGGGGCCTTGGGTGGTCTGACTCTAGTTCCTGGTTTGTACAAACTCACTGTTCCAACTTCCATCACTGGTAATCTTACATTGAACGGCGGAGTTAATGATGTTTGGATTTTCCAACTGTCGAGCACTCTAAATATGGCGTCGTCTGCTCAAATAGTTCTTACTGGTGGAGCACAAGCATCTAATGTATTCTGGGCTGTAGCTGGAAGCGTCACATTCGGTGTAAGCAGCGTAGCCAGAGGCGTTATATTGGCAGCCACCAACATCGCTTGCCAAACTACTAGCACAGTACACGGATCTCTATATGCTCAAACAGCGGTTACACTCGACGATGTGGTTGTAACTACCTAATAAAATCTAAGACTGACGTTTTAAGACCCATGAATGTTATAGTTCATGGGTCTTTTTTTATAGTTAAGCTATAGTTTATCAAGTATTTCTTTTAGTTGAGCAAAAACTTCTTCTTTAGTTTTTTTGTTATTAAGATAGTGATCAAACTTACTATCATTCAAGTCCAGTTCTGACGGATCTGACGATGGGCTACTATCAAATCTCTCTATTCTAACAGTCGTTAGAACTTCACCAAAAGCTTCTTTAAGCTGGTCTATTTCTGACCGATATCTAAGATCAGAAATAACATATTTTCCATCCACCGAATTAATGTCTTCGATCGCCTTTCGAACCCAATAATCTGATTTTACGGAACGATTTACGCTTCCCTTAAGAATAGCTAGAGATCTGGGAGTCTGGTAAAGTTGTTCCCAACGATCGTGTATAAATGATTCAAGTTTGCCATTTTCAACTCTAACATATCCTGGATCAGGTGAAAAATTCTTAAATGTCTTAAATTCTCTCACCATGAAGGTGTGAATCATTTTGGTGAATTCGTCCTTTGATTCCACGGGGAGCCAATGAATTGGAAATTCTTTCCTGCTTGGGTCATCTAGCCAACTGCGCGTTATTCCAAACTCTGAGGCTACCATATCCTTCAGAGCATCTGCAAAGGACACACGCTTAAATCCATGATTTTTGACAAGAAAATCAGCACAAATATCTTTTCCTGAACCTTTAAAGCCTGATAATGCTATAATTTTACTCATAATTTATTACCTCCAGAACAACTTAGCTAGAAAGTTCCACGCACGGGAAGAAAAACTAGATTTTGTCATTTCTTCTCTAGTTTGTTCAACTAGCTCATCTTTCAGTAGGACTTCGTTTTCATCAAAAGGAACTTCATAAGGTCGTTTTAATTCATCGGCTACTTCGGTTTTACTAGAAAGATCTATGCTAACCGGAGGATCACGCCATTCCATGGCCCCATTTTGATCTAGCCAGAGCACTTGTCCGTCTTTCCCAGCAGCAGGCAATATAAGAGTGGAAACTAGGTCTGCTCGCTTAGCGGGCTTCTTCTTGCTCTTAGGCTTTGCCTTTTTAGGTGTTTTGGCCTTAGATTTTGGCTTTGGCTTACTTTTAGGTACTTTCTTCTTAGATTTCATATATTTAACCTCTATTTTAGGCCCTAAAAGCAGTTTAAGACCAATCTTTAACTAGAAGTTTATCTTTAATAATAGACTTTGTCAAGATCTATTTAGGGGTGTATAAAATGGCCAGACTTTCAGCAAGACCTATTGTTGGTTATCAAAACATAAACAGCTTCAAGTACGCGAATCAATGGCAAGTTAATGCTAGTGACACTAGCACACTTTACTACCAATTGATAGATTTAGACCAGTGCGGGCTCAGGTACATCCCAGGAGGGTGCGTTGAGGGCGTAACAGTCGGTATGAACGTTACTTTTCCTTCCATAGACTGTAACGCTGTGTTCACTATCGTAGCTGCTCAATCCACATGCGATGGTTCAATTTTCAGTGTGTCAATACCTTTTACATCAACGCCACAGACGGGGAACGTTGTTTTTCAACTATTTGAAGGAAACAATGTAACCACATTTAATGTTAAGCAGGCATTAGTCGTGCAATATCCAGATGATGGGAGCGATTCTGGATTGCCTGATAATACATTTTTCTTTTGAGTAATTTGGTTGACTTTTAATACAATGTAGATTATTATAAAAATATGAAGACTAAAAAATGGTCATTCAAAAATTTAAATACTGAGGCTAAAAAATATAGCACCAGGACCGAATTCTTCGAGCACAGCTCAGGAGCTTATCAGGCCGCACGTAATATGGGCATTTTAGATAGTATATGCACCCATATGATAATTAAACATTATTCTTGGCCTCTCGATGCTCTTAAAAATGAAGCTAAAAAATATACTTCCAGAGGAGAGTTTCAAAAAAATAGTTTTAATGCTTATCAAATTGCTTTAAAAAGAGAGATGTTAGACGTTATTTGTAATCACATGGATCTTAAACGCAGAGAATGGACAAATCTACAATTGCATCAAGAAGCTTTGAAATACGGTACCAGAAAAGATTTTGAAAACTACAGCCGTAAAGCCTATGACCTCGCATTAAAAAGAAATATGATGGATCTTATTTGTGGACATATGATCAGACTCATTAGAACAGACTGGACAGATGCCGATCTTTACGCAGAAGCTTTAAAATATAACACGAGAAGTGAATTTAAAAATAGCAGTCCGAGTGCTTATAGAGCCGGTAAAAGAAAAAATATTTTGCCAAAAATGTGTGGGCACATGAAGCGTTCAGGTGGCGTATCTAGGTGTGAGCAAGAACTTTTTGACGCAATTACATCTACAATTCCAACTGCTAGGAAAATAAGGGATGTAAATGTTAAAATTGAAGGAAAGCCGCACATCAAAGGGTTTGACATTGACATCTTTATTGACAAAAGTAATTTAGGAATAGAAATGGATGGGAAGTACTGGCATAGCGTAAAAGGCTTGAGTCGTTCTCGCAAAGATTGGCCAAAAGAAGATCTGGTAAATTACCATCAAATTAAAGACGCGCACTTCTTATCTAAAGGAATTAAGATTCTTCATATTAAAGAAGAGGAATGGTCAAAAGACAAACAAGACTGCATCAAAAGATGCCTAGAATTTTTGGAGCAAAAAAATGGCTGATTTCTCAAGGTCCCGCACTTTTCAGACAAGCATGTACCCGGTGCATGCCTCCCAAACGAGTGGGTTGCTCGCTCGTGTTGAACCATTCCTTACGCCAGAGTTATTTAGGAGCAGATACCTAAAAGGTATCCCGCTAGTATTTCCTAATGGCGATAGATTTACTGATGATGAGCTAAAAGATCGTATCATGATGGCCATGAATGAAACTGAGGCTCAGTTAAATACGACTATAACAAGAGAAGAATTCAAAGAACAGTTAGTTTTTGATTACTCATTATACAAGGCTTTTATACATCTAAAGCCCCGCCACGGCCCAATCATAAGTGTTGAAGATCTTTCTATCGTTGCATCTAATGACGAGGTTATCTTTACTGTTCCGAGTATGTGGATAACAACGGCAAATTTTAGCATAGGTCAAGTCAATGTGGTGCCTTTGCTCGCAGCCTTTGGCGCTACTAGTGCGAGCGGAACCCAAATCACGGCTACAAATCAAGGGGCCGGGATCGCATTTTTGGCTATCTGGGGTGCCCAAGGCAACTGTGGGCAAGTGCCCGCCTATTGGCAGCTGACCTACTCGTCCGGTTTATCTAATAGAGAAGGACAGGTGCCAATCATTGTGAATCAATTAATAGGAACTAACGCTGCCATCAACTTGCTATCCCAAATAGCTGTCCTATATTTTGCTACATCTCAATCTCAAACCCAAGACGGTATTTCCCAAAGTTCCAGCTCTCTTGGTCCTCGTAGATTCGCACTTCGTATTGAAGAACTTACTAGAAATAGAGACGAATTAATTCAAAGAATAAAAGGTATCTTTGCTAGAAGATATGTGATTGGTGAATATTAACATATGGGAATGGATCGTGGTATTTTAGCAGTTTTATGCGAAAATAACTCAGTTCAAAAAGCTGAGCCAACCACCACGTCATCGTCGGAAGCTCCAAAAGTAAAAATAAATCCTGAGCATGGGAAAGCGATAGCAAATGCTTATGAGGGCATGAAGCACGATCCAACTCATCCAGATGTAAAATCTGCGTATGGTGCTTTGACCCATGAAACGGGGAAACAGTTCAAAGACATCTTAGGTTCAGGTCTTAAGATATCAAGAATTAAGCCTGGACAAGCAAATCCTTATAAAAATTCTAAAGAAATGCATCACGATGTGGAAAACAATAAGCATCTTTGGTATTTTCCTACGGACCAAGGCTTTGGCAGCAAAGACCAAACAAATGATCATCCTATGCTGGCTCCAACTGAGTTCAACCACGGTGGCCAAAAACTTTTAGCAAATGATGTATTCAGAATAGTTCACGATATTAACGGACACCACAAAGGCGGCAAAACTGGTTTTGGTCCTACTGGCGAACATCAAGCCTATCTAACACACAAAAAGATGTACAGTCCCGCAGCTCAACGAGCTTTATTCACCGAAACAGCTGGCCAAAACAACTGGGTGAACTTTGGACCTCATGGTGAGAATAACAGAAAAAATCCTTCCCAGACTGTTTTCGCTGATCAAAAAGCTGGCCTGATGCCGGAACATGTTACTAGTGGGGATTGGCACAATGAAAAATAAACTTTGGAAAAGAATGTTTTCCGATTCTCTCTCTGATATTGCTCACATGGACAAGTCTCAATCATTGAGAAAAGCTGAAGATCCAGCTGCATATGCCAAGCTCGCTTCAACTGGTTTTATACTTGCCTATCCCGTAAAAATAAATGGGAAAGATAAGAGACCAGATAATGGTATTGACTACCACGCTACTATTAAGTTTTTTGATAAAAAAAATGATAAGCCTGAAGACGCCCATAAAACTGCCTCAGCACTTGAGATGAATCCACCAGATCCAAAGCAAACTAAGATAGAACCTAAGATGTTAACAGATCGTAATGGCAATGATGTATATGCTATTAGTTTGCAGGGTGCATATGCAGATAAAATGAAAGAGCACCACGAAAAGTTTGATCATTTGGGTCACAAAGAAAATTATGAGTGGAATGCTCATGTTAGCGTGGATAAGGCTACTCATGATAAAATAAAGGCTTCCGGAGCAAAGACCGCCGAGGATGCAGGTATTGAGTTTAGTAATGCAGAATTGCGAAAAGGTCCTAAAACTCTAGAAACCTACTCCCCTAATATAGAAAAGCCTTCTAAACTAGATCTGAAAAAAGGCTCCAAAGATATAACAGAAAAAACTCTAGCTGAAATTCAAGAAGACACTGCTTGGACTTGGGCTTCACGCGCAGCTGCTTGCTACGAAAAATTGAAAGAAACTGGCGACTGGAAATGGAAAACTGACGCTGAAGAATATAGGCATGAAGCTGTCGAGCATGCCGCTCTGATTGGAGACACCCATCCTACGGTATTACAAGAAATTCATGATGCTCTTGAGGAGTATCGCAAGGAAGCTCAAAAAGAAGCCGAAGAAATAAATAAGAGTGAAAAAATTACGTTGCTTAATGGGGACGATCTTAGACGATATATAGAAGATAATCCTGAATTGAAAAGAGGAAAATAGTATGAATTTACGACCAGAAGATATCGACAATGTAGAAGAAGCTGGAATGCTAAATGGTCAGCCCGTGAAATTGGTGCGCACAAAAGGTGGATTCTGGATGGGAATTGTCAATGGAAAAGTTGTTTCAGGAGGATCACATCCTGCTATCGTAAAACACACTATTTCTAAAATGTTTCCTGCCTTCCAGGCCGTTCTTTGTAAATCAGAAAATTTCAACACAGAAGCCTTAGTAGACAAGCACTCTCATTTTTTGTCCGATGATCTTCGTAAATCAGGTCACGATATCTATAGCATTCAGACTGGTGCAGACGTTGAGTTTCAGATTACTAAGCATAATGTCAAGTTGGCTTCTGTTAACGGCATTTTGAGAGAAGACTCTTTGTTTATTCCGGAAATCAATTTTCCCAAGGAATTTGTTAGGGCAATGGCTGGAGCTACTACCGAAAAAGCTTTGTCATGCAATTCTAAAGCAATAAAGGTGAAATGACATGAGTAACCAATCTTCTGGCGATCAACCAAAAAACAATGTCATTGACTCTAAATTATTTAAGAAGAACAAAGAGTTAGCTAAAGAGACGCTCGTTGATGATATAATTAAAGGACTGGCGCTGTTTCATAAGAATACGGATGATGGCCTGAAAGAACTTGCAGAACTTTGTAAGAAAGATAAATGTGGCAAATAAAAAGCCTGTCGGCGAACAGATATCGGTAATTGCACCGTTTATACCTTATATTCAAGAATCGTTTGACTTGAATAGACTGGATATGTTCGTCCAAAGTTTGGGAACTACTTTTTTGCATTACGTTGCAAATATTAGCCCTATCGGATTGAATGAAAAAGGGGATTATCGCAGAAATAATGGTGATGTTGATGTCATTACTTCTAACGGATATATTTACACTTTGGCAGGTAAATTCACTGCTGTATTGACAAGCAATCAAAAAGATCAACTAAGACCTTCTGAAGGTGGATTGCATGACTCTTCCACGGGAAACCTTGTTTTGCCTAGATTTTATGACCAAGCTCCTTCGATACCAGGTGGTTTATCTGAGCAGAGTGGCACATCTGAAGAAGACTGTTGCGAACCAGCTCCTATAGCTGCGAACAACAGGATTTACCTAGCTCCTGGTGATAGACTGTATCACGGTGATCCCCAAGCAGATGACTTGGTTGTTAATAAAGAGTTGCTTCAATTTTCTTTTAATTCAGAAAATGTGCCGATGTTTCCTATCAAAAAAATGGCCGCTCCTTTGATAGACTCCAGAGGGGTTTATTATACTCAAGGTATTGACTATAAAATTTCGGATCACGGAAATATCGCTTGGATTGACGGGGGCAATAATCCTGGTATTGATCCAGATACGGGTGAGGGAAGAACGTATAGTGTAAGATACCTTTATAGGGCTTTTTACTACATAACTTCAATTTTAAGAGAAGTTCGTATCACTGATGTTACCCAAAATGGAGTTAGGTCATCGGAACGGATGCCCGAGTTTGTCCAGGTAACTAGAGAGTTCCTGTACCATAATATAAATCGGGGTAATGAACTCAACAAACCACCCCAACCGAATATGGAAATCAGGCAAACGGCTGAACCAATGGACAAAGTCAATATAAATCAACCGGTTATCCGCGTAGAAATGTTGGATGTCGAAAACGATACCTAATAACGAGTAATCTTTACCTATAGGATTAGATAAAAAGATAAGGAAAACAATAACATGGCTGAGATTAAAAAACGTAATATTCAAGGATTTGACACCCAAGACACTGGGGCCATAGCCAATAATACTTACAACAATGCGGCGGGTGCTAACAAAACTGCTGAGGTTGGCCGTCATTTGCTTCCTCTTCCTGTTCCAGGCGTAGGTAACGGGTATACCACCAATCCTTCGTCTGCCTATCCTCTTCCTAATGCTGGACGCAACCTGGCTGTCTACAACAACTCTGGAACCGTCGCTGCTATCACCTTTGGTACCGACGGCACCGTGACTGCGCTAGCTGCAGGCGCTACCGATTCTTCTGGCAGAGTGGGTCTTCCTTGTATGCCAAATTCCTGGTCCTACTTTGCAGGGGGCTACTCTAATTGGGTAATTTCTAGTTCTTCTAGTTTACTAGTTTATTTGATTAACGATAACTCAAGTATTCAACCTGTTGCTGTCGCCATGACCAGCAGCATGATCCCTTAATATATGAAAAAGAATGCCGAGTACTTCCTTATTAAAACGCTTGGCGAGGATTTTCTAGAATCCTTAGGGAATGACTTGTCTAAAAGCGAAATTTACAAGCAAGGAACTCGGACTGTCACTGATACGAATGATCTATATCAAGGGCTTCAAATTGTACCTAAGGCTTTGTTGAGTCTTTTGATTCGTGAATTGTCTCCCATGCAAATTGGGGATACTAAAGAAATTAGAATTCCCGGCAAAGAAGATACCATCGTTTCTACGACCAAGCATGAGCGCGATAGCTTTTCAGGTCAAGTACTTCAAAACAATGTTAAAATTTCAGATTTCTTGCACCGTTCTATCCCAGGCTTGGGGCTTGTGCTGCTTTCAATTCTAGAACTTTATGACGTAGAAGATCTGGATAAAGAAACAGAAGTTGATCATACTAAAGAAGCAGAAATTAATCGTATCATTGATGAACGTATGAATTTGCATAGTTTAGTCAACAAAGTTATAGACGGCAAGCTCATGCAAAGAGACGCTGTTCAACAATTATTTTTAGCTAAATTGAATCAATTGTCTGCTGAACATAAAAAAATAACTGAAGAGCACAAAGAAATGGCAAAACCTAAAGAGGCTCCAAAGCCTACCGTAATCGTTTTAGAGCCTACAAAAAAATCTCTCCAGTTGGCAGAGTTCGTAGAAAATAGAAAAAAGAAGCTTGCAAAAAAAGAATTTTCTATTGAAATGGTAAAAAGTGAGCAGATCAATTGTCCCGATTGCAATGGCGTTATTTTTAATGATTCTGGCGTAAGTGCTTGTATGTGTTTTGGTCAAGATATGGGTAAGAAAGTTTTTCTAAAGAAAACTGAAGACGGTATTAAAGTTAGTTTTCCTAAATCATGGAACTCTGAAAATATTGAAATGTTGCTTGAAGTTCTGAGGAGTAATAAAAATGGATAATCAGAATCAAGTAGTATTTGCATTCGATGGCGATGGAATTGGCAAACGTCATGCTAGAGCCATTCTTTCTGATGATCTGGATCAAGTATCTCAAGTTTCTCAGCTTATTACGGCTGGAAATAATCAGATTAAAGAATTCGTGGAAGCTAATGGTGGACGATGGATAAGCGGTGGTGGAGATGAGGGGAGCTTTGTTGCACCATCTGATTTCGTAAATTTATTAGAACAGCTTCGACAAAACTATGCCGATATGGTTCAAGCGACTCTGTCCATTGGTTATGGGCAAACTATTTCACAAGCTGGTAAGGCTCTGTTGGCAGCCAAGTCCCGTGGGAAAGATCAAATTGTACAATACGATGATTCTGTTGAACAAGAAATTAGCGATGCTGTAGGGAACGCTTCTGATCCTCATGAAGAAGAAAGAAAGAAAATCGCAGACGTTGTAGGTGGCGGAGAAGACACTGGCGAACCTGAATCCGTAAAAGAAGGATTGGCAAATCAAGCTCCAGACAGCCCGAATACTCAGGGCCAAGTCTTACCTGAAGGTTCGGACTCTAATGAAAATGAGCCTACCGAATCTGAGCCACCTAAACAAGACAACAACCACGGCTACGATTCCGGTTACAAAAATAGTGATTTAAAGCAGAGAGACAATTCTTATCAAGCAAATGACTCTACTCCCCCTACTATTAAAAAACCAAACCTCATCGCACAACCTAGAACATTCGAAGCGGTCTCAACTGATGTTCAGGAATCAGATCGTAAAATGAACGAAGAAATGCCAGACCCTAAAGATGGAGAACCTATGGACAAGAAACCTGCTCCAAAAGATTATCGTGGACAAGCCGAAGGATCTGCTCCTCAAAGTATGGCTCAACCTCAAGGCGATAAGCCAAGCGATCTGAAATATAATGATACTGAACAACTACAACCACAGGCTGACATTCCTATAGAAAATTCTACTTCAGATGAAGCCGAAAACTACGAGCAAGAATCTATGGGTGAAGCTCAGCATTGTCCAAGTTGCACTTGTGATCAACATGGGGATTCTGCTGAAGATTTGCTGGATCAAAATCTTGACAATTCTAAAGATTTTGAAGATATTATAGATGACGGACAGCCTAAAACTACAACAGATTTACTCGATGCTAACTTAGATAATCAACAAGAGATGTTGCAAGATATGGACCCAGATGGTACAAGTCGTCCAGCTGACTATAATCAAAAACAGGGTGACTTAGGTTTAAGTGAGGAAGATGCAAATGGATCTGACCCGGACCTTTCAGAAGTTTTACAAGGTGGTTTGGATCAACATGCCGACAATATTCAACGAGAAAAGGTGACTCAATTGGTTGGTCACGCTTTGGAAGGATTTAAGTCTCAGAAAGCGATCCTGGATAAAGCTAAAGATCAAGCACCTGAACTATACGATGCGTGTATAAGTATGTTAAGAGCTATGATAGAACTTTGTTCATTGGCTGGATTAGATAATTCTGGAGAGACTGAACAAGAAGTTAACGAGATTGAAGGCCAAAGCGAAAATCCAGAAGAACAACCGGGTTCTGAGGAAATGCCTAGTGATGAAGCTTGCCCTAATTGCGGGCATCCCCATGAAAAAGAAGCGGCCCCGGAGAGTGCTGCTCAATCCCCACAGTTCAAAGCCGGTAGCTAATTCAGCTACTGGCGCCGGATCAATAAAAAAGCTACCTACTACAGCGAGCACTCCCCATATTGCTAAAGATCCTATACCAGAAGGTGGGGTAAACGCAAAAGGTCAGAAAAAAATAACCGACCCTAACGGTAAGGTTAGATTCATTGATATGAAAGAAGGTCGCGTTATGGGGCCTGGCGGAGTGCCTGTAAAAGGCTAAATATGCTTAAGCTCAAACTTGATCCTAAAGATGTTCTTGAAGTTTGCAAAAGCGAACAAGAAAAAGTTAAAAAAGAACTTTCTAAAAGCGTTAGAGATTTGGCTAATGCTACTAAACAACATATAATAGAACTTGCTCAAAAAAAATTAAGTCCTAGTTTGCAATTAGTATTCCGTGGAAAAGATAATGAGCAAAATCTTAGAGTGGATCATCTAGATTCCAACACTAGCGTCGTCACTTTGTCTGGATCTGCCTATTGGATTGAAGAAGGTATACCCCCTAATACTGATATGAAAACAGATGCTTGGTTGTTTTCTTCTAAAAGCACAAAACACGGCAAAAATGGTCGTTATCTAGTAATTCCCTTTGAACACTCTAAGAAACCGAGCCTTCAAACTGGCTATGAAAAAGGCCTAACAGATCGCGTTAGATTTGAACTCAAAGCAATGAATAAACGTAGAAAAGCTAATGGCTTAGAAACGGTGCCGTGGGCCGGAGTTGAAAGAGATAAAAACGGTAATCCTAAAGAAGGGCTGCTGCACGAATTTGATTTCAAGGGTGGTAAATCCAGTCACAAATGGTCAAGTGATCCACTAGAAAGAATGAGAATTTATCAAGCGATAGATAAAGACTCTGCAGGTAACGCTAAGCTTAATAAAAAAGGTAAAGTAAAAGTAACACGCTCATTCATGACGTTTAGAACTGCTTCGGAAAGTCCCATTGTGAATCCTGAAACAGGAGTAGCCCCAAAGGACAAGTTTATACATCCTGGTTACAAAGCTAACAAATTTATGGAAGAAGCTATGATGTGGGCAGAAAATGAATTCTACACTAGAATTATTCCTGACATTATTTCTAAGTGGAAGGATTAGTATATGATATTTCAAACAGACGCACTTCTTAAAACAATTCTAGAAAAAACATTAGGGGATATAAAAACCAACCTATGGCTTTTAGATTACATTCTAGATGATTTTACTCAAAATCCTTTTTTGAAATCTCAATTTGGACAAAAACAAATACTAGCGGCCAAGGAATGGTTCTCTAATAATAATGTTAATGTGCAGTTACAATTTTCTAAGGATAAAGAAAAATTTCCTGCTATATTCCTAACACTTGGAAGTAGTAACGAGGTTCAAGATTTACGAACCATGAGTGATATAAGTGAGGAAGACTTGATCCTTATGCCCAATAGGGTGGGGCAACCTATTCCATACGTAGTTAAACCTTTTTCTCCTATCAGTTTCGATGCTTCCACTGGTTTAGTAGGTGTTCCTGTTGGGACCGACATAGCTCCCGTTTCTCCTGGAATGGTTTTAGTTAATCCGTCGAATGGAGCTGGAGTTGTTATTGAAGGAATAACTCCTGACGGGGAAATTCAAATACAACCCGGCATTGAATTAGACTCTACACAACTAGGAGTAATTCCTCAGTATAGATTTTTTACTTCTAGACTCGGGAGATCTTGGTTTGAGGAAAACTGGAATATTACTTTAGCGACTAACGATCCTCAAACTCTTTTGTGGCTTCATTCTATTGTGGTGTTTGGATTATTGCGTTATAGAGAATTCTACGAACATAATGGTTTTGCAGAAACTCATATAACTAGCACTGACATATTTAATCCGGATTTTTCTAACGCTGGGGGCGAAGAAATATTTTGTCGTCAAATCACCATGTTTGGAAAAGTGCAGCAGCAATTCATTCGCGGCCTTCACAGAAATATTGAATCAGTCCTTCTACGGGATCAAGATCCAGCAGCCGTTACAGAAGAAAATCCAAAAGGTTATATTGGTGGTCTTCGTATAATATCTAACTTAAATACTCCACCATTACAAGAAAATGACCAGGACTGGTATGCAGGGGTAGATGTGACAGAACCTGCGGTTCCAAATACTCCCGATTGCGAGGGAGAGTATGAATATGAAGATTGATAACATTAAAAGAATAAAAGTTAATAAAATCAGTAAGTTGTATAGTAGAATTAGTACCTAAACTAATCTTTAAGGATAGATAACAGGGGTTTAACTATGGCAAACGACAACAAACCAATTTCAGCTAGAACGGTCGCCCAAATGGTGCTGGCCAAGGCGCAGGAAATCCTTAATAAATCGGAAACTTTAAAAAAATACGAAACTGAGAATTCACCCAAACCTGGCGTTAAGTATGGTTCAATCGAAACCAACCAAAAAGCCACTGAGCGCGATTACAGTGAATACGAAGTTAAACCTGGAAAATCAAAAGACTCAGCCGGTCCGAGAGTAGCTAAGCAAATTTCTCCTTCTGGAAATCCTAAAGAAGCTGCCGAAGGTAATAACAAACCTGATGGTATGGAACCTCCGTACGAATTTAAGGACAAAGTCAAAGGCGAGTTAGCTAAAGAAAAAGCAGCCTTAGACAAGTCTGAGATGAAAAAGAAATATGAAGGCTTTAAAGCCGTTGAAGCGAGCGCAGCTAAAAGTGGGGCTTCTGATCCTGCGGCTGTTGCAGCCGCCGCTGGAATGAAAAAATACGGGAAAAAAGCTTTTGAGAATGCAGCCCACAAAGGTAAAAAAATGGGCAAAGCTGAAAATCCTGATAAAGATGCTGATGCCAAATTGGGCGAAAAGGTTGAAAAAGACGTAGAAGATCACTTCAAGCAAAATAAGGAAGCTGAAGCTAAAGAAGGACACAAACTTATGGCTAAACCCATGGCTAAGTCAGATGGTAAGAGTAAATTTGGACGTTGTGTGGAAGGTGTCAAACAAAATTCACCAGAAGTTACTAGTCCAGAGGCTGTTTGTGTGGCTGAAGGCGTTAAACCTGAACAGCAAAAAGCTGAAGGAGAACAGTCTTCTTTTATTCCGGGAACCCAAATACTATCTGCTAAGTTAGCAAAGTTCATGGAAAGAAAACACGCCAAGAGAAAGGCTGGAGAATCTGCTGAAGCTGTCGGACATGAAGCAAGTGATGCTCCAGCACCTCGTTCTACTCAAGACGGTAGACCTGACGTGGACAAAGCTGAAACAGGACACGAAAAAGGTGTAGGAACGAAACCAAATCCTTCTTTTAGAGAAGGGATATCTGGAGCTGGTGCTTCAGTTAGGACGGGAGACGTTGGAACAGCTAGGGCTCATTCGGTAGCTCGCATGGAACAACAATCCAAGATTAAACCGAAGCTTCCGAGATAACTTATGTATAAAAAAGAACAACAACGTTCACTAGAACAAACAGAGCCAAAAGAAGATATGACTATGGAAGAGGCGAAAGCCTACCGTGCTTCTTTGGCTACTAATATTGCTAAGTTGCTCACAGAAAAGCAAAAAAGACAAGCCTTTAAAGTTTATTGGACTGAAAATAAGAAAAAATATGGCCTCACAGGAAAAATGGAACAAATCTTGTGGCTGCACTTGGTCAGTACAAAAAACGATAGCCCTGAAAATTTCGAAGCTGGGCTCAAGAATTTTGGCGTTAAAAGTTTAAATAGGGAGAAATAAAATGGCTCAAAGACTAAATACGACTTTCGTAAATACGGTTATCCCTGGCGCTTACGTTAATTATAACGTTGTTAGCCAGCCCGTTGGTGTCGCTTCATCTGGTATCGTAGTACTTTTGGGTGAAGCTGATGGTGGACCAAGCTACGAGCAAGTTTCTCTTGCACAAAGTTTGTACACACCTGACCAAATTAGTAAGGTAATGCAAAACTTTACGAGTGGTCAAATCGTAGATGCTTTTATGGCCATCGCATCTCCTTCCAACGATGCTAACATTACCGGAACTGCTACTCAGGTCTACGTTGTAAAAACGAATACCGGAACAATGGCAACTGCTAGTTTGGCTCCTTCTTATGGAGACTTGTTCGATTTAAACTGGGGTGTTCTCGGCAATCAAGATCGTTATCAGATATTGTCCGCAGCTGCAGAAGTAGCTCCTTCTGTCACGGGAACCACCATTCCAGCGTTTGGTTCGGCTCTCAACGGCGATTCTTTCAGCATTCGTATAAATGGTGCCGCTGCGACAACCGTAACACTTTCAGCTACATCTGCCGATCACGATACTATCGGCCATTTGGTTACCGAACTTAATCGCTATGACTTTACTATTACGGCAGCTAATGCTACTGTAGGAGCAATTTATAGTAATAATACCCAAACCTTCACTGTTTTGGCAACTATTGTCGCCGGAACAACTTTGTTCGCTACTGGGACTGGGGCTCCTCTACCTGCCGGAACTTTGACCAAAGTCAGTGGAACTGGAGACACGACCATTACTTTCTCGACATTCACCAGATTGCTTCCGGAAGCGATGACTGCATCCATGGGAATGGCTACGAATACTTTGACACTCGCAGTGAATCCAGATTCCGCTGCATGGGGTAACGGATGGGGTAAATCGTTCGAACTTATCGATTCGACTCCTGGTGATCTTGCAGCCCTTGGATTTACACCAAATTTGTACATTTCTTCCCAAGAACCTGAAATTGAAATTCAGGACTCAAATGCTACGACTGGTGTTAACGAAACGCTTCAAGCTAGCGCTGATGTTGCTCTAAGCGTAGGTTATCAAGGAGCTACTGGAACTCTCACTATAACAGCCGGCGTATTGACAACCACGGTCACTGGCGGTTCAGGCGGTAATCTGAGTATCACTTTGAGTGATTACACCACTATAGGACAACTCGCCTCCTTCATCTCTTCTCAACCTGGGTATAGTGCAACCGTTGCTTCTCCTGCTACTCAGCTCCCTACGAGTGCTCTGGATGCAGTTTCTGCAATCGGTATCGCTTCTACGGGTGCAAGTGAAGAGCCAGGCCGTATCAAAATGGGTTTGTACGAATTCACTCAAGCAATGGCGACCAGCCGATTGATGTCCTTTACTGCTACGGCGACTTCCGGACTTCCAACTCCTATGGCTTCTCCTGCTTACTTAGCAGGTGGAACTCGTGGAGCCACTCTGGCTGCCGACGTTGCAAACGCTATCAACTCCTTGGGTTCCATCAATTGCAACATTATCGTGCCATTGATTTCTCAAGATGCCAGCGCAGACATCATCGCAGATCAGACTTCTCCGGATTCGACTTACACTATTGCAGCAACAAATGCACTCCTCAAGAGTCATTGTCTCGAATATAGCGAACCAAGCCTCGGAAAAAATCGCATTTGTATTCTATCTTACAATGGACTTTTTGTCAATGCAGAAACTCAGGCCCAATCATTGGCAAGTTTCCGTTGTTCTGTCGCATTCCAATCCGTTACACAAGTCAATTCATTTGGTGTCGTAACTCAGTTCCAACCTTGGTACGCTGCAGTAGTCGCGGCAGGCATGCAAGCTGGCGGATTCTATAAAGCTATTGTCAATAAGTATGCCAATGTGATTAGTATTGTTGATCCTACGGGTTATAACAATGGCGATCCAGGCGATACCAGTCAAGCTCTGGAATCCGGTTTGCTTCCACTCTTTACTGATGTTGGAGGAGTTCGTTGGGTGTCAGATCAAACAACTTACGGAATCGACAACAATTTCGTGTACAACAGCATACAAGCTGTTTACGACGCGGATATTATCGCTATCGATCTGAAGTTCAGTTTTGCTAATGCATTCGTCGGTCAATCACTGGCGGACGTTTCAGCTGCTTCTGCGTCAGCTTTCTTGACGCAAAAAATGGGAACCTATTTCCAATTGAAGTTGATTGCTGCAAGCAGTGACGCTCCACTCGGGTTCAAGAACGCTAAAATCTCTATTGCAGCTCCTACCATGACGGTAAGTGTGGAGATTAAACTGGCCACAGCGATCTACTTCGTCCCAATCACTTTCGCGATTTCTGCAGTACAGCAATCGGCATAATTTTTATAAGGAGAATAGAATATGGCAGGAGCACAATTACCTAATTATAGACCTACTAACGGGGGTCCTGGCCAAAGTTACACTGTAACTGGGGGCAGAGCACAACTGTATCTACCTAATAGCGTAGGAACTCTTGTTTTGGCTGGAGTATTTGATACTGTTTCTAGAAACAGAGGTCTTTCAGCTGAAGCTATCCATACTTTGGGCCAATATAGCGCACGTGAACAGGCTATCACAGCTTACAATGAAGTCACCTTGAATTGTGGTGGATTTCGAGTTGTAGGCGCTGGTACCACGGTTCTGGGTAACTTCCCTACCTTGGCACAACTTTTGACTTATCAGGGTGTCGTTGTAAAGGTTGTGGATAGACAAACTGGCGATACCTTAATGGTTGTCACTGGTTGCGTTCCAACTACGGATTCTGAAAGTTACTCGGCGAGGGCGACTACTAAAATCAATATTAGCTATAGTGGCATTGCAGCATTTGACGAAAGCACGACAGATGCAAGCGGCAATCCAACTGATGGCGAAGGAACTCCTTCTTGGCCATAAGTTTTTAAATAAAAGTATTATGGGAAGGGGGAGAAGGAAACTTTTCCCCTTTTTTTATTGACTTTTGTCCCTAGTGATGATAATCTTTATTAATATGACATGGGATTTAGAAAAAATACAAGAACTAGCATTGAAATGTAAAACTAGATATGAATTTAAGAGATTGTACCTTAATGCTTACAGGGCGGCTATAAAAATCAAAGCTCTTGATAAAGTTTGTTCTCACATGCCAAAAAATGCATCTATTGGGAAAGTATCTCCGAAATTGAAATGGACTTTAGAAGAACTTAAAAAAGAAGCTAGTAAATATTCCTCAAAAAACGACTTTAAAAATCACGCGATGGGCGCGTATTTAGCTGCCTGTAGAAAAGATTACATAGATCAAATTTGTTCTCATATGAAACAATTCCATTATTCATGGACAAATCAAGAGCTAGCGCATGAAGCCCAAAAATATAGCACTAGAATTGATTTTGCTAAATTAAATGATAATGCTTATCAAACCGCACAAAATAGAAAAATTCTAGATCTTATATGTAGTCATATGACAAGACTAATAAGAGAGGACTGGACCCACGAGGATTTAAAAAAAGAAGCTAGTAAATATGGAACCAGAGGAGAATTCTATAAAAAAAGTAATGGGGCTTACTGTTCGGCTAATAGAAAGAAAATTCTAGACGATATTTGTCAGCATATGAAAAAATCTAAGGGAAGTTCTCTTATGGAATTAGAACTACTAAGTGAAATAAGAAAAGTTCTGCCAGATTCGAAGAAGATTAAATTTTATAAAATAGAAATTCCTACAAAACCTCATATAAAACGTTTCGAGCTAGATATTGTCAATCAAAAAATGAAAAAAGCTGTGGAATTTGATGGTACCTATCACCATTCTTTTAAATGTATGAGAAAAAATAAAAGAAAAAAGCTTTGGTCGGATGAAGATATCAGAAATTATCATGAAATAAAAGACTCTTATTCATTTCTTTATCAGGGAATTCAGGTTCTTCACATCAAAGAAGAAGACTGGACAAGAAATAAGGATTACTGTATTAAGCTCTCCAAAGCATGGCTTTCCAATGAATGCTCTGTTTATCCCAAGCCCCTTCCTCTTTTAGATCTCTAATTCCTTTCAAAACCAATCTTTAAGGTAACTTGTGAAGCAATTCACAAGCTTTTAGCGTGGGCTAAAAGTACCGTTAGCGGTGGCGCTAACTCCTGAATAGGATTGGATAAAATGGCATTTGAGAAAAGCTGGAGCACAGTTGCGCCCACACCCTTAACTACAGATGGCACTTCTTTAGGTGTTATAACTGTAGCAGACACTGTCGGCTTTAAAGTCAAAGGCCAAGCTCAATTATCAAATTCGTCCGGTCTTCACATGGTTGTTCAGATCAACCAAGTTCTCTCCTCCACCACAATGATTGTGGGCAGGCCAGGAAGCTCTCCTTCGGGCACGGCAGGCGGTATAGCTAGCGGTGCCGTTGTTGATGTCAGCGCCTTTACAGTAGCTCTCAATTCCGTTATTGGATTTGGGATGCAACCCAAAAATAAAATCAAAGCTGATGATATTGATCAAGCTGTTTACGAGGCTGATCCTACCGTAGCTCTTAGAGTTACAAATGTCGACCCTTATGGAAACATATATGGTCCGGCTAATCCGATGCCTGTTGCCGTGGAGGGAACTATATCTATCGGTTCCGTTTCCATTGTGGACGACGGTAATACTCTAAAAGTCAACGCAGACGGCTCCATAAACGTTATAGTTGAATCTGTTCCTAGCCCTAATTCAACGGTAATAAGCACTTACAACGAAGTAGTCTCACTGGCAGCCGGTGGGACAGCTATAATTGTAAGTTATACAGTTCCGGTTGCAAGTCAAGCTGTTTTACAAAGAATCCCCTTTTCGGGTGAAAATGTTGCACGTTATGATTTATTGATTAATTCTATCAAACAAGATACCGCAAGGACAATGTTTGGTGGCGATTTGACTGGTGAATTCAATTTCACAACGGGAAATGATTCAGGTTTACTTCTAAACGCTGGCACTTTAATTCAAGTTCAGGTCTATAATCCTCGCCCCTATCCCGCAGATTTCGAATCTAGAATACAAGTGCTTGTAATTAATATATAATTTATGTTATGTAGAAAATCAAGAACAATCTTTAAAGCAGGTGTTATATGAGTGCATATGATTTAAAAAAATTACAAGTTGAATACAAGCGCGTGAATGCAGCCAGAGAAGAACAAGAACTTCGTGTTTTTGAATTTCAAGAGCAAATCAACCGCATAGAAGCAAGTATAGCTATTTCTATAAATAAAGAAAACGAAATACTTGACAAAATAAAAGTTATGCAGGAAACAGATAGCCAAACAAGTAGTACATAGGAGTATTTATGGCAGATGCATTTTCAGCGTTACCTATTAGGACAGAATTAACAGGCCAAGCAGTATATCAAGATGTTATAATTAAACTGGGCGATGCTACTAATCCTACTACGCAACAGGCCGCAGTAGACACATTTGGGAGCCAGTTTTCAGTACTTAAAGATATCTCCGGGAACGCCATTGGCGACCAACTTCTGAGTGCCAGCTACTGGCTCCAAGTGATTACGCCTGCAAATGGTCCAGCTGCGCCAGGAACGGCCTCGGCATTTTCCGTGCTTGCCGGTGGTATTTACAATTCTACACCAGAAACACTGACAAACGGGCAGCAATCCGCTCTTCAGTTGGATTCTGCTGGTAGATTACTTGTCGATGCTGCCATTACTTTTCCTTACGATGAAAACTATGGAACGGTCGGCGCCAACACTCTCAGAACTGCTGCGCAGATTGGCAATGCTACGGGTGCTGCCAATTTCAACTATGGCACGGTGGGTGCACAAACTTTAAGAACTGCTTCTCAAATTGGCAATGCTACTGGAGCTGCTGACTTCGGTGCTGGCGCTACTGATGCTCAGACCCTTAGAGTGTCAGCTAACCAAGGGACGGCTGCTTCTCTCTCTGGTGCGTGGCCGATGGAGATCACGGATGGCACTAACGGCCCAGTTGCAGTAACTCCAGCCTCAACTGCCGCTACAGCTACTGAACCCGCGCTGGTAGTCGCTTTTTCTCCTAATAGTCCTTTGCCTACTGGTTCCAACGTAATTGGTTCTGTAAATCAAGGAACTTCTCCTTGGATTACCAAAGATCAGTCAGATGGTCCAGTCACTCCTGGAACAGTAGCTTCCTTCTCGCAATTAGCTGGTGGTCAGTATAACTCGACTCCACCTACTTTAACCACCGGTCAACAAGCTGCGTTGCAAGTAGATTCTGCTGGCAGATTGTTGGTAGACGCCGCTGTAGTATTTCCTTATGATGAAAACTATGGTACAGTTGGCGCAACGACTCTAAGAACTGCTGCCCAAATAGGTAATGCTGCAGGCGCTGCAGATTTTAATAATGGAGCAACTGGAGCCCAAACTCTAAGAGTGGCCGCGAATCTGGCAATAGCCGGGGCTAACGTAACTAATACTAATCCGGTTCCTGTATCGGTGGTGTCAACTACTCCCGGCACGGCGATTCAGGATTACCATACCGCTACTGTGGCCGCTGGAGCTTCGACGACCTTTACATATACCGTAGTAGCTACCCATACTTTCAATTTGGAAAGAATTTGGGCTTCGGCATCTGGTAAAATTAAAGCGCTTGTGCAAAATAACGGAACCACTATCTTCGTGGGATTTAATAGTACGGCTAATCCAAATATTGACATCACTGTAATCGCTCCTCCGACCATCGCGGCAGGTAACACTGTAACCGTTACCGTTACTAACACAGACTTATTGGCTTTTGATGTGTATGCAACCATTGAAGGAAATCAGAACTGATAACTAGTTATTTTTACTAAAGAATGGCCCAATTAGGTGTTTACATCTAATTGGGCTTACTATTTTAAGAACTAGATACTGATACATATGATATAAGGACAGTATGGCAGATTTAGTGTCAGTACAAGAAGGTCTACCCATAAGAATCACTGGGGTTTCCTCCACGGGGGGGATTCCTGACAACTTCGCCGATGTTAATTCGAGCGGAAGTTTGCAAGTTGCGGGCCAAGGAGTGGCTGGTACTCCTGCGGGCGGCGTAGTTTCCATTCAAGGCGTCGCCAGCGGTACGGCTGTTCCAGTAAGTCAGTCAACTTCTCCGTGGGTAACAAAAGATCAAGCTGATGGACCTGTCACTCCCGGCACCGCAGCTAGTTTCTCTCAGCTCATTGGTGGTCAATACAATTCTACGTTGCCTACGCTAACTACCGGTCAGCAATCGGCTTTACAACTTACTTCAACTGGTGCATTAATTACCACGGGAGCTGTTACACTTCCTTACGATGAAAATTATGGTACAGTTGGAGCAAATACTTTAAGAGTTGCTGCGCAGATTGGCAATGCGACCGGGGCTGCTAGTTTTGGGAGTGGGGTTACTGGGGCGCAAACTCTTAGGGTAGCAGCCAACACATATGATGGTTCCGGCAATGCAATCAGTTCACAAACTTTATCCACCAACCAATGGTTAGACGTTGTAATACCTTCTATTGGTCCAACTGCGCCCGGTACAGCGGCTAGTTTTTCCGATCTTGTTGGCGGACAATACAACACAGCTTTTCCAACTTTAACCAATACTCAACAATCGGCTATTCAAGTAGATGTAAGTGGCAGAGTTATAGAAGCTCCGTTATTCCAAACAGTTGCGGCCACTTTTACCAGTAATGGGAATAGTTTGGCCGTAAATGGGGGCGGTTCTGTTTTCATAAATATAAGCGGAACATGGGTTGGGAGCATTGCTCTAATCGGTTACATAGGGGGCGTTGGATACAACATTCCTTATACAACTTTAGGATCTAATACCGGTACTTATACGGTAAGCAATATTACCGGGAGTGGGGCTTATCAAGTCTTGGCCCCAGCAGGATACACAAATGTTGAACTGATTGTTCAGTCATGGACCTCAGGTTCGGCTGCTATAACAATGAATAGTGGCGTCGCGTCCTCTAACATAGAGGCCGTTCAACTAAATCAAGCAAATTTGTTAGCTACTGTTTATCAAGGCGCGTCTCCTTGGACTACTTCAGATGCGGCTGATGGTCCTGTATCGCCAGGAACCGCTGCTACAAAATCAATCCTCACTGGAGGACAGTACAATTCTACGTTACCTACTCTAACTACCGGTCAGCAATCGGCTATCCAGTTGGATTCTTCGGGGCGTATAATTAATGGTGGGCTAATTCAAACTGTCACGGGAACTATTACTGCGGGCGGTCAAAACGTAACGGCGTTTAGCGGCGGATCTGTTTTAATAGAAGTTTCTGGAACATGGGTCGGAACTTTAGAGATAAGCGGCGGTATAGGTAGTTCTGCTTTTGGAGTTTTTGTAGCAAATACAAATGGAGCCACTCCTCTCGCCTACACATACTCAACAATTACCACCACTGGCCTATATAAAGTGATGATGCCAGCAGCTTTCTCAACTATAGTTGTTGAAGCTCTGAGTTGGACTTCGGGAACAGCCACTATAACTATCAATAGTGGCGCGGCAGCCGATGTGGTAGAAGCCACCCAGCTTAATCAGGCTAATTTATTGGCTACCGTGTACCAAGGCGGAAGTTGGTCAGTTACTGCGACCAATCCGTCTGTAACGTTTATCGGCAATCCTCCTCCCTCAGAAGCCACTTATATAGCCGGATCAGTTACCACTACGGCACCTACATACACAACTGGGGAACTGGAAGGTCTCTCTCTAACTACGGCTGGTGCATTGCGAGTTGACGGATCTGGAGTTACCCAACCTGTATCTGGCACGGTTACGGCGAATCAAGGAACAGCCAACGCTACTCCCTGGAATATAAACGTAGCTGATTTTGGCGGAAGTGCTATCGTGACTGGAACGGGAGCTTCTGGTGCAGGTATTCCTCGTGTTACTGTATCAAATGACTCTAATATACTAGCAACACAAAGCGGAACATGGACGGTGCAGCCAGGAAACACGGCGAATACTACTCCTTGGCTAGTTACAGATTCTTCCGATGGACCTGTCACTCCAGGAACAGTAGCCACAAAGTCTAGCCTAGCTGGGGGACAATATAATTCCTTACTGCCCACTCTGACTACAGGGCAACAGGCTGCGTTGCAAGTAGATTCTAGCGGTAGATTACTGACGATCGCAAATGCATCTAATTTTCCCACTACCGTTGATACTAACTATGGCACCGTTGGAGCAAGTACACTTAGAACCGCTTCTCAAATCGGTAACGCGACTGGTGCTGCTGCATTCGGAGCAGGTACCACTACTGCTCAGGTACTGCGAGTTGTACTACCAACAGATCAAACCGCGATACCAGCAAGCCAATCTGGAACATGGACTGTTCAACAGGGAACTCCACCTTGGACTGTTCAAGGAGATTCAGCTAGCGGAGCGGCTAAAGCAGGAAATCCGGTACAAATTGGTGGCGTATTCAATACTACTCAACCAACAGTAACGACTGGTGAAACTGTTGAAGCTCAATCTACTGCGAGAGGCGCTTTGATTGTTTCGACAGGCGTAGACAATTTCAATATAGATAATATTACAGGCACAGTATCTCTTCCTACCGGTGCGGCCACCGCTGCGAATCAGGCTACGGAAATAACTTCCTTACAGTTAATTGACAACATAGTTGGTTCCGGCCCAGGCGCTGGGACTGCCGGAACCGGTTCTGCGCTTGTTGGGGGCGTTTTCAATACTACTCTTCCTACCCTGACAAATGGAGAACAAGCTGGATTACAAGTGACAGCATCTGGCTTCTTATTGACAGAATCTGCGCCGGTCGATGGCTTAAAAGCAACGTACTCGGCTACTTCTGCAATTGGTTTTGCCTCCGCCACCGCTGCAACAGACATTTTTACCATTACCGGTTCGGCCACCAAAACTATAAGAATTCTGAGAGTTGGGTTCAGCGCTCAAGTAACTACAGCCGGAGTAGTAAATATTTTACTCATAAAGAAATCTGCGGCAAACTCTGGTGGCACTTCTGCAGCGGCTACAGCCGTACCCCATGATAGTAGTGATGCTGCTGCAACTGCTACTGTATTGAACTATACTGCTAATCCTACTACATTGGGCGCAGCTGTGGGTACCGTAAGAGCAGCAAGAATGTTTATCCCTACCTCAGGAACTGACATCGCCGACTTTGTAAATGAATGGGATTTTGGTTATTTGCCAGAAAAATGTGTCGTTCTAAGAGGCACTACACAGGTGCTATCCATTAATCTAAACGCTACCACGGTTGCGGGCGGTACATGGACTTGCTACGTGGAATGGACTGAGGAGTGATATGCAAATTAATCTAGGTTGGTCAGATATTAAAGCATTTGTAGTTGCTAGAAATTTGTGCATTCAATACGTCATAGCAAATAATACCTACTATCTCTTTGCTTCAGACGGTCCAATGGAAGTGACGGCACAGATCCCAATGGACGGCTCTGATTCCACCGATCAAACAGATTTTGAAACAAACTACATGCCCACAGCTAACAAGCCGTTGCTTCCTTCCTTGACTACGGTTACTACGCAATTTGAATTCAACAATAAAGACCTAAAGATAGCGTGTACTTCTGCAGAGCTTCCAAACGATGGTGCCACTACAAGCGCTATCGCATCCATAAAGTGCCCCGGAACTTTTGGGACTGGATTGGGACGTTATATTGCTGGTGGTTATGGAATCACGGAAGATTATAATAAGGACGATCGTGCTTTGTTATATGTAAATGATGACGATCGGTGTGTTGCTTGGGCATTGGCTTTGGCATCCAATCCCAGCGCTACCGCTCCTTTGAGCGATGCTACAGTTATAGCGCTAGGCACTCTTCCAGCTCCTTTCAATCAAGCATTCCCTCTTTATCCAGTTATAAAGACTTATTACGACGATCAAGCTCCTTCGGATAATCAAGGGTGGTACTTTTGGGCAGAGGCACAGGGAGATGGTTTACCTCCAATAGGAGAAACTGAGCTTGAGCCTATCGCTGGATATGCATTTCTTCCTTCTGGCTTTTATTTAAAAATTAAATACATTCGTCCGGCAGGAGTATTTACTGGTGGTATTAGAGTTAACTTAGACTGGGGAATTCCAGCAGCTACATAAGTCGGGGTACAATATGGATAATGCACAATATGGCTACGTTTGCTTTGCCTATACCAAAAATAAATGGTATGATTGGTGCATATCCAAACTAACTGGATCTAAATGGTCTCATTCCTTTTTTACCTGTCCCCCAATGCTCGGTAAAGAAATGCTCATGGAAGCTTGCGGTGGAGGAGTCAGCGTTAGTTCTTTTGACATTGGCTATAGAAACAATGTGAATCAGGCCTATGAAGTTTATCAACTTAAAATAGATCGAGCTACTATAGATTCTTCTATTAAAAACCAAATAAAGGAGCTTGAGGATTCTTATGCATTTTTGGCTTATCCTTGGTTTATGTGGCGCTATTTAAATAGATTTTTGGGAAGAGATATTAAAGCAAAAGATAATTGGTATCAAAGTCAAACGACAAGAATTTGCTCTCAATTCTTGCGAGAATTTATAGAAGGCTGCGGTTTCAAATCATTATTCGATGGATACGGTCTAGGATCAGCATCGCCACAAGACATATATACCCTGGTCCTGTCCAGGCCAGACTTATTTGAACTTATTGAATCTAAATCTTAGGGGTGTAATAGGCGACTAGCCATCCAGCCAGCCCCAATAACTGTCACGGCACCCGCAGCAAAAAACAACCAATCATTATGCTTTTGGGTAGCATCGATCTTTTGCAAACGATCCTCAAGTCCCTGGCTAGTAGTAGACCACAGCGTAGCGCGATCATCTGAAGCCTTTAGAGCCAAGTCTTTGAGTTGAATAGCCCCGTTCAGATCTTGTATTTGTTGATCTTTTACTGCAGAAGCTTGAACAAGTTGTCCCACGCACAAGTGAAGATCTTGGGAATATTCGAAGCCTCCATCATCAAGTGGTTTAATCTTAGACCAATCACAATCGGCTAATGCTACTTGACTAGTAAACGCAAGTAAGAGTAATCCAATAAATATTCTCATTTTTTATCCTTATACCAGTCTACTGTAACCGGTTGTTCTGTTTTAGGAAGATCTTGAGCTTGTTCGACTAAAGCATTTGACTGGGCATCGTCTTTATTTTCTTTCAAGTCCAAAGAAGCGCTCTTTTTTTGAGCCCCTTGAAAGAAACGCTTAGAAGAATTCAACAAAAAACTCACAAGAAGCTCTCTAAACTTTAAAGTGAGGATCAAAGCTCCAAAAACGATTAAGAACCCTTTATAATCCTTCCATAGCTCGGATAGGTCCTTGGAGGCCTTGGCTTTGAAATTAGCCACGAACGATTTGAGGCCTGAGACCAAAGATTTCAATTTACTTAGCATTTGAGTCATCTCCTACCGAACTATCAGTCTCTTGGACCTGTTTGCCACTTTTAGAGTCGGCGTATGAGGTGACAGCCATTTTAAGGTGCTCCATACTGTTAGATGCTAGAAACCCCAAAGTGGTGGCTTTTAGCAGATCTGTGAACTGTGCACCGTCTAGATAGTCATGGAGCCTAAACACCACGGCAATTGAGATGAGAGCTGCCATTATAAGGAATTTACGCAAACCTAGGATTACACTTGTGATTTCTTGAATTTTTTGAAACATATCAACCTCTTATTATGTTTATATCATATAATACAACAATCTTTAATAAGAGGATTGAAGTATGATTCCACTACTAACCTATAACACCTTTTTATCCGCACTGGGCTTATTCGCTGCGTTTGTAAGTGTCATCTATACCATCGCCAAGATCGCCAGAGAGATAAGAAAAGCCAATAAAGCCAGGGCAGATGGCTTTCTGGAAGAAGCCAAGGCTCACGACAACGCTATCAAAATAAAACTAGAAGCCAAAATTAGTGCCCTTGAGATGGATTTAAACAATCTGAAGGAAAGCGTCTCTAAAGATATCGAGCACATAAAAGAGACACAAGCTAATGAGATCAGGAATCTTTCAGAGAAAATTGACTCTTTGCGTGAAGAAGTCAAGATGGCTCACAGTAACTTGATTTCTCTACTCACGAGACTCGTGGATAAATAATCACTCTTCAAAGAAGCCGTAAGCCCCCACCACCGACTCTAGCTGCAGCAAATCAAACTCACTCAACTTCAAAGTTACCGCTTCTGGATCACCCATAAACATAACGGTAGTGATCTTGACCGGTCTGTTCTGTACATTGCCATCTTGGGCTATAACGGCTTTAATATTCATAGCTGAAAGAGTCACGCGAAGATCGTCGGCGGCAGTTTCTCCAAAAGAATTCAAAGTTAAAACACGCATATCGGGCATCATAGTGGGTTCCTCTGATGTGTTATATCATAACTCGGGATAAATATACAAACCACAATGATAACAAGCCCATCCATACCCAACTTGCACAAAATCACTTTTGGAACAATGGCTACATTTAAAATCGACGGTATTAGTTTTAATGAGTTTTAAAGTCATCTAGTTAAAGTTAGTATATAGTTTGTCTAAATTAGACTGGATGTGCCTATGCTTTCTACTTATATACTTCCGTCCTTTGAAAAAAATGAGTTTGCACTTAACAGAGCAAAAATCTAAATAACGACCTCCAACTTTTTGGTTTTTCTTGGGCGATTTCACGCGAATCCAGTGCGGGTTTTCAGTCAGAAAACTAAAATCACTAGCTAGAATTACAGTGCAACGTTCGCATAGGAATCTGAGTCCACCAGCTGTGCTTTTGAGCATATTAGCTCGCTCTCCTTTTATCGGAGAGATCTTTAGTAAAAGTAAATAGCAAGCTCTTAAAAATACCAAAATGGGCGGCATTGTGTCCATTTTGGAGAATAGTTTCCACAGCGAATTCAATATCTTCGAGATAGAAATCAAGTTTATCGCACATGTAAAAGCCAATCTCCTTCAAAGTCCCGTGGAACGCATCTCCGTTCTTAAAATCTAGGACCCATTGATTCTCAAATGCTTCGTAAAGATCGTACCCTGCAGAATTCGACATATTTTTAATCATACCGTTCTCCTCTTGATATACAGTAAAACATACTTAACTGGAAAAGTCAACTAGATTTTTCTCTTCTGCTAGTTCCTTAAAAAGATTGGTAAATTCAAGTTCGACCTTATCGTTTGCCTTTTGGGTTAAAGGACTCTGGTAATTTACCACAGTACACTTAGGATCGATGTTTTTTAATAACACACTATAACGATTAGAGAATCCTCTGCTACCCTTTTTATATTTTATCAAATCTTTCTTAGCAAGAGAGTTGATCACTTGGGTTACTTTCCTGGGAGACATCTTACAAACTTTAGCAATAGTTTGCTGCGAAGGGAATATTTGTCCCAAGCCATCTAACGAAAGAAAATAGACTAGAACAAAAACTTCATAGGGATTCAAGCCTAGTTTCATAAAACCGTGTGGAATTTTAAAATAATTAGCTACAATTTTATCAGACATTTTTAACACCTCTTGCATACTTGTATCACAACAAAAATCCAAAGTCAATGGTTTTCATATAGCACTAAATGCTTACCAGTTATCCCCCTCTCCAAGTAAATAACCCAGCAGACGAAAACATTTTAAGAGGGAGACAGAAGAGGGAGACAGAAGAGGGAGACACCGCTATATATAGAAGCTATTTCTTTTTCAGGCGTTTTTACTTTGGACACGGCACTAGCCGGCAGCTAATATAAATAAAAGCCGGGAGCATCGATCTGTTGATAATTTGTGTCCAGTTTGATTTGTGATATAACATAGGCATGAGTGATAAACCTGAAGCCAAGACCGAGCAAACGCCTTTACCACCTGACTTGATTCTAAATCCTGATGGAACCGCTGTATTCACGCTACAAGATGAAGGCGAAGTGCTTGGCACATACAAAGGCACGTTTACGTTTAGATGCTTTCTAGACCCCTTAGCGACGCTCTCAGCGGGTCGTGTCTATCGTGACCTATTGGGACCTAATCCCCAGGATGCTTCTGAGACAGAAAGATTTTTGGCTTTCAGTCTTTCTCAACTTCAAAAACGAATTATCAAAGCCCCACCTTTTTGGAATACTGATTCGATGCTGGCAGGCAACATTCCTGACGTGAACATCATCTCTACTGTCCTAGCCCGCGCCATTGACGCAGAAGTGGCCTACAAGGAACGCCTGAAGGACAAGAAGAAGGAAGCTTTGGAGAAATCGAATGAGGTTATTAATCAAATAAAACAAAAAGTTACCGAAGGAGAATGAAATGGGAAGAAGAACAAAGCATATTTACTACAGGCATTTCAATCAAAGACATTTGATGGATTGTTTCCCTGAGAGTTCAGGAGTTTATGCTTTAAGATTCAAAAATGGGGTAAAGATAGGCTGTTCCAAAAATATACAGAAAAGAATGGACGCTTATACGACCCCATGGTGTCTAGAAATATTAGACACTTTTTTTGTTAAAACGGAACACTATGAAGTTTCTGAAAAGCTATCTTTAGCGGAATGTTACGCTATCTGGGAGACTTACCCCGGCAGCACCGAATTTTTTTACACTACTAATTTTACTAGAATATGCCGAATACTCACAAAAATGGTGGAAAGCACCGAAAAGCAGATTGCTCAAGTATTAAACAATAAAAATTTTGTAGACAAAAGAGACGAAAGAACAGAAAAAATATATGAAACATTGGTCGGTGGTGTAGTAGCCTATACTCCTAAAGTTCATTTGAGTTTGGAATCTGAAAACAATAATCAACAAATTTTAATAGCACGCTGTCATAGACTCAATAAAAAGGGAGACTTAAGATTTTCTTTTAATCCCAAAGATATAACGTGCGGCAACTGTCTAAGATTGATGGAATAAAAATGTCCTTCAGAGAATTGCTTGAGACGGCCCAAAGTATTGCTTTATCTGAAAAGCTTCATCCAACCGAAGTTTCTATTTGGTATAAATATTGTAGAGAGTTTAGCACGAGGTTTCACACTTCTTTGATTGAAGTTTTAACTCTCGATCCAGAGTTCGTAGTTCATCAAGTGACTTCGGATCAGCTTAGTACATGGAACACCGAGGAACGTATTGACGATGTACTTGATCTCATAGGCAATTTATCTAATCCTAATTACGATCAAGAAAAAGAAAAAGCGTTGCGTGAAGAAATGCGCCAGATTGTTGAAGAAGAAAAACGCCGCGTTGAAATGGGCGAAGCAATTCATTCATCGTTGGATACCAGCAAGAAGTTTGGCGATAAGCCGAAAGAAGACACAGGAGAAAAAGAACTCCCCAAAAGTGGGGGTATCAATATGAGTCTCATTAAACAATTACAGAATGAAGAAAAAGAAGGCGGCGAGTTTTAAATACCAAGTATTTTGCTGAAATTAGCCAGCATCGCTTGGTTACTAGCATGTTCTTGAAACGCTTTATAGCTGAGCCCATCAGTCAAGTGACACTCCTCCAACGCGATCCACATAGGCTTTAGTTGCGAATGAATATCGGCTTCCGAACAGTTGGGATAGTTAACATTCTTTGTTAATGTATCAATCATTACTTGCTTGATCTTAGCTTTACGTATTTGATCCATTTGAATGACTCCAATTTGCGTCGAAACCCATGATTACTTCTCTAACCAATTCATAGTCGATATGACTAAAAATTACATCGTTTGCGTACTTGGCTTTGTAAACTCCATTTTCGAATACAACAGACACTTCTCTTTCATCTTTTTCCATTTTAAACATTATCATGTCGTTCTCCCTTTATTTCGTACCAGTTATCGAACTCGCTTGCAACAATAGTAATTTTGTCTATTTGATTCATGTCGCGACCTGCTTTAGTACACCATCTAATTTTAAGAAAAGTCTGATCTAATTCTTGATAAATAATATCTAGTACATAGATCGCTACATCTAGCATTCTTATGTGCGAATAAACTTTCCCTTCTTCAAATTGCATATTAAAAATCCTTTCTAAACATGTCGCACCAATTAGAATGCCCTTGTCCAATTGGATTACCCTTGTTCCCGCATTCGCACTTAGGACCTACGAACATGGTTGGTTCTGGTTTTACCATGCTTGAATATGCGCCCATCAAGTAGGTCTCATAGCAACTTTCACAATAAGTATCAAAATAACCACTCTGAGTTGGACTAGCGATGAAATTTATATCGAGTAATTTATTACATCCTACACAGTTCATTTTATACCTCGTGCTCTAGTTAAAGCATCCATAGCTTTACCGATAGTATCCCAATTGCCCGTTAGGACCGCCTTTTCCAATCCCCGCCACGCCTCAGCCAGGTGGCTTGGTGCGGGGAGTAGGGCTTGTTGGGCCACGTTCCACATAGTCATCCACATAGGGGTTATTCCTACCTTACCCGATGGCGATTCCCATTGTGACTTGTCGCCATAGAACTCAAGCGCCCCTCTCAGCCTCAGCTCCTCCTGTGCGGTGGCATCCAGCTTCTTAGCGAGTGCATCATAGCGTTGGTCAGCGTGCTTTGCAGTCTCTATCCCCAAAACCATAAGCTTCTGGTTCTGGTCTTTCAGCTCGTCGCGTTCTTTGCGAGTTTTAATGAGATCTCTTGCGATGGCACCAATCAGATCTACGTCCTCTTTGGTTCGATGATATTGCATAGATTCTTTAAGCTCGGCGTTTTCCGCGACTAGTTTTAGTATCTTTGAGTGTGCGAGTGCTAGTTCATTTGTAAGCTGTTCATTGGTGGCCTTCATTCTTCCTCCCCAATATAATCAAATAGTTCAGTTGGACTTGAGAACCTGGCAACCATATCAGCCAATCCAGATTCCCCTGCTTGCTTTAATTCACTTCTGAGTAACGATAAGTGTCTCATAGTAAAATCATCCCTACCTACCCCTAGTCCATCAAAATACTCTTTCAATAAAACTAACTCTTCAGACACTTTTCCATCTCCTTGAATTCTTTAGCAAATAAACGTTCTGGATCACAGGTATCAGACGTACCTTCCCATCGTTTCATTGAACTTACCACATCCTTTGTATCTTTGCAAGCTAATTCTAACATATAGAGTTTCCTAACGAAAAAGCCAAATTTTGCATTAAGTTTTCCGTTAGTGAGCAGATTGTCTATATAATTTAATGCATCATTTATGTCCATCCACGAATTCCAACACGCATTTGTTAGGCCTTGTATATGAGCCCAGTAAATTTCTCGTTCTGTTCGATTGCCAATAGAACTGAGTCTGTATTTAGCTATGGTATGCAATCGTCCCTGTAAAAATTCCTTATCCATATCAGATCCCCTTAATCGCATTATCAATTGCGCCCTGGTCAAAGCTCAAGTAGCTCACCGTTGAATTAATAGATTTATGTCCAAGCGCCCTTTGGGTATTTATGAGATCTCTTCCTAAGGCTTCAAATACATTTTTAGCTAGAGTCTTGCGCATTGAATGACTAGATACTTTACCTTCAATCCTTGCATCAGCTACAGCTTTCTTAATGATTCTGTGTGCTTGTGCTCGTTTAATAGGGAATAGACTATCTTGTGGTTGCATAGTTATAACTCCCATTGCTTCAAGTGCAGCTTTAGCTTTATCATGTAGAACCACCGTACGGCTGTTGTGTTTCCCTTTCATAGACGCTCGCTTAACCGTAACCGAGTCTTTAATCTTTCCATACTGAACTACATCTTGCACAGTAATTGAAAGCAGTTCACTGATACGAAATCCAGTCTTGCATCCAAGTAGGAATAGGCACTTATTACGTTGGCTAGTAAAGCTATCGAGCATCATCTTAACTTCTTTATCGTTCAGCGGTTTTGAACCAATCATTTTAGATACCTCTTGTTTACTATTAATGCTATCTTTGTGCCAACCTTAAGATATTGATTCTATTGGTTATACGTTTTACTAATCCGTATAACTTTTAGTCAGTTGTCTTATTCTTGTTCAGCATCCACTTCGAATTCAATCACCGTCACATAATCGCATCCATTCTTCCAGTAATGTGTATCGGCTTCAATCCAACCATCTTCAAAAGCTGTATCTTGGTTGAGTGCTGCGGCCTTTGCTTTACTAAAAGTAGAATAAACACCTACTGCTTGTCCACCCTCATATCTTTCACCACGTTCAACAACATACACTTTCATAAAATTCGCTCCTGTATTATTTTAAATTACAATTCGAAATTTGACCCATACCTCTAGAATTCGAACTTTTCACCTTCTGCAGATTCAATTACTTTTCCAGAGCAGACACGCCTATTTCGTATATTTTGTTGTGGATTAACAATCCTACAATTTTCAGGAAGGTAGTGCCCATTCGAATCGATTCTATCTAACTGATAATGGCGACTATTAGAAATAAAGTCTTCTTGGCTTATTCCTCTTGCCACTAGCTCTCTTTCAAACCACACTCTGAAATTATAGATGTCTTCAATCCAGTGAGAACAAACCCTAATGTTTCTGGCGCCGTAATTTTTATAAGAAGTATCAGTTTTCCTGTAACATCTAGCCATCATCGAATCGTATCTTTTTCCTACGTAATAATTAAAATCTCTTTTTCTTCCCATCTTATTCTCCTACACTTGGATTAAAACTAGCAGGTACACTCCAAGAAGTAGAACCTGCGGCCCAACCGTGTGGTTCAGCCGAACTACAACCAGCCTGCCACGATAGTGTGCGGGTATGAGTAGTGGTATTAGTATTGATTGAAAACTTACAACCCGATTCGTCTGTATCTTGATAGCTTCCATCTGGAATAAAGGATAGACGAGTGTCTTGCCCAGCCATTGTTTGGGAAAAATCAGCAAGTAAATCTCCATTGCTAAACAAAATTAGCTCTTCTTTCCATGCGCTTGAAGCTAATCCACACGGCGCTATAAAAGACATAGGAGTGAGTCCAGAATTACCAGCTGGACCTTGAGGACCTACAGAACCCTGTGATCCAGTAGCTCCGACCAAACCATTGCAAATCACTTTTGGCGTAGAGACTACTCCTGCATTAGTTACGACCACCACCTGGCCACCAGTAGAACATTGAGCAGACGTAGCCACTGTAACACTCACCGAAGAACTCGTGCCATTTTGTCCAGAACTTCCGGTAGCACCAACATTTCCTTGCAAGCCTTGCTGTCCAACAGCACCATTACATACCAATGTTGTAGATGTAACTGTATCCGATGTCGCATTGTAAAATCCACTATTGGAAGGATCGGTAAAGGTAATCAGTTGAACACCCCCTACCCCATTGCACGCATTTGGTAGTTGGGTAGCCTGTAGTCCTGCTCCCAAGCCCTGAGAGCCATTTTGTCCAGCAGTCCCTGCCTGACCAGCAATCCCATTACTAACCGTAGTTGTGGTTCCATCTGGGCATGTAATAGTAGATGCGCCATTCACTTCTGACACCGTACAGTTTTGTGACTTAGAATTGACCAGTGGGACTGTAAGGCTAATCTCACCACACCCTGATACTACGCTGATAAAGACAGTAAGTGAGATAATTTTTAACATACTGGTTGCTCCATTTTTGTTAGCTTTTTTGTATATCCGGTTCAATTCCGAGAAAGTAAAATGTCCTGCAATCTGTGTAGCTTTTGCATGTGTTACAGTTCTACCCATTTTCTTAACAATCCAATAAATCATAGAGATGTTCTTGTTTTGCATATATTCTCCTTAGAAGTTATAACCAAGTCCAAGCCACGCGTTGCCTCTTACTGTAGCGCCAAGCGTTCCTCGAATAGCATCCGAGAAATCTCGTTGAAGCATCAAGCCTACGTCTGGTTGGTAGCTATTGTTAGCTGTGTAAGTTGTACTAGTGTAGCTAGTAGTCAACTTATTAGGCGTCATCATGCCCACAAGTGAAATGGAGGTTTTCCTTTGGGCTTCCCTGATCACTACAGGTCTAGTTTGTCGATGTTGTTGTGGCTGAACGATCGTAACAGTGTTATTAGTAGTTGTGTTGGTTGTGGTATTTGTGATCACGGTGCTAGGCTTTTGCGGCGTTGTAGTAGCCTTCTTTTTTGGCAATGGACAACCGCAGGATTTAGTCAGTTGCGGATTAGCATGACAAACCGTTGGAGCTTGGCCACATACTTCGTATGCGAAGGCTGATTGATTAAGAAGGATTAGACTCAGACCGACAATTACTTTTTTCATTATGGACTCCTTTGTTAACTTACATTTCTATATAATGCAACCAAGATACCAACTAATAAACTATTCATTTCAACTATTGAACAAAACCAGACTGAAGAACTTTGATACAGTTGTAGTATACTTATTCACTTGTACAGCTCTAGTTCTTGGTAATATCGATACTTATTATTAATATAACAAGGCGTATCACCAAAGACAGACGGAAACATAATACTTACAGGGCAATTATTAGCGTCCACGTCCTTAATATGTTGAAGTCCCATAGCGCAATGTCCAAGCTCATGAAACACAAGTTGTTCCTTCAGGTCATCGCCTATTTTTGCCCAATAAATGGGATCGATTTGGATAATTCTACTGCCGTCGTCGTACAAGCTACATTGGCCTACCCTAGGTAGGGTAAGTGAAACAAAACCCGCCGATATGTTGTCAGTTCTAACGCCTATGTATTGTGTGAACTTAGCAAAATAAGGAACCAGTAGTGGATCTACATGCGCAGGCATTGTAGGTGCGGGTTGTTGACCGCAACCACTTAGCAATAGCAGGAATAAACAAATATATCGCATTAAGGCTCCCATTCTTTCAAGTCTTCTTCAGTTACTCTTTTATCTTGAAGAGCTAAGAGAATTTGTTTGGCTCTATTTCGGCGTGCTATAGCCGTTTGTTTTATATTTGAATTGTCTTTTACTACTAAAAGATCCAGATAGTCCTTATAAAGGGACATTGCGGCTATGAGCACCTTCAAATCCTTTTTTTTCGCGTAAAGTACTTTTATATGTTTCATATCAATACCCTTAAAATTGGTCCGCCGCCTAGGAATTGAACCTAGGTCAAAGCCTTATAAGAGCCTTTGGAGCGACCAGCCCCGACCACGGCGGTATATAAAATTCACTTCTGTAAATATTTAGTATAATTAGATACGTTTAATCCACCCCTCGATATCCGATTCTCTAAGAAATCTTTGAAGCCTATCGTAATTTCTTACTCTGAGATTAATTTTATCACGATTTCTATCACAGTAGTTTTTATTTCTAATTTTATCGCATAATTTACATTTTAAAGACAAGCCATCTTTTTTCCTGCTTTTGTCGGACCCAAATTCAGTTTTGTCTAACCATACGTTACAAATCTGACATAACTTTTTCTTCATATAATTCTCCTTTTCATTACCGCACCACATAATAACGGCCATTGGAAAATGTGTAACAGTTATGTGTCAAAGCCTCAGCTTCATTCACTTCCGTAAACTGTCCAATCTTCTCCGAATTGCCTGCTACATAATGCAACACCGCTGTATCGTCATTGTGAACTTCGAGCACGCTTTCTTGGTTAAACAGTGCACCCAAGTTCAAAGCGATCGAGAGATTCTCGGCGTGGTCCTTGGCGCTATCGGCATAGAGCATGAAAGTGGATTCAGCTACATTCTTATAAACTCCCTTGACTACTGCGAAATTGCTACCTTCGCGCTTAAGCAGATTAAGAGCCTTGATATGATTTTGGTGATTGATACTGTCAGACTTGCCAGAAAGTTCAGCGGATACGAATACTTTATTTGATTTAGTCAACATTTGTTTTTCTCCTTGGTTACGGTACTAAGTAATGCTATCTTCATGCCACCGCTAACTGCTTGGTTTTATTACTTCGTGACAATTTTTGTCTGGTTATTATTTAGACAGTGTTTAGTTGTTGGTCAGTAACCTCCAAATAATAAAGTAGTGGGTTAAATGATGCGCCAGCTGATCAGTGCCTAATGCGAACCAAAAATAAGTATTTCCTTTCAAAGCGTCTTGATCATTGGCTTGTACAGCAGCTGCGTAAGTATCCTTTGTAAGAGCCTTCCATCGTCCACCAAGCGTAGGACTAGCCTTGATCCTGTCCACCACAAAGTGCACTGACATATCTAGTAGCGCCAGCCAAAAAGCACTTTTAGGTTTAAAGTATGAGGCAATTAAAAATGTACCCATACCGTGTACAGCTACATGCGCTAATAGCGGTAATATAAAGTTAGGAGACTTCTTAAACTTGCCCAGCATATACTGTGTCTGCAAAGGAAAGTCTGCGAGAAAATGTTTGGCTTGATAAAGAATAAGCAATAAGTATACCATTAACCATCTCCTTTAACTATTTTTCCACGAGACGCACCAATCAGACAGGGGCTCTTTTGTTACTTTGTACCCTTTTGCTGTCAACTCTTCCATTATTTTGGGGAAAGTATTGAAATATAAAGATAAAAAATAGATCGAGGTTTTACCTTGGCTAATAGCCACTTGGATTCCGCCAACAACGCGATCTGTATAGCATTTGAGTTCATTAAGTTCCGAAACTCTTTTAGCTTCTTTCGCATCTAGTAGTTCTTTTAAAAGCATATTTCCTCCCAAAATTCACTTCTGTAAATTACAACAATTTATAATTCTTTTCGATCCACGTAGCTATAGCCTTAAAACTAGCGCCTTCATCGTTTATATGGGCTAGATCAACGGACATAAATTTGCGGGTGCCGCTTCTAACAGTGATAGTTTTACTAATATTATTAATGTCATCCCGAATTTTACCACTGGCAGATTTAATGTCGCACTTTTCTTGCATGCCAGGGAGATCTAGTATCGCTCTTCCTCGGATCAACTCCTTGCTATAACCGTTAATATCGGCGAGCACTCCTAAGCAACAATGCTCAATTCCAGCACCCGGATTTTGGCATAACTTACTAGCCCCCTGCTTATACTTCCCGCTCCTCAAAGCCTTAACCCAGCGCATCGCGTTCTTCTTTAGCATATCATTCTCCTTTGTTAAAAACACTTTTATAAATTCCTACAGACACATGTTAAAATTGACCCTGGGGACTAGGCTGCTTGCAATTTTAGATCCTTACCAAGGCTCAGTAGGTATGTGGTTGCGGCCTTAGCAGCTTTTCTGGCTTTTACTCTATCGGCTAAAGGATATTCTTTTAAGTACGCACGTAAAACCTTGGCATAATGTTTTTTGTCAAATCCAAGCTCGATAGCAAGATAATACATACCATATTGAGCGATAGCCTCTTCTGTGTGGTATGTTTGTGTGTTTATACGCGCTATTTTTCTCGTAACGCTTTTTCGATTGAGCCTCTTCTCATGGCCCGTCCAATGAATGAGTTCGTGCAAAAGGGTTACGTTGATATTCCAAGGCAATGTTCCTTTATAAGTATCAAGCGTGTTAATTGCTATAACATCAAACCGAGAGCTATACGCGCCTGTTGAATAACCGAGCATTCTTTTAGACATAGTGTTTTGGACTTTATAGAAAGGAACAACGTGCGCGCCGCTCGATTTAATTAATCTCTGTACTTTGGCATGGATTTTTTTAAACTGTTGCATATTGCCTCCTAAAAATCACTATTGTGTTAATCCAGATATATGTGTCAAATTTAACCTATAGGGCCTGCTCAATGTTGGCATGGATCGGTATTGGTCCTAGTCGCATTATCGTCTGTTACTGGCGTAGGAATAACTTGCGTCGGCGTGGGAGTCGGTACCGGACTAGGTAGCGTCAAAGTCAATGCTTGATTGCAAGCGGTTACAGCGCCACTAGCCGTCAAGTAAACACTATTGAGAGTAATGCTACTAGTTTTAGGTCCCAAGACATTTCGCAGTGCTTGGGTTGTCAACACTAAGTCGCCAAAGTAAACTGTTATGCCGTTGTTCACTTGGATAACCTTGTAATTGCTAAACGTCAAGCCTTTGACTGTTAGTTTATAATTAGGCAATGCCGTGCCGGCTGCTATCGTCTTGTTAGGTAGCGTCAAAGTCAATGGGATATCAGTCAAAGCAGGGTCAAATGTGACTCCCTGGAATGCACTGGTACAACCTGCGTCATTACTGACATTCCCGACTAATGAACTCGCAAGCGAATTAGTTTCTAAACGGAAGTCGGCATAGTTTTGGGTTAGGCTAGAATTGACAGTCTGTTGCGCTAATGCCAAAGTTGCAGCCGATACTAAACCTAGAGCAACCATACACTCGATTAAAGAAAATCCTTGGTTATTCATATGTGTTACCTCAAAATCACTTTTGTGTGTCAGCTCAAACCTATGTCAAAATTGACCTATATCCCTAGGCTGCTTTAGTGTTAACCCAAAATACATTCCCGTGACGGTCTTGTTTAAACACATTAGGATAGTATCCTGACTTTTCCATGTATTGCTCAATAAGGTTATTCCTTTGAGTATCATCATCGTATTCATGATTTTGAATAACCCATTTTCCCGAATCCGTATCTAATACATCGCCGTCGTCATTGATAATCAAGTTACCACATTCCAACGTGTAAACCGTCCCTACTTCCCAGTCAATATAAGCGCATTCCAAGTCATTAACATGCGCTTCAAATGCTTCGCGTGCCTCTGTAGGGATTTGGTCTAGGGCACTGCGCACGTATGCCCAACGTCTAATCTCACCGTGGCTATCAGTATCATACTCTTTAGTATCGTTCAAAGCCTTAAGTGTGTCAGTTACTACGCCAGACCAAGTTGATTCAAATGCTTTGACGTATTCGTTTCGCAATTTGTTTTGAATGACTGACGATTTTTCATTGTAATCCTTGGTCAGTGTGGTTAGTTGATTCTCAAGTTTTGCAATCGTATTAGATTTAATCATATGTTCCTTTCGAAATTCACTTTTAGTAATCATTGAAGACATGTGTCAAAATTGACCTATATCCCACTTAGTTCGTCTTTAAATACCCATGTACAGATATAGGACCACGTACACCATTCGATTAGAATCATTCCAGTATCTGAATGCCGCCGAACTTTGCCGCGTTTCAAATAGGCCGGATGGCTGCGGTCGATGCATACTATATATTTACGCATTTTGATCTCCCTGGACTATTTCAAATGACAGGGAATATTTGAAAGGTAGGAATTCGCCGCTAGCCGCTTGATAACTCCCATACAATTCATAGCCGGTGCCTTCCGGATGCATTTCGGCTTTGTTACACTCCAATAGCTTAGCGCCTAGTAATTGTTGAATTTCAGACCAATTCATTATCTCACCGTCAAATATGCTTTTAGTTCTGTAATCTTTACGTTCAAGCCAAACTTTATATTGACCATTCATATTTAACTCCTATCTAACTCAGCGCATGCTAGTCTTATATTATCCGCTTTATCTTTAAAATCTTTACGCTCCCGGTAATTAGAGCATTCAAAAGCTAATTTTTCAAGATAATCCGCTCTATCCCGAGCCGCTTCCAATACTTCATTTAGAGCATTTTGTTTATTCATATTAATCCTTTACAGTTTTTTAAGAGCTTTTGCAATAGCCTTTACAAGCTTTTGTTTCAATTCACTTTTGGTTTTGAACTTGATTTCTTGCTCCAAATCAGTTTTGTTACTCCAACGAAAATAGGGCGCGTCGTTGTCCCATCCCGAGTGTACCAGTAGCACGCCATTCCCTTCATACATAAGCCGAATTCTAAAAGCTTGACCACAATAGTCGTTATTGAGAGTGTTGTCTAGGGCTTCGTAAAGATCATTTAAATGACTTTCATTGTTAGGATCTAATTCAGGGTTATCAGCAAGTGTATCCTTCCAAATACTTTCATATTCTTCTTCAATTCTATTCTCAATGCTAGTGCTTGTATGTTCTCCGGAACCATGTAAAAACCCTGTAGTCGTAAAGGCTATAAAGTCGGCACCTCCTCTATTTCGATCATGCGCCCAAAAACCATCTCTTGATTCGAACTCTAGTGGCTCAACTACGGTATTATAAGCGTCAAATGGTATATCCAAATCCTCCAAACTTTCCAAGAGGATATCCTGATAGCCCTTTGTTACCACGTTGTCATATTCTTTATTAGTTTTAGTCAGTTTAGCTAGCTTGCTCATTTTTATTTCCTTTCAATCATTTACGATTTGAATACGACTATTTAAAATGCTTCCAAGTTCTAATTCTAGTTGTGGCGTTTCAAGTGTGTCATAATAAGCTTCTTCGGAATCATTGAGTATTTCCTGTAGTTCTTCCTTCGAAAAACTATTGAATTTTTTACTTTCAATGAGCAATTGAATCGCTTTAGAACGACTAATTAATTGTGTCATATTAAACCCCTTTCGCGATTGATACAGACATGTACATAGGGAAATTGTTAAGTCCACCATAAGTTTTAAACCAACTAGCGTAGCCTGACAACTTGTTTTTTACATAGACAGGGGCTTTTTCATTGAGAGAAAAACTCAAACGTTTATTTTGTTTACACCATGACTGACGATGCCCTTTTTCTCTCAAGTATTCTTTAAAAGCAAGAGATTGACCCCTAGCACTACCCTGAGTTACAACTACAGGGATATTCAAATGCTTAACCAAACTAAAGACGCGTGGTTCAGCGCGACCAAACATTTCAACACTGTCAAACTCGACACAACTAAACTTATGACCAATTGCAGCTAACCTTTCAACCCCTGCAATTAAATCCCCTTCGATTACTTGACACTTGAGACCTTTTAGCTGGACAAAGCGACGCAGTTTAGCCGCAAGTTTAGGGCACCATTCAAATACCACGATATTAGCGTCTTGAAATCCCATTTTGCGATAACGGATAATGTGTCTCAATAGACCGCTTGGATGCCCGACCAAAATTGCGCAGTGTGTAGGACTATTTTTATTCAATCGTCTAAGGATTGGTCCGATAATTTTGTCTTCATAAGATTCGCTAGTTGTTTTTCCTAGCGAGTTCGTGGACTTGTTAGCAAACGACGATTTATGTGTCTTAGACAGGATATCGAATTTATAAGCCATTGTAAAACTCCTTTGTTATTGTTTCGTTATGCATCTAAGTAATGCATGGGGAATGCCATAGCTAACTATTGAATATAGTTCAGCATACCATTTTAGCATGGTGTATAGCGCGTTATCAAATGTATAATGCTTAGTCGATTAGTTCAGTCTATAAATGAAATACTCACCTTGCTCATGTTCTTCGAAGTCGTATTGACCAATGAAATGCCCGCGTCCATCCGATAATACAGCGTCGTCAACGAAATGGGCTTTGTCATTGAGTAGCTTAAGCAATACAGGGTTAGCATCCTCGCAAAGCTCTTGTATTTTTTGAATACAACTTTCGTCAAGGTCTGATATATGAGCTTCCAAAAACGATGCGCGGAATGCCCACACAGAGTCAAGGATAGCCTTGGTTGCATATTCGTCGGCTTCATTGTCTGTTAGGACTAGATATTCTTCGCGTCCATTTTCAAATGCATTATCGTCGTATCTCATGCATTCTACTTCGTTTACTTCGCATTCCAAAAACCGTGCCAATGCTTCAAGTTTATTCATATCAATCCTTTCGATTAAGCAGCCTTCCGATATTCAATGCGTTCAATAGCCACGATTACATTGTGAACGTCAAGCGCCGCATATAACCCTAGTAGTCGTTGCAAGGCTTCATTTTTGGCGTCATAATCCCCTAGCTTGACAGCGCTAGCAAGTTCTAAGCGTACGTTATCAATAGCCTTCAAGACTTCGATTTCATTTGTCAATTTGGTGCCCATAATTATCTCCTACCCAGTATTTGAATGCGTAACGCCGCTTGCATAGCTTCTTTCAATGTGGGAATCCAGGTAGTCATTTGAACATAACCGAAATTTGGATAGATCAAAACCCTATAACCCCTACCATCTGGCTCAATTACAGTCTTCATATTCGTTAGCTCCTATTCGTTCGTTATGTAGATAGGTATTGCATAGGGAATGCCAAAACACTAACCCGCAGTCATTGGGTTATTTAATAGGTTAATGAATAGGAGATGTTTAAGTATTAGCCAGTGTGTAGGGCGATATACAACTTATAGCTTTTCTCCAATGATATCAGTAATGAATGAAATCAATTGTGGGGAATAACCCCTAGCTTCCAAATCGTATTTGATATCCTCAATGACTAGGTTAACTTCTAAGTCATAGGCCAATGAGCTAGGCCTACCCTCGCACCGATAACACCGATCCTTATCAAAGTATCGTGCATAACCATTCATGGCACCATTACATTTAAAGCATGTAAAATTAAATCCCATACCATAACCCCTTTCAGTGATACACAATGTATGTCAATCCTTTCGAGTTACAGCTTTGACGCCTATTTTAATCAAGTCTTTATAAGTGGCATACAAGGATATGTTTAAACCCATTTCGACCGCCTGTTTTTTAGTAACTTTTAACCATTCTTTATGGGTTTTTAGTTGACATCCTATGGATACATTTTGAGGTGTTACGGTTATAGGGTAACTTTCACAATGAAATACATAGCAATGCTTCTGTAAAGACACCCGAGCATCCCCAGACACCCATGCATTCCCAGACACCCGAGTATTCCCATACACCTGAGCATTCCCAGACACCCGAGCATTCCCATACACCTGAGCATTCCCAGACACCTGAGCATTCCCAGACACCCATGCATTCCCAGACACCCATGCATTCCCATACACCTGAGCA